TGACCATACCATCAATGCCTGACGAACATACACATTACCCTGACCATCAGTGCAATACAAGTAGGGTGTTTGACCTACTAACTCTTTGATGGGAACTTTTCCAAACAACGTGTTTATTGGTGTGTTCCCGCCAAGGCAATCCAAGACACCCATCATTGCGCCCTTACGGATCTTGCCTTTTGCCTTCGTATTCACACTCTTGCGACCAGAACCAGCAGTGATTACGTCAGACACCTTATCAAAGATCTCCATGTACTTGACAGCACCGGGCGTCTCGACGCCAATACCATCAATGAAGGCACCACGCGGACGAAGGTAAGAGAAGTTTTCACCCCAACCACCTTCTGACTTAAGTGTATGTGCCTGAGCTCGAACATGTTCGAAGATGCCGTCGAGACTGTCTGGATCGTATTTCACTCGTGGGCCAGTGAAACAATTCATCAGAGTTGTGCCGCCCCACTGAGTGCCAGCGTTTGCATAGATCCGACCACCGCACGTTCCCTTGAAGTTTGATAGCAGATTGTAGAACTTCTCGGTCCACTCGAGCCGAAGATCCATCGTTTTTTCCATCGAAGCCGCTGCAGCCGCAACACGGAAGATTGTGTCGTTGATGGTTTCATCATTATGATCCTTATACGTACTTGCCCAAACCTCTTCAGAGAATGCATCCTCAAAAACTGTCGGGTTTTCGTTGATCAGTCGACATTTGAGGAGATAGAGGTAATCGTCTTCGGTTAGGTTATCGCGTGGAGGGGGGGTCAGGTGATGTGATTGAAAAATGCTAGCGCGTGTCGCTGTATTCTCTTGAACAGAGCTCGACATTTATTGTGCTCCTTGTTGTTCTTGTTAATGATGTTGTGGTCAACCGACATTTGATGCACAGGTATCTCACATCGGTTAAGGAAATCTAGTCCTACGAAACTCTTTGGATGGTCTTCGATATAATATACGTCTTTAATCCCTGCCTGGTAGAGGAGTTTTGCACATGAAAGACACGGAGCTAGAGTACAGAACAGCGTAGCGCCTTCACCGCTTTCTGTGCTTCTAGCTAGCTTCGCAATGGCATTCGCTTCCGCGTGGGAAAGCTCCGCATGCGTCTTGCCAGTTTCATCTTCGCAACAGTTCTCCCACCCCGGAGGCATACCATTGAAGCCGATAGAAATGATTCGATCGTTCTTGACGATCAAACAACCCACCTGTTTGTCCTTGCAGTATGATAGCTTCGCATACTCCAAAGCCGCTCTCATGTGGGCGTGAGCGTATCGTTCTTTCATAGGTTCGTCTTATTTACAGTCCGCTTATCAAGGTTTGGTTTTATGTGCGGAAATCACATTGTTTGCTATGATAGTTGAACATAGTTCGGGTTTCAACGGTTGACATTACCTGATTAGTCATTGTACTGTTTACCTCGTAAAGGGTGCACCCGTTCGGGTGTTTCGATCAATTCTCTGAGTCCTTAATCATGGCCGAATTGAACAAAGAAGCAAAAGACAAAGATATTCAACAGATCGTGCGATACCTGGTCACGACTTTCAACTCCGCAACATCGAAGATGGAACGCCCGTTCCGAACCAGTAAAGGCATTGCAAATCAACTGTACAAGTGGCAGACTGAGTTTGCATATCGATTGAATGATGTGATGCAAAGTCCACGGGCTCTACAACAAGCAAACATCGGCCGGTGTAACGAGTTCATCGACGAGGCCGTTCAAATTTTGAACCAACTCGAAGAGTCAAAAGAAGCGAAAAAGTAACCAAAAACACCCGCATAAATACCCTCTCTCGAGGGCGATTTATGCGTATTGAAGATGTGCTTGGTTATGATGAGGATATTCGCCGAGCGGCGAAGATACTCACGCAACAATGCTCACAGTTTCTGAAGGAAACTTGTGGTGTTCCTCTTCTGAAGTCACTGCCACCGTATCCGGACCTGCTCCAGAAGATCAAGGTTCGTCATAAACGCGAAGACACCGTTGCTGAGGCTTTCAACAAAGCGTTCAGCACAAACATTCGTCAACGAGCGATCTTCACTTACACCAAATCACCAGTAGTTGAAGGGTGTGAACCGTCGTACATATTCCCAATCAACGGGTATAAGTACCTTTACAGCCATGAGGTTCGTAATTCTTCTGTCGACTATCAAGATGTTTTGAACACGTTATTCGAGAACCTTAATGGAGACAAGGCTGTTGAGATTGTCACCGATCTTGTCAAATACACGTATGTAAGGGAAAATCTCATCGAGGGCATTCTATCAGAGAGTGAGATCATTTTCTACGGCATTCCGTACTTCTACGCGGTTCGAGTGCGCGGCTGTCCCGATTATCGCAAACTGCTAAATACTTAACGCTAAAGGAAAATCAATGACAGCTGTCAACTTATTCAAACTAATCAACGGTCAAGAGGTCATCGCAAAAATCAAGTCGCAAACTGACGAGTACTTCGATGTTCAAGATGTAAGAGAAATCGCTCCTGTGCCTGTGATGGGTCCGGATGGTAAACAAGGTTTCAAATTGACCTTAGCGCCATACATCTTCGCAACGAATGCCAATGAGAAGAACATGTTCATATACAAAGGCAGCATTGCTGGACGCGTATCCGAGCTTCCTGACAATCTCGAGAAGGAATACCTTTCGTCCGTGTCAGGCATCATGCTCGCCAAGGGAATGTAATGAGATCAGCGCGCGGTGAAATCGTTTACCAGTGTGACACATGCAGCCGAAAAGTGCGTGTTCCACTCAACATTTACAGTTTCGATGTTGTGCAGCGATGCATCATCACCGAGAACTGTCCCGGTAAACTTTTCCCCGTCAAAAACCTGAAAGAAATTAACGAAACCCCTGTTTTTCCTCCTGAAGTGCCAGGACTTGAAGACTGGTTTCAACGGAAGATCCTGTTCAACCACGTGCAGTCGATTGCAAATCAGGTATGGCTGATTCAACACAACCTCGGTTCGAAACCTCTTGTTCAAGTTTTGATCGACCGTCAAATTTCCAACGACGAATTCACACAAGTTGAGCTTGCTCCAGACGAATTCGAAGTGATCACAATCGACTTAAACACAGTACAGGTCGTTCTTTTTAGAGCCGAAAGTGGTATCGCTCAGTGCATTGGTACGGCTTCATTAAACCTGATTAACCCACAAGTTATCACAACAGTTACGCTGTCTGACATACAGTTGACTGGCGATGCTGAGCTGACTATTGCAACGAGCGATCCAAGCACATTGATTTCTGTCACAATCGTCTTCAAGGGCAACAATCCTGACACAGTTGTATCATACGTCGGTGTTGACAACGCTCCTTCGATTGACTCACCATGGGTGGGAGCGAACATAGTCCACATCGCTGGAAAGAACTACACGGTGCGAAGCTTCAACATTCTGACCAATCTACCAGCTGCTGCATACTTCTCGAACGGATTGATCAACGATGGCTCTCAAATCTTCTTCACAGGATTCAGTTCAGAGATCAACCAAAACTTCATTCTGTTAGGACGTCCACCGTTCAGTGCTGTTGATCGAATCACCGATCAAGTGATTGACATTGCAACAATTGATCCAGTCGCTCCGGCCACATATTACAACCGCGGAGAGATGTTTGCTAACCCTGCTGCAATTAGGTCAATATACCCTCCTGTGATCGTCGTTGCCTAAACAACACAAAAGCCTTATACTCGGCAACAATAACAACAAGGAAGCAACATGAACGATCAAGCTGAAAAGCAACAGCTTTTGCTTGAATATTTGCTATCGTCGCCTGATGCGTATGCGATATGCAAAGCTATCATCAAGCCCGAATACTTCAATCCTGAGTTTCGCAAGACAATCCAATTCGTTGACAAGTACTATGATGAATTTAGTGGACTACCCACTCCGGCTCAAGTTTACGCGGAAACCAAACTCGGGTTGGAATGCCGTCAAGTAACTCCTCAGATGCTGAAATGGACACTCCAAGAGACGGAAGCGTTCTGTAAACAGCGAGCAGTTATGTCAAAAGTCTATGCCGCACCCGAGCTAGCGAAACAAGGCAAGTACGAAGAGATTCTTCAAGGACTAAAAGAAGCGATTCTTCTTTCACTCACCCGCAATCTCGGTGTTGATTACTTTCACGATCCTCTCGCTCGTCTCGAGGAACTGGTTCGGCAGCCACTTCGAACACCAATGGGATTTACACCCCTTGACGATTTGATGAACGGAGGATTGGCCCGTAGTGAGACGATCATGTTCTGTGCTAACTCAGGCGTTGGTAAGTCAATCACACTCGCGAATTTAGCGTACAACTTCGTTCACCGTGGCTTCAACGTTGTGTACATCTCGCTTGAATTGTCTGAGAATTTGATCTCACAACGATTCGATATCATGTATTCCGGTATTCCAACATTCCTCGTGAACAAGGAATATCAAACGATTGCAGCAAAAATTCATGAAGTGTCAGCAGGTGTCAAACTAGGCAACTTGAAAATCAAGTACATGCCTAGTGATACCAACGCCAATGAGATTCGAGCATATTTGAAAGAGTACCAGTTACAGTACGGATTTGCCCCTGATGTGATCATCGTCGATTATCTTGACAAAATGGGTACGAATCAGAAAATGGGCTATGAAAATATCTGGCTTCGAGACAAATACGCAGCAGAACAACTTGATGATTTGGGGAAAGAATACAATGCTTTCGTCGCGACTGCTTCCCAGCTAAATAGAGGTGCGATTGAGGCAGAAGAACTCAACCAAGGGCACACGGCTGGAGGCATCAGCAAGGTGAACACGGTCGACTGGCAGTGGGCAATTGTGATGACTGGAGCAATGAAAGCCGAAGGTGTCATGATGTTCACATGTTTGAAATCTCGTAGTAGCGACGCTGTCGGTAAAACAGTTAATATGAGATGGGATAACAAACACCTGCGGATTCTTGATCCAGAAAAAGAGGAAGAAGAGGACGTCCTGATTGCTCCGGGTATTGCTCGGTCAACGATCAAAGGATTGCCACAGAAAAGCAAAAAGTCAATACTTGATATTATAGGAGACTAACAATGCCAAAAGTACAAACAACAGAAACACTTAACATCGACGGCCAGCTTTACGCAGCAGCAAAGATGAGCCCGAACATTCAGCAGCTGATTGCAATGTTCGACGAATGGCGCCAAAAAGAAGTTGATGCACAATCGGAACTTCTGATGGTTCGCTCTGCTCTTCGCGACCTACAACGCGAAATGTACAACACAATTGTTGCTGAACGCGATGCTGCAATGAAGGCAGCCGCAGCATTTGCGCCGGCCCCTGTGCCTGCTCCAGCAAACGAGGACAGTGATGTCGAAGGCGAATAAGTTCGACGAAGCGGAAATCTATGACGTTCGATATGAAAGTTTGAAGGGGGAAGTGTCTCAACGGACGATTATTCCGATCATCGTTCCCCCTACAAACATCAAAGCTCTCGATGTGTCTGAACGCACCGCTCAAGAACAGGTTCTGCTGCGCAACTTGTGGGCTGCCTATGCAGACTACCGTGACCAATTCTCCGAACAAATGTTCGATTTTGAGACATGGTTGGATCACACCGGCCAAAGGCCTGATTTTGAGCTGAAATACCGTACATTCGTTCCTGAGAATCTGCAGACCATTGAGTAAACGGCTTTTTCTCTGAGCTGGTCATAAATAATGCACACAGTTCTAAAAGGGAAGCTACCTATGGATTTGCTCAAAAAACTCGAGGAAGAAGCTGCAGGGGGCGCAGTTGGAGCAGGGGCGGTTGCCGTTTATTCCATGCCTCTTTTCGCTATGGCCATCAAGTCGAAAAAGCCGAAGAAAAAGAAGGTCAAGAAGCGCATGGGTCTTCATGAGGCGTTCCTAAGACTTAACGAGATTGAAAATGGACACGGCGATCCTAGCATGTCTCATCCTCAATTCGACCAAACAGAAGTCATTTCAAAACTCAAAGCACTTGAGAAAAAGGACAAGATCGATAAGGGTTCCGCTACAACATTCGGACTCGAAGACGACAAGGGTAACCTTGTCCGTGTCACCGTTCAAGCTGATCAGGCAGATGAGTTCGAAAATGCGCTCAGTGCATTTCTTGCAAGTGAAGAAGAGCACGACGAACGTGTTCCAGAAGTTGCTGAAGTGTTGTTTCGTCTCCGTGACCGGTTCAACATTCTCGACGTAACGTGGCCAGAAGTTGAAGAGGATCAGGAAGAAGGACAGCAAGTTGCAGGTCAGGAAGGACAAGCAGGCCAGGAAGATCCAAATGCTCAGCCAGGCCAAGACGTTAGCGCTGACCTTGGTGCAGATGCAGGAATGGAAGCCCCAGCTGGAACTGATGACGTTCAGTCACTGCTCACTCAGGTAATTGACATGATGCGTGCAGACGCAGACGCTCGTAAAGCAGAAGCCGTTGCGCGCCAAAAGGAAGCTGAAGCAAAGGGCCACGTAGCGAGCGTTCATGGCGCCACAGCACGCGTCAAGCAAGAAGAACAGCTTCTTGACATGGAAGACTACTTCAAGAAAAAGCAAGAAGAAAAAAAAGAATCAAAGACACTGGCAAAGTTGGCACAGTGGAAGCGTGAAACAGCTGGCGAGCAAAACGCTATTCCTGATGAAGGTGCGGATCTGGGAGCAAAACAAGAAGAGGAAGAACTTGGTCGTAAGAACCTTCGCTTCCGTAGTCGAGTTCCGGCCTCTCACTTGGCAAACTTCATCCTCAAAAGGATCAAGTAATGGATTCATTCAAGCAGTATCTTGACCAACTGAATGAGTTGGCAGCATCAGCAGCAGCCGCAAAAGCCGCTGAAATCGACACAATGATTGCTGCCATCGACAACAAGATTCAACAGTTGACCAATCCGCTTAATAAGCAGAAGATGGGCCTTCAACGTCAAAAACAAGTGCTCCTCCCTCAAATCGAGAAAGAACGACAAGAGGCAGAACAACAACAGGGCCAACCGATGAAGCCATCAAGCAATGCAACGACTACCCCTGGCAGTTCCGGAGCTCAAACTCCTGGACAGAGCTAATGTTCATTCACAAATCCGTAACACCCACTGAAACCAAAGTTCAAAATACACCAAAGGGTCGCTTTTACACGACGCCATCCGGCAAAATCTATCCTTCGATCACCAATCTACTTGGGGTGAAAGAAAGGCCATGGCTGATCGATTGGCGAACTTCTCTTGGTGAAATTGCTGCTGATAAGGAAACAAAGCGAGCTGCTGATAGAGGAACTGCTGTCCATTTGATGGCGGAACGTCTGCTTAATAATCACCCAAATCCAACCGAGGGACAAACAGCAACTGACGCTGCAGAATTTAACTCACTGCGATTGTTGTTAAAAAAGGTAAACAACATCTATGCTCAAGAGCTACCATTGTACAGTGATACGTTGAAGATCGCAGGTCGTGTTGACTGTGTTGCAGAATGGGAAGGACGTCTTGCAGTTGTTGATGTCAAAACGTCGACAAACGACAAGTACACACAAATGATTGAGGACTACTACCTTCAAACAACGGCGTATGCCTTGATGTTTGAGGAGCTATACAACATCCAAATCGACGATGTTGTCATTGTTATGTCGGTCGAAAAGGGAATTGTACCACTCGTTTTCAAAGCGCAGGTTGAGGCGTGGATTTGCCCACTGATCGAGCGTATAAATACGTACTATTCCAGCAGAAAATAGGGGCACACCCATGAAGCACGAAGCTGACATGACAAGCGAAGAGGCAATGAATTATGCCATTGACCGCATTAAGATGGCCATTGACGATCTTGATCGTGAAACCGTATTCGCTGTCTATGTAAGAATGTTTGGTCAAGATGGTATCACCACTCAAATGATGCAAGAAAGTCATGAGGGCAACCACATTTTGGGTGATACAACAAAAGTGGTGTTCACAAATCTCGGTGGTGGTGCCACGGTTGACGCGAAAGTTGACAGCGGAGCTACAACATCTTCGCTGCACGTTGACAAGATTGATGTCCATGGCAACCAAGTTTCGTTTGTTTCAAGCGCTCTTGGTGGACGTCGTTTCACTATGGACCTTGTAGGCAACCAACAAGTACATTCCGCTGATGGTGGGGTGAGCAATCGACCTGTGATCAAGTGCGATATTGAGGTTAACGGCAAACCATTACAAGGCATCATGTTCAATCTCAACGATCGCTCAAACATGGACACTCCCGTTTTGTGTGGGCAGAATGTTTTGAAAGCTGGTGATTTCGTTATTGACGTTCAAAAAGGTCAAACCGAATCTGTTCCGGAAAACGCAATTATCAAGAAAGAGATCGACGACAAAGCGATTGTAGAAGCAATTGAAACGCTTGCTAACTCCGGCATGACACTTGCTGAACTTTTCACACACATGCGAACAGTAGTTGTTCGCAACTTGAAAGATGAATAAGTCCCCATTTTACGTCGTAGAAGAGTTCTTGTCACCACACCTTGCAGATGTTGTTCTCGACTACATAAGTTTCACTGTTCCTGATACAGACAAAGAGGGACATGAAGTTAAGACACGTAAACCATCCGAAAAGGCCGAAGGTATCGTTTACGAACGTCTTCTGACTCTTCTCCCTGAAATCCAAGCTCACTACAACATCGTGTATCGTGGAACTGAGTCAATGGAGTTTGAATGGATTCCGGCAGGCGCTAAAACCGACTTCATGTGTGGCAATAGCAAGTATATACGCGGCAAATGGCTCCGTGTCGCAAATCGCGATCTTACAGGCGTCGTTTTCTTGTGCGACTACCAAGAAAAGGTACCGTTCGAACAAGAATATGACGTGTACGGTGGAAAGCTTGAATTTCCACAGCATAATTTTGGATTCAATCCACAACGAGGAACGTTAGTGTTGTTCCCCGCAGATCCACACTTCATCAATATCACAACACAAATCCTTGCCGGGGATTTGTTCCAAATCCGCTTCCACCTAGCGGCAGATCGTCCTTACTTGTACAACCCAAAGAACTTTCCTGGCAATTATCAAACTTGGTTTTCTCCATATCTAACAAAGCGTTAATACATTTGCTGTTGCAATGAGCAACAAACGTAAGGTAAGGTTGTTCCAGCTTAACACGCTATGGGGCTTTCATTCACTCTGAAAAGGAGGAACGCATGAAGATAGCAATATGCCTCGCCGTGATGCTTATGATTCTTTCATCGTTCATCACTGCACCTTGCACGGCTCAGATGAACTACGAAGGAGCTGTTACCGTTTCAAGAAACGGCAAGTCCTTCACATTTTCAAGCATCGCGGTTCAAAATCTAAAAGTGTTGCGAGAAGTTGCAGTGGATATGGGCGCAGACGTTCACATTCCAACTCTTCAAGCAATCATGATGACTGAAACACATGCAGGAACCGGTGGGTCAATTGGATTGCCGCGCGCGCACCCAACTCGTAGATCATACGGTTGGATGCAGTTAACGATTCCAACAGCAAGAGTGCTGTTCCGAGACCTCGCCGACTTGCGGATGAAGTATTTTGGCGAGCGGGTTCTGAAATCTGTGAAAGACGCAGAAATCAAGAAACTGCTTCTAACAGACTGTCGGCTCAACGTCCGTCTTGGGATTCTGTTGTACGTTCAATATCTCGATATGGTCAAGAAGGAATGGGCGCGAGCTGTTGCTGGATATAACATGGGTATCGGCAATGCCTTGAAGCGAGCTCACGCGCCAAAGAGCGTTTATGTTGTCAAGGTTCGGAACTGGATACCTTTGGTAACTGCAATGACTGAAGAGGTTACGAAAGCGGAACAAATTGTTCTGGTTGCCTATTCGTCAACCTTGCCGGAAAATTGGCTGGGCATAAAAGGTACTTTACAAGGAGAACAAGATGGCCAAAAAGAGCAAAAAGCAGCCGAAACCTTCACAAGAGCAGAGTGTTACAAAAGTTGTCAATGACACCGACGAACGTCGCAAATTTAAGACAACGCTTGCAACGCTGACGCACTACATGCAACAGATTGATGATGCAAGAGAGGCGATCAAGGAGACTATTGCTGATTTGTCAGGTGCAACTGGAATCGACAAAAAACAAATCAAGAAGCTAGCTACAACGATGTATAAGCATAACTATGCAACGTTGCAGGAAGAGAACAGACACTTCGAAGCGCTGTACGAAACACTCGTCGAAGGACGTTTGACGCAAACAGACGACGAAGACCAAGAGAAACTCGCCGCATAAAGTGAGAGCCGCTCGAAAAGCGGCTCTCTTCCTTTTCCAAATTAGAACTCTGAGTATGTCAGAACAATTGCGTTGATCGTTGCATCAGCCGCACCGGCACCGGTACCACCGCCATTATTCGCTGCACGCACAGTGATCGTGTTTGCACCACTCACATAACCGTTGTAAGTGAAACCTGCAGGAACTGTCGATGGAAGACCAAGTACGACAGGGTCGCCAACAACCGCACCGGTAACGGTAATCGTGTTTGTGCTGTCTCCAACCGCGCCGTCCACAATCGCACCAAACGTCACACTTTGTGTGCCTTTGAATGCAGCAACGTTAAATGTGCGTGATGTTGTGATATCGCCACCGCCTGTCAGACCGACACCAGCCGTGAGGCCGACACCAGAGTGATCAACGTGCTCATTTGCAACAAAGTTCATCAACGCGTCGTGATCGACGCCAGCTGGAAGAACGTTAGCTTCAATTGTGGCTGGACCATCAGTGTACACCAGCTCAACACTTGCTGTATCTGTCAATGTTGTGCCGACCGCATCTTGAGCTGCTTCTGCGAAGTCGGTAACTTGGGAAGAAGTAATCGCAACCGCAACAGATGCTGCGGTTGTCAAACGACCCTGAAGATCGACTGAAAACGTTGCAATATTAGCAGCATCACCGTAAGAGGCAGTAATAACACCTGTTGCTGGTAAGTCGACATTTGGATTAGCTGCAACTCCGTTACCGTTCGTTACAGTAATTGTGCCACCGGTAGATGTTAAAGTGCGTGTTGCAACTGTACCAGCACCGGTGCGTGCCACAAGGCCTGTCGTTGCAAGGGCTGCTACTGCATCAAGATCTGCATCCCACGCTTGAACTGTCACACCAATCGAAGCCGCCGTTAGAGCAGTCATCGGGCCCGGAGGACCACCAAATGTTGCCACAGGAGCACCTGCTACCATCATTGTCATGACGCCCGGAGGACCAAACGAAACACCTGTCGTTGGATCTGCTGTTGACCACAATGCCATGCCTGGTGTTGATGCGTAGCCACTAAATGTTGTGATACCACCAGCATCAATACGAACTTTTTGAGCGCCAGCAATTGCAAAGCTAACTTCACCAGCGCCACTGTCGTACATGCCTTTTGTTGCATCACTTACAAATGTGTATGCTGGAAGAAGGGCCGTACCTGCTGCCAGAGCAATCGTAGCACGATTAACCCACAATGCGCCATTGTATTGAAGGACGTTATTCGCTACAGGTGCTGTGATTGTTACATCCGTTAGGTCTGTCAATGCAAGGTTTTCTGATGTAAGGATTGGGAACGCCGATCCAACAACACCAACAAGCCACTGATCTGTACTCTCATCCCATTCAAGAATGGCATTTGGAGGACCACCACGATCGACTTGTAGACCAGAGCTGGCAGGGTCGAATTGTACAAGAGAAATTGGCTGATCAACACCGTTGTCAACAGTTACAGTTCCTGTGAACGTTGCGCCTGTTAGGTTTGCCTTCAAAGCAAGCCCTGCTGCCAATTCTGCATCTGTTGCCAGTGCACTAAGGGCGATACCACCATCAGCAAGTGCCGTACCGGCACCGGCAACAGTCACAACATTACCGTTTACGCCAACAAAATCGTCAAGTTTTGTTGCAATCGCAGCAGCAACTTCCGCATCAGTTGCAAGACCTGTCAATGGTGTGCCACTGTCAATTAGAGCACCACCAGCCGTGAGTGTTGGAACATTGCCAACAGTTGCACCACCAACAAGTGGAATGAATGAACCAGCAACAGCTGCGATATCAACGAAACCTATACCGTCATTTGTAAATTGCCACGTGTCTGTTGCTTCATTCCAACGGATGGAAACATCTAGAGAAGCACCTCGATCGACAGAAAACAAAGCATTTGCAGGGCCGGCAGCTCCCTTGTTCATGTAAAACTGTGAATTTGGTGTACCGTCAACATCGGCCTTCAATGCAAGAGCGTTGTTCATATCCGTAAAAGTTGGATAATTAACGAGGGCCGCAGTTGGATCTGCAACAACACGATTCAGTGGACGAACGTCATTGATCAACCCCGATGTGATCTGTGTTGTTGATGAAGACATATAAACCGCAGCCAAGGGCAAGTTGCCTGTTGGTGGTGCAGGGATCGAAGGAGCTGCAGCGGTCGTACCATGTGTCAGAACCACGGAAGCAGAGCTACTCAGAGAAACTAATGTCCAGCGATTGAGAGACCCTGGTGCCGGAATGGAGGGAGAATTACCACCTGGAAATTCTACAACTTCGTCATCAGCATTCCAAAAAGACCCGGCTCGGATCCTAACTGTCAAGTTTGGAATGTCTTGTGCAGTAACAGATAACGGCGCAAAGTTAGCACCAATTTCCTTGTCTGCTTCACCTTTGAGTGGAACAGAGTTTGACATAGGGTTTCTCCTTGAAAAGTCGCAATTATGTCGAGTGGGTGTATTTATTCGAAAGGGGCGGAATGTTGATGTTTTGCGAAGAGTCGGGTATAATCGGCGCCTTCTAGGAGTAGTGGATGAGCTATATTTCGGCAGCAACAATAGAAGACGACGTCATTGTGTGGGAGCGTGATGAGAACGGACAGAGAATCGAAACAGTTTACACAGCTCCTTACCTGTTCTACTACAACGATCCCAAGGGAAAACACGAAACAATCTACGGCGATAAAGTCTCTCGTGTAATTTGCACAAGCAAGCGTGACTTTGAAGATAAGGTTGGTCTCTATAAAGGCCGAGGACATACAGTTTATGAGACAGACATCGAGCCTCACTTCCGTGTGTTATCAACGGACTACTACAACAAACCTGCACCTAAACTTAACGTAACATTTTACGATATTGAAGTCGACTACGATCCAGCGTTAGGCTTTGCAGGGGTCGAAAATCCTTACGCAAAAATCAACTCAATGTCGCTATTCCATAAATGGTCACAGGAGCTAATCGTACTAGCTGTTCCTCCGGAGTCTGGATGGACGGAAGAACGGCTAATCGAAGAGATGACCAAGCAGGTTCCTGATGCACCGATCCCGAAAGAATACAAACTCACAATTATTCTTTGCAAAGAAGAGACGGAACTGCTCCTGAATTTTCTCGACCAGATAGAGGATTCAGACGTGTTGTGTGGATGGAACAGCTCAATGTTCGATTCACCATACACAGCAAAGCGACTTGAAAATCGCCTGGGCAAACGTTACATGGCGAAGATGGATTTCAATGGAACACGACTTCCTTGGTTTAGAAAGGTTCCATCTCGAAAGATTCGCAACCGTGACGGTACACCAAAGATCATCGGAACAACGCTTGAAACGGCTGGTCGGATCATGGCTGACTACATGGAGTTGTATAAGAAATACGAAGCGGGAGAACGAGCTTCGTTTAAGTTGGCTGCTATTGAGCAGGAGGTCGGTTTGAATCTTCCGAAACTCGAATACAAAGGAACCTTGCACAACCTCTACCGAAACAACTTTGCATTCTTCATTCGATACAACATTCGAGACACCGAAATCCTTCACGGATTCGAACGTGTGCTTGGCTACGTTGAACTTGCAAACCAAATGTACCACTTGTCAACGGGTGTGTTCAAACATGTGACAGGAACGCTGAAGCTCGTAGAAGCATCAATTCTTAACTATTGCCATCATGTTGTGAATAAGGTAGTTCCGAATAGCGTCTCACCAGAAAACGATCGCCAAATTGATGGAGCTTTAGTCTTGTTCCCACAGATTTCCCTCCAAGAATTCACAGGCTCGATTGACATCAACTCTCTGTATCCAACAGCAATCCGCTCAATCAATATTTCCCCGGAAACACTCAAAGGCCAGTTTGATGAGTTCAATCGCGCTGTTGAAGAAATTCGCATGCGCTCGTTTGCAACACTCACACTTCGACTTGAAACTGGTGAAGTGTTAACAAAAGAAGCTTCCGAATGGCGTGAGTGGCTTAAAGAACGGATGTGGTCTGTGTCTGGCTACGGGACTGTGTTTGATCAAAACCAACAAGGAATTGTTCCGTCTATTCTTGCAGACTGGTACAAGCAACGTAAAGAGTATCAGAAACTGATGAACGAAGCTCTTACACAAGGCGAGAAAGAAAAGGCTGACTACTATGATCGTTTACAGTATGTGTACAAGATTAAGCTAAACTCAGCCTATGGAGCTCTGACAAACATCAACTTCCGTTTCTTTGACTTGCGGTTAGGGGAGAGTGTGACAGCTACAGGTCGAATGATTCTCCGACATCAGTGTCGGAAGGTCGCTGAGTTCCTCGATGGAGAGTACGACGTCGACTTTCCACAATATGAGACAATCAAAGATTGTAACGAGGCGAACAACAAAAAAGGTGTCCCACACGAACTTGCCTTGAATGGTCCAAAATTCAATGGTAACTTTATGTGCGAATCGGTAATTTACGGAGATACGGACAGCACATACTTTAAGACACACGCAACAAACGTTGTAGATGCAGTGAAAATTGCCGATCGGGTTGCACTTGAGGTCAACAACTCGTACAAACCGTTTGTACAAGAGGTGTTTTTGTGTAATCCAGGCTTCGATGATCTCGTTAAGTGTGGTCGAGAAATTGTGACTGATAAAGGAATTTTTGTTGACAAAAAGCGTTACATTCTTCATGTTGTTGACAAAGAGGGTAAACCATCGGATAGTATGAAAGTCATGGGTCTTGATACCAAGAAGACCACGCTACCAAAGCACGTGGCCGACGAATTGAATAAATACGTCGGGATGTTCCTAAAAGGAATGCCTTGGGAACAAGTAGCAGAATTGATAGTCAACTATAAGGATACTCTTCGCAGTCAAGCTAAAGAAGAGATTCAGTTGATTGGATTACCGAAAGGGATCCAGGAAGTAGAAGACTATCAACAGCAGTACAAGCGGTTGGGTGATCAAGTTCGATTACCTGGCCACGTGGCTGCAGCAATTCACTACAATTTGCTGTTGAAACATTTCGATGATCGTGAGAGTATGCCGATCATGTCGGGTATGAAGATCAAAGTCTTCTATCTGACACAGATGAACGGCAAGTTCAAAAGTATTGCTTTGCCAACTGACATCGAAGTTGTTCCACAGTGGTTTTTTGACAACTTTGAAGTAGACATAGATGCGCATATTGAGAGGTTGGTTGACAATCCGATGCAGAACATTCTAAAAGCAATCGGAAAGCGAACACCAACTCGACACGACTTGATGGTTGAAGACGTTTTTGGCTTCTAGGAGTTTACGATGAAGTGGTATGAACTGCTCATGATTGCAGTTTTAGGCGTGTTCCTTAACACGAACGGGTACGCCTTCGAAACCGAGGCTGTGCAAGAGGTGGAAATTTCGACGGTCGTGCAACCTCCACATCTTGAAAGGATCACCGTTGAGACGCAGGTCGTTCCTTTCAAGATCAATGCCAAATACGCACTTGTAATCGATCAAACAACAGGCGAAATCCTTTACGCAAAGGGCGCGGACACAATTGTCCCAATTGCTTCAATCACCAAGCTGATGACTGCTGTTGTGACGCTTGATGCTAGTCTCGATCTTGAAGAAACGATCCAAATCTCACAGGAGGAAGTTAATGCGACAATGCTTCGCGGTCGGGTAACAAGCAAATCGTTGCCGATGGGTGCGACATTGTCCCGCGCTGAGCTTCTCCATGTTACGTTGATGAATTCTCAGAACCGTGCAGCCGTGGCACTGGCTCGAACCTACCCAGGCGGTACAGAAGCGTTCGTTGCCGCTATGAACCGCAAAGCTGAGATGCTCGGGATGAAAGATACCAACTTCACAGATCCAGCTGGCCTGTACAATACAAACGTGTCCTCAGCAATTGATTTAGTAATCCTCCTCAGACATGCTGAGGATTATGTTTTGATTCGTGACTTCAGCACATCAGAATCGTTTGCGCTATCGATGTACTCAAAAAAGAAAAGGCGTCCACACCTTGTGAAGTTCGGAACAACAAACCGACTTGTTCGCAACGATAGCTGGGATATCGTTGTTCAAAAGACTGGTTATATTCGCGATGCTGGTCACTGCGTTGCCATGACGGCAAGAACTGTCACAAACACCATTTCGATCATCCTGTTGAACACAACGAACAACACTGCGCGCGCCAATGATGCGATTCGAATCAAACACTACATCGAGACAGGTGAAATTCTTCAACCAATGAAGGCAAAACGCAAAAAACGTCGAGCATGAAGACACTTTACACATCCTATTACGCACGGTCTGGCAAGCGACCAGGCGCAATCTCGATCAGTGCCAAAGCCCCATTCTTCTACAAGGGTGCTGCTCGCATTGACCTTGCTCCGTCATGGGAACTACTTCGTGCCTACAAAGACGGAACGGTCGATGCATATGGTTACACGGAATGGTTCGGACGCTTGTTAAAGGAACGAAACCTAACTCCAAAGGCGGTGATCGATAGTCTTCCAGAACACTCAATCATGTTGTGTTACGAAAAGGTTGGTGACTTTTGTCATCGTCACATTGTCGCTGTTTGGTTGAATCAATCCGGGTTGGCGCAGGTTTATGAGCTGGAAAAAGATGGGTCATCGATGCAATCGCCCACAAGTATCGATGATCTTATTCACTTGTTGGCCGTTGATGTGAAGGAGGAAACATCAGACAATACCTGATTGAACAATAAAGGAGTTCAAATGAAACTCTCCCCCCAAGACCTAGCCTACATTCTCAACGTCGTCCAGACGGCCGCACTGGTTAAGATCGACAAGATCATTATCGAACCAGGCAAGATTCGCGGTGCAGATGAAGATCGTTCCATTGTAATGTTCCAAACTGACAACGTTCCAGCATTTGAGTTCGGTTCAATCGGCTTAAACCGCATCGATGTGTTACAATCTCGATACGATATCGCTAAGAGCTGTGATAATGTTGAGGTAGAAGTGATTCCGGCTGGTGATTTTGCACTCGCATTAGTTTTCAAAGGCAAGGAGTCAAGTTAGATTACCGAGCCGCAAATCCAGCAACACTACACGACTCTACTCCCAAGCAAATGAACGATCCCGCCAAGTACCGTATCCAAATGTCAGCGGACGCAGTATTGAAAATGGTTCGTGGAGCTTCGGCCATGAAGACCGACGACGTTCAATTTGTTAGCGACGGCAATGGAGTGGTGTTCAATATGGAAGATGTTGTGAACCGTGACATGTTCACATGTGAGTTTGCACAAAAGACAGATGTAGCGAGCCTCGATGGTTCCCCCATCAAATTCTCGTATACATACCCGATCAAGAACCTCTTGGTTCTGTTGAAGCAGAACCCGGAAGGATACATTTATCTGACAGAACGAAAAGGGATTCTAAAGGTTGTTGTCAACCAACTCGATCTGTACATCCCACCAAGGACATAATATGTGGCCACTTAAAAAGCCAAGCCGACCAACGATTGAAGAGCAACTTGCGACTATTGGCAATCGCCTCGACGCTCAAGACGCGGAAAAACAACGATTGGAACGCGAGAAGGAAACACTTGAGCGAAAGAATAAGGAACTGTTGCAATCAATTGAAGAACTACGAGCAACGGTTACGCTCTTGGCAGAAGAAACAAACAAACGCAAAGCTCGTTATGAAGCAAAAGAACCGTGGATCGAGATTGCAAGTGATGGGTTTGATGAAGTCAAGGGAATTGCACTTGGCCTAGATTGGAACGATGCAATGATCCAGTACCTGAAAGACAATGGTATCACTGGGTCAAGTGACGAGGACGTGATGCGTAAGTACATTGCATTCCTGTACGAAGACCTAGTAGGAAAACTTGAAGCAGCCGTCACGGAACAATCAAGCTCTAAAGGCAAGATTGCAGATTTCGAATGATGAAATATCTTGTGTTTGACATCTCGAACATGCTGTATCGGACGTTCTTCGCCCACAAAGACCAATCAGATACAACAATCGCTGGTCTTGCAACACACTCTGCATTGATGACACTCAACAAGTACTTCCGACAGTACAAGCCGGATCGTGTCGTTATGGCGTTTGATCACTCAAGCTGGCGGAAAGATTACACAGCAAGTGAATTGTGCATTTCTCAGAAACCGTATAAGGGCAATCGGCGCAAGGACATGTCGCCTGCTCAGCAGGCAAAATACGAGCGGTTCTGCGGCCACCTGAAAGAGTTTGAGTCATTGATTACAAACCACTCAACGATCATTTCTCTCGCTGGTGAGAAACTCGAAGCCGACGACCTGATTGCAGGATTTTGTGAAGCACACCAGAACGATGATATCACACTAATCAGTAGTGATAGTGACATGCTTCAACTCCTACGCTTCCAGAATGTTAAGATCGTTTCACCGGCAACAGACAAGGAAGTAACGTTGGAAGAATATAACCACGATCCGAAGTACTATCTGTTTGTCAAGTGCATGCGTGGTGATTCAACTGACTACATTCAATCTGCACTGCCACGGGTTCAATCAAAGCGACTCGAAAAGGCGTACAAGGATCCTTTCGAGCGGGTTCAGCTGATGCAAGAGTTCTGGATCGACCCGAAAACAAAGACAGAGTTTAAGGTGCAGGATCTCTACGAAGAAAACATCATGCTAATCGATTTAACACAGCAACCCGATCCAGTTCGCCGCCGAATTTTTGCTGTTGTTGACGAAGCTGTGAAGAAAGAGCGAAAGTATTCGCACTTCCATCTGATGCGATACTTGGGTAAGTATGAGCTTGAAGTGATTGCAAAACAGTTGGATACCTTTCTACCACTGTTGAGCCAATGAGAGTTTTCGTTTATCGCAATCTAAATCGTCCAAATGCTTGTTGGTATTCAATCAAGGCACTTGAAGGACCTTACAAAGGCTGGGTCGTCGGATATGCACAGGAGTTATTGCTCTGTGATGTTAGATTCCGGGTGTCCGAGGCAGGCAGACAGCGTGTTCTTTCACAGCGACGACGCAACGTTCATGCTGGAATTGTTGGTAACGTTGTTCGTGTAGGTTCGGAATACGAAAAACGTTACGTGTACGATGATCACCTTTGTAACACGACGTTCGATTTTGACTGGAAAACATTTCACAAGCAATATGGTGTACCAGTGACATATAATCCATACCGCATGGGTTCGTTTGTGGAACGAAAGACCAACAATCCAGTTTACGAAGCAAATTACGCTAGCCTGATTGGTTCCGACGTTCGATGTTTCAACGTCGAGTACGTTGCCGAACCAAGCCTACTCGCCCCAATGTTCTCGTTACGACTCTCTGTGCCCGTTGTACAATCCTTCGAAGTCCGCAGTTAACGCACCTTGTCATTTCTTCGCCTCCGGTGGTAGTGCAGCATCAAGATCTGCCTCATCCACACCAACCGTTGGTGGAGTAGGACGCAATGGCCTCTGAACTGACTGAAGTCGTTGATAGCCAGTTGGCTCATAGCCTCCATTTCCGTTACCGTTTCCATTGTTGCTGTTGAAACCACCGTAACGCGCGGAGACAAACTTGCTCCAAGCTTCAATTGCACCTACATATGCCAAGTAGATCATCAGATAATCCGGCGTCATCTTTTCCTGCAATGTCAGTTTGACAATCAGCCACGTACCAACGATCCCGCCAATCAGTTGTAGTAACTTCGTCAAACTAACAAAGTTCGTTCCTTTCATCGTGATCAGGTCGGTCCAGACTAGATTCTTTTGGCGATTCGCTTTGTAGAGCAAGTAGAAGAAAAACAAGCCCAAAAACAGAATGAACGCCCCGTACATATCGAGGTTGATTACTGGTAGCATGTCAACGACTTTTTCTAACATTTGGGGTCTCCTTATGATGTGCATATTTAGGGTGTGTCGTGGGGTGTTCCTATTGGAGAAAAATACCTAAATACTCATGGAAAGACATAGAGTGGTATACAGGGCATTATCGACTATGTGTAAAGGAGCGTATTCATGCCACCAGTTGTACGTTTAGGTGATGTCTGCACGGGTCATGGTTGTTGGCCACCACGTCCAAATGACCAAGGATCGCCCAATGTGTTTGCAAATGGAATTCCAGCCCACCGGCTGGGTGATCACTGGTCAACACACTGCTGTCCAAGCCTTCCGGAATGTCATGACAGTAACCTCGCAGGAGGAAGTCCAAACGTGTTCGTAAACGGAATTCCATGGGGTCGTATTGGTGATGCAGTAGCATGTGGATCCGCATGTGCCCAGGGTAGTCCAAACGTGTTTGCAAACTGAGATAGTTTATGCCAGCAACTCCGATTCAAATTACTGCATTCCAAGAACTGTCCCGTGGCGGAGGTTTCTTTAACCCTATCGGTGGTTTCTACAATCCGCCAACGAATCCCGGCGTTCTTGCACCACTGTTAAGCACAGCACTGTTCACGTTTTTTGACACGATTCTATCACAAATTACCGCAGCTTCACCGTTTCTAAGCAGTCCTGCACCATGTCCAAATCCATTCCCCCCTCCGACTTGCGCCACAGTAACGGCATATCCTTCGGTGTTGGCAGGACAGCTTCAGGCAGCGATGCCAGAATACTATAACGCTTGGTATTCGATCAAAGGACGCCAAGAATCACCGAAAGAAGACCCATTATTTGCGCTTACAAAAATCCCAGGTGTGTCATCTGGATCAACAGCTGGTAGTCTTATGGAACATAGCGACAAATACTTTGGCCATCGACGTACGCCACTCCCAGGATTTTCAACCGGTGCGTGTAATTACTACAAGACGGGGTTACCACCTCTTCTTGTAAAAATCGCCAGCGCTCGTAGCGTTGACGATCGTCTCGGCCCGGAAGGACTCGATCAGACCGCATATCCTGCTTCACAAACGTTCTCAATAGTTGGTGTCGTGCCAGGCGCTGGCGGCAGCTGGTCTGTTGCCGGCGATCAAACAGCGATCTTTTCAGAAGGAGCAACTTTTGCAGTTACGGGTAATACCGGTGGCGGCAACGATGCGTACACGGTTCTCACGTCGGTGTTTATGCTTGGTGTCACTGTGATTAGTGTCATTGCATCACAGACAATTCCAGCACCATCAACACCAAATGGAACAATTGGAGCTGTGTTTGCAAAGGGATACTTCGCAGTAACTTTTCCGCTTGTTGATATCGCACCATTCAAGAATGCCTCCATAACAAAGCTATCTGGCAACAGTTGGTATGATGAAATGATCGGTATGATCACAGGTGCGGTTGATGAAGAGATTGACACGATCATCAACTACTACACTAATCTTGGACTGACACCTGCAGGTGCGACGTTTCTAGCCACGCTTGCTATAGAACAAGCAAACATTCTCACTGAACTAGCAACAATCGTCAGCTTCGCTACGTTCACAACTGCAACGGCCACGATTACAACTTTCGTTGCAAACATCGCTGCTGCCTATACGACAGTTATAGCAGCTTTGCCACCTCCTGTCACGGAAAGGCAGCGAATTGATGCACAAATCGTGCAAGAAAACCTCCGCTACTATGGACAGCAGTTTGTTATCCTGAACCAGGGGTCCGTCGCAGCAGGCTTCTACCAATACAAGAACGATCCTGTTGCATATCAAGTGCTGTCTGACTGCTCTAGTCCAGCAATGCTAGCGGCTTTGAACGAAGTTATTGTGTTCCCCTAAACCCTTTTGATTGGTTACAGTGTGTTTTCATTGCGTAAATAACCACGTTGTAGCAACAAAAGGAGAAAAACTATGAGAGTTGTCAAGTCCGCAAACCACGCTCACGTCGAATGGATTGAGCTGTACAATGATGGCGTTCTGCACGAGTGCTGCGTCCTCAAAACAGATCCACAAGGCAACAAGCTGTTGTTCCCGACCAACCACCTCGACGACATCGATCGTAAGCGTCTCGCTGGTATCCTTCTCGACCGCAATGCTCGAAACTTCGAGCTGTGGGACTTGATGGCTCAGAAGACCCTTGGTAATGGTATGAATGCACTTCAGTACTTCCACCAGTACGTGAAGATTCTCACGCCACAGGGCAAGATGATCGATCCGAAGTCTGGTCAGATTGGTGTCCCAGCAGGCACGGTGAAGCTCGACGACGGCCAACCGGCTGCGTAAGTCAAACTGTAAGAAACGAAAAGAGCCCTCTTAGAGGGCTCTTTTCTTATGCAGTGATCAGAGGTGTACGTGCGACAGAGATTGTCAGAGTGTAGGTGATCGTCAACACACGGTTCCGTGATTTGAGAACTGGTGAGAAGATCAAGTGAGCAAGAAGACGTTCACGCTCTGTTGTTGGTGCTACAGGATTGTTCTGAACGCCAGCAGCCTTACCAGCAACAGACGTTTGAGCTGTTGCACCTGACGGCGGATTCAATGCAGCTAGGAATGCGACTGCCGCACTAATCAAAATGCTCGAAGTTGCTCCAGCGGTTGGACTCTCAAATTTCAAGAAGCCAAACGTTTCTGCACCAGCAATAGTTGGGAATGTGCCGCCTGTATTATCAGTGATCGAAATTGTTGCACTACCCATCGGATTTACGCCCGACATGCCCCACAAAACGTCGCCTGTGTTGATTGCTTCACACAGATCGCCATAAAGGATTTCACCACCAGAACCGCTACCACCGCCGGCTGGTGTCGTAAAGGACACAGGGATCGGAATTCCACCGTCAATTGAAATGCTGAATGAATAAGCCGTACCTGGCAGCAGTCCGCTGTCCTCTTCAGAGTTGCGTGTGCCAACGTCAAGGTATTGATAACCGCTTGTTGCGATTGCAGGGGCTCCAGCGGTATACAAACCGATTTCGTCAAACACAAAGTCTGTTTCTGTGTCGTCCGTTGGAGGAGATGAATCTGTTGCTTGCTGTGAGAGCGGCTCGTCTTGATTTAGAACGCATGTAATTACGACTTCAGATGTCAGACCAAGCTCATTGCTGCGAACACCTGGACCAGAAACGTGCGGCACAGAAGGAGGATCACTTGCAGGCACTGCACCACCACCTGGACGATCGCCCGTATTGAGGTCAGCGGATCCTGGGTCGGTACCAAGTAACGGATTCAGTGTGACCTGACCAGCGTCGATAATTTCAGAATACGTTTCATTGTAGATACGGCTATCCCATGTTGCAAGATCAGGTGGTTGGCCATCGTTTGGTGTCTTGTAAGTAATCGTGAATGCTGCATCAACAATCGTACCGCCGTTACCGAATGCCATACGGTAAATGTAGTAGTTGTGCTCATTTGACAGCGCACGGGCAAAGACACGTGCGAGGTTTTGTGGATGAACAGCGTTTGGCTTGGTCTCTAGCAACACATTACCAAGATCATCCACGATCTTTGCACGACCTTTAACTTCGACTGGCAGAAACGTACGCATTGATTATCTCCTGATTTCAGATATTTATCAGTCCATCCTCTTGACGCTGGTCGTCAGTTGTTTGATCATATTGTTGAACGCAACTGGCTCGACGCGAGCATCGCCCAAATCGTAAGATTGGATGAGATCCTGATCTACGTTCGCAAAGACAAACGTACCTTTTTGCCCCTGTTTCTCGATTTTTGTCATTTGACAACCGCTTATCTTCAGAAATGCTGCTAAAACGATATCGCTAGTTTTATACTCCACTCTGCGTCTCCTTTGCTGTATTTATCGCTTAGATCGTACGTCCATAAACGTGAACCAGTGTAGAAAGATCCTCATCCATTCCACCAATGTCCATGTAGAGAGCATCCAAACCAGACGGGAGAATCAAAATACCGGTAGTTGGTGCAGTTGCAGGAAATGGTGAATCTCCCGTTCCAAACGGACCATCACCGTATCCCATCGTACCGAAACCATGCGGTTCATTCTCTAGGACTGCTGCTGAGATGTCATCAGCAAAGTCCCCAAGTGTAAAGTCAAAGCGAATTGATTCAGCAACAAATGTGTCTGTATGCAAATCGCCCGCCTGGAGCAATCGACAGTACGGTGGCTCGTCATAGCCTTCCACGTGGAGATACATACGGCCATCATAGGTATTTGCTAGAGGTTTTGTTGCTGGGACAGCTTCTTTGACAAATACGATCGTGTTGCCAAGTTCAATTGTGCCAGTTGCAGTTGCATCGACAGGAATTGTGCCTGCAACAGTGATCACTGTGTCCCCGTCAACAACTACTGCTGATACAACGGTATACACACCATTTCCCGTACCAGTATTGCCCGTTACGGTGAATGTGGAACCGACTTGGAAACCAACAGTCATGTAGCCAGGAACGGTCCAAGCGCCACCAAGTCCGGTTGTTACTTCAATTATTGCAAGCTCATCGTACGTCTCATGGATGATGTAACCACCATTGTTTCGTCCCAAATACGTGTTGTCAACCGAGATGAACACACCTTCAAAGTACTTCTCCGTTTTCTCACCAGAGACCAAGAATGCATTTGAGTCAGCGCTGCTGTTCAGAATAAAGTCCTTCGTCAAGTCAAATACGTACGCAATACCGTGCGGTGTTGCAGTGGAAATGATTGATGTCAGCCAAAAGAGCGGTGGCGTTGATGCTGTTGTGTCAATCGTGATAACCGTATTTGTCCCGTTGAACAATGACGAAGCAACACGATACCACCCACTACCGCCTCCAACGTTTCGACCGACAACAAAGAGTGTGCCAGGTGTGAAGCTCAACGTGCGATCTCCGGCAACTGTCCAAGAACCAGCTCCCGTCACAACACCTTTGATCATGAAAGCTGTGTGTGCAAATCCAGCAGGAGCATCCCAAATGATGCCAAATCCACAATCATATACAACATCAGGTTGAGGACGACTGAACACCATGTCCCATGCCCAACGCTCACAAACTGTTGCGTTAATTTCTTCCGTCCACACGTATTCAATCAACACCTCGAGAATCTTCGTATGATACGGTTTGACGGTTGAAACATAATCAACAAAACCACCAGTTGGGTCCGTTCGGAAAAGTGCGTCAATTAACCGGCTTGCCATTATAGTCTCGCTTGTTCTATGTATCCGGCATCAAGTAACGCTTGTTGCAACGCATAAACATCTCTGTCATTTAGATGAGTATTGAAGATATTTTGGAGCTCCATCTCACGCGGAAATTCAAATGCTGTTACTCCTGGAATTAGAATCAATCCTAACATGTTGGTCTTTTTCTCGCAAAGAAACATTCCCTTGATCGTTCCAAGATGTTTATGCACATTTGTTAGTGAAAGTAACGTTGGATTTTCCAGAACGGAAAAATTGCCACCAACAAATCGAGGCCCACCGACAAGGGACACTAGCTTATTATGTGCAGCATTATAAGACTTATTCACGTGAGATGGTCCACCAATTAGAGAAGTCAGATAATTGATCTGACAATCAAAGGTGCCAGTCACTGTTTTTGGACAACCAGCTAAGGAGGTTAGCTCCTGATAACGAACGTATAAATTACCTTCGTGTGGATCAGAAAATCGTTCTCTGTAGGCGGAAGCAACGTTTCGTTCGCGTGGCCCTTTTGGTGTTTTAATTACTTCATCAAGATTCATGTCAAGCTCCGTCAATTTCCTGCTTCAGCGTTGTCAGAAGTGTTGAAGGAAAGCATTCGGTCCAACCCGTTTGATTCAAAGCTTGAAGTTCTTTGGACTTATAACGATGTTTTTTATACTTACGTAAAATGGTCTGTTCCATCAAAAACGCCTCGTACAAAGGCATTTGTTTAGCTACAACTACATCAAAATCAATTCCAGGAAATCGTTGTTTGATGTAACGTTTGCTCGTAATTCCTACTTTGCAAAAATTTGTACTGTTGATCAAGTACAGATACGATGGTTGTGTTTTTGCTTCTGGTCGTTTTACAAAATATTCTCGAGTGTAGCCGCCCTGTTTCAAACTTCCACACACAGGACAACCAACACCATTTACATGGTCGGCCGGTCGTTGTTCGAAATCCCCATGAATTTTACAAATAATCGTAACCTTTGTATTCATATTGAGCAACTCTGTCTTTTCATAGCTGTATTTTTGCTTGTGTGTGCACCGGGCGCGTCGTACAAATTCCTTTGTCGTTAGTTTCTTTGTACCTCCACATGAAGGACATCCGTAGCCTTGCAAGTGATCATCCGGTGTTTGTAAAAAACTTCCATGTTTGCAACAATCGATCAACACCTTCGTCTTGACATTACGGTAGTTCACTTTTTCGTACGTATATCGAGCGTTATGTCGTTCTCTGGCACGAATTTCAAATGCTTCTTTGGTTAATTTCTTTGGCATGTTTAGTCCTAAATCTGCTATTTATGGCTCTAGTCATCAAATATACCAGCAACTTCCAACACACGAATACCGTGCAAAGCTACCCAGGAGGTCTTAAAGATCTCACGGTATTTAGATTTCACGGACAATGCATCTAGCAGACAGTTAAACCAAATGTTGTTGACGTGTTCTGTACCAAATGTGTTGTAGATTGCATCCATTGCTGTGGCAATATTCTCAGACGTGTCAAACGAGAACGTTGCAAAGAACGAGTTGATGTCTAGTGGATAAAAGTCGTTGTTCGGATCCTCGAGATACGCAATGACCGTTTGCAGCGACAATGTACCATCGGTGAATGACTGATCAACACCAAGACCGTATTGTGTATCCGTGCCAGAAATCTCATCATACAGCGTGCGCTCCAACGCTGGGACACGAACGCTTGGATCAGCGAGCTTGTAGCCAATCAACGATTCCGTTAGACGGTCCCACAGACGGCGGTCAATGTTAGCCCCCTGGCTGCGACGAATTGCAAGCCATTCTTCATGCTTGTTTTTGAGGTTCAACGGTGTCGGACCGTCATCAAGAGTGTCACGAAGTGTCAGATCCCGTGTAAATCGCACTTCATAGCGATCATCCGTTCGAATAAAGTCCGCAGCCTTACGAATGATCGCTTGGCGATAGAACACTGGAATAACAGGGTATTGATCATAGATCCAAGGCGCTGAATAAATGATGCCAAATGTGATACCGTATCCGAACCGGTCCGCCAAAGTTGGATCATCTTCTGGACGCTGTACAACAAGATATGGCGTTGGAATCTGTTCGATCTGTTGGGCAACTTGGATCAAAGGCAATGCATCATTACGATCCTCGATCTTGTTCAATCGATTTTCAACCCAAAAGTAGAACAATGAACGCGTAACGTTGTCAATTGTTACAACACGTTGTGTGTATTCGGTCTGTTGCTTGAATTGCGTGTGTGTTGTTCCGTCATCTGTCGTATCTGGGTCAAACGTAATCTGTTCTTCTGTGAGAACAGGAATTGGACGTACGACCGTCACAATATCGTTGATTGTGAGAGAGGTTGAATTCGAGATCTCCAGCGAATTATCAACAACAAGACCTGTTTCCACGACAACTCCGTTCACATACATGTTGACAACATCACCAGAAGCAAACAAGTCGCTGTCAAGCGTAAATGTCGCAGGAACCGGAAGTGTATACCCGTCAATAATTGGAATGATTTTTTGCGACACAATCGGTTTACGCACCCAAGATGTTGCTTTGAATGCTGGAACAACTTCTAGTGTTCCAATGCCGGCCGTACCGTATTCGAACGGCGTACCATTTTCCGTGTCGCTTAGTTTGGTAATTGTTGATGTTGTACCCAGTGTTGCAAAATACTTTGTTGAACCAGCAAGCGTTGTAGTTGTTGTTAATGGAAGTTGCAGGTCGAATGTTGTGATCACAATCGTGCTTTCCACAGCTTCAACTGTTGTTGCTACACCTGTGAGAGCAGTTTGCATCAAAGCTGCAAGCTGTGTAACTGTCGTTGATGCAGAAGTAATTGTGATCGTGTAGTCGATTGCCGCTCCACCATTCACAGCGAGGGTAAAGTCATAGCTGCCAATAGCCAAATTTGTCAACGTTGTTGGTACTACTGCCGGTGTATCATAGAAAGTAACCGTTGCAATGGCTGGTGATGTTTCAAACACCGCTGGAACGACCGTAATCGTTACAACCGCTGTCATCGAAGTTGCTAAACTGTCAAACAAGTCTGGATTAGCACCCGTTGTCGGACGAGTTGGTGTAATTGTTCCATTAACGACTAACACTACTTCATCGCCTATGCTCAACGTGTTCACGCCAGCAATTTCATCGGTGCCGACGTTCACAGTCGCTGAAATTGGTGTACGTTCACGGAAGAAAGTTGTCATTCGTGGGGTACCAGTGATCTTGTCGTTTGACGCAATTGCTGTGTCATTGGTCTCATCAACAGCTGTTGCAGCCCATTCCTCAGGTGTGAATTGGCTTTCAACCCATTGATACACACGAACGTCGCCCCAATCCGCCAAACGACCCCAGTTGTAGAGGCGGTCGTTGAGATCCGGTAGGACAACATCGTCATAGTACGGACGATATGCAAGCGTTGCTGTATCAAGCCACACTGTTTGTGTTTCAGCCTGATTCCATGGCTGTTGTGAGATGTCATTTGGATTCAACGTATTCGTATACAGAGCTGGATCGACAGCATTTTGAATGTCAACATTATGAACGGCTGTGGGTGAGTGATATCCTCGAGCTGGATCCCACATCGGAACATTGGTCAGCACCGTTCCGGCAACGTAATCGATGATCTTCGCAGGACTATTCTTTGTCTTACCTGGGTTGATCGTGAAGATCATGATAATGTCAGTGAAACCAGTCGTTGTAAACCGGATCACTTCCGAATTGATTCTTGAGAACTCATCTGCACCTGTGCCTTCAATCATATACGCTGTTGTATAGTTGCGTAAATCACCAGCAACAACAAGATCACGGTTGGTTACACGAACTGTGTCTGCAAAAGTTGGCAGCTGTATGTAGATATCACCGGCAACAGTTGTAATTTTGACTGGTACGTCAGTTGTCTGAACCCATTGTGTTCCATCCCAAATGAAGATGAAGCCAGTCGACTTTTCATACCACATGTCAACCGTTTCTTCGCCAGCTGTTGGAACAACATCAGAAGCATAGATTGTTGTGAGAGTTGTCACCTGACTGTCTAAAAACAGGATTGAATTATCGAGCAACACCCGTTGCTCGGGCGCATCAATCCAACGGTCTTGATTGCTAAATGTTACAATCTTGAATCCCATTGCCTCATCAGCCTCAACCTGTGCCGTGTCTGATGCTTCTGTATCTGTCAAAAACTCGAGACGAACGTCATCGACTTGGCCATCAGACGCAAACAATTTGATTTCTGGATACACACGCGGACGAACATCTCCAAATTGAGCAATCTTCCAAGCCCAAAACTCGTCGATTTTTGCGTCAACAAATCGACGAGAGTTGATGTACGCCTTGATTGCATTTGTTGATCCTTTTGCTTGGATCATACCGCGGTAGAAGACAAACTGTGTTTTTGCATTTGTGTTCAACAGATCCAAATATGGCTGTGAACCGGCACGGTAACCAAGCAATTGACGAGAGTTGAGACCAACCTTCGTAAGTTCCTTCAGCCCGTATGTGTCATAGTAGTTCTGCGAATCGACGGTCTGGCCTTCAATGTTGCGACGGTATTTGCCGCCGAGCAAGTAATATCCACCTAATGTTGGACGAAGTGAAAAATCGTTCTTTTCGTAGAAGTCCATGCCAAATCGCTGTGCTGTTAATCCGAGGAATGAATCGTACAGAATTTGATTGCTTGTTGTGTAATCGTTGAACAAACAAATGTGCTCGTATCCTTCGATAAACAAGTGCGCTCCACCCATGTGAATATAGTTGTATGGGTCAGCGGTAGAGATTGATGGTGGAACAGTGTCGTTAGGAAGTTCTGTTCGCATTGCAAGACGGCTCTGTTTGTCTTCACGGAACACCAACAACTTATCAGCACTGATTGGCCGTGCATACTGGTCAAAGATCGTTTGCTGAACACGAATGTCTGCATACGGTCCTTGAACAACGTCCGAAAGAACACCTTGAGGCGTGTCAATCCACACATTGTTCCGAGCCGCATTCAACTCAAACGATGGGAATGAAATCGGACGGCTTTGTGGAGCAATAAACATCACCCCACTGCCGTTTGTGAGAACGTCAACGATGCTTGCGTTCAACATGCGTGTGGTTGATAACCTGAACTCACCTGACACGCCGGTCGGATTATAGTAGTATGGTGTGTTCGCGATGAACGGTTCTGGCAGAAGACCTGTTGATGACATTAAGATAGCAGTTCCTGGTTGCCACATTGGCACCTGACCTGAGAACGTCATGGTATTTGCGGCCAAGTCTGTCACAGTGAATTGATATTTGTCAGCAACGCTCATGCGTGTACGACGTAGTCGGAACGCCCAATCGATGAATCGTTCTTCTTCAAGCTGCCAGTTAACTGTGCGTCCTGTTTCCGGATCCAGCTCTGTGAAGTCGCTCAAATTGTACAAGACGCCAATGTCTTTCTGGTAGGCTGCGTAGCCGTCGATGATGTTAATCAGTCGCTGAATACCAGCGATCGAGTAAGGAGGAATAAACGTTCGAACCTTTGTCTTGTCCAGTGCATAGTGATACCAGATTTCTGTTGAAGGGCCCGCACCTCCAAACACTTGGAATGATGAATCGACTTGACCAACATTAAGATCTCCTGTACCAGTTGTTGTCCACACAAAAGGAACACCAGCCAGCGCTGCATTTGGACTTTCTGCAACTCGGAACTGTCGATTGTTCAGTCGGATAATGTACAATGGTTGATTCGGAACCAACGGAGCTGGTAACAATTTTGATGAAGTTACGAACACAAGATCGCCAGTTTGCCACGGTAGAACACTTAACGGAAAGTCAATCAAACCATTTGCGATTGAACTTGGTAGTGGTTCAAGTGTTGTGATTCTTGTCCTGTCAACCGATGGATCGTAAATCGAAGCAACAACGGTATAGGAACCATCATTTCCTGTTGAGTTGATAACGTCAAATTCTTGATCCGGAGGAAAATCTGTCACATGATCACCATCAACCTCAAGCAGATTCGATACAGACAGTGCACCTGTAATTGTATAGCGGAAAATCGTTGCAGTGTTCGTAAGAATATCAACCGTGAACGGATAGTTGATCACGTCATAGTAGGAAACGTCGCGAGGAATTGACGCAAGCGTTTCGATTTCAAGTTTCCACTGAGTTTGACTGTTGTACTGAACAAGTTGTGGTGGCATATTCAAGACAACGACTTCAAACGCATCTGACCACATGTCTTTGATCACACCCATATTTGCGAGCAATACGTTGTAGTCTTGTGGACCAACATCAAAGTACTTGTTCGAAACTTCGAGAGTTGATGTGTCAATAATGCCGGAGAATTGATAGGACAATAATGGATCCCAAGCTGTCCACAAAATACGGAATTCTTTGTTCGTGTCGTAGCCAACGAATCGGTCATAGTTCACATACCACTGGTTCAATCCTCGTGCTAGGAATGAGACGTCATTGTTGTAAATGTCGCCGTGGAACAGTGCGTCTTCGTGGTTGTACACCTGACAGAATGTTGGATCGATCTGAAGGTTGTTGACACGTATAAAATCAATGCCCCACGCATAGTGCATGAAGCGAACAGGTTGCATTCGAAATGCAATCACTAGTGGATCGTAAACATGCTCACCGGAAACCAACCACTGCCATTCTACAGGACCGCCGTCTCCAAACGCATAGTTCGCTCCAGGGGCAACAATCTCAGTCGACAAACTTGTGAAGAACGAGCGAACAATTGATGAAACGGTAGTGTAATACGGTGGCAACAGATCATCCGGTGCATAGTTGCCTTGAATTACACCGTCACTGATGTTGACGGAGAAATAGTTGTACACCAGCGTCACTTGGCCTGGTAGACCAGTTCCCGGCGAACCATCCGGAGCAGTACCACCCACAGGAATGGTACCAACACGAATATTCTCCCACATACCAGTTGTTGTGCCGTGGTTGTAAATCCATCGACGGGTGCCGTTGGTTTCAAGGTAGAACGCATCCCACCAGTCAGGTTTGTCCGCAAATCCCTGGAGTTTCCATGGCTCGAGATGTGGGTAAGGTGTATTGTACCATAGCGTGTAAAGCTGTTGCCAAGACCCTGCCAACCCAGGCGAAATCGAGAACGTTGGTGGTGTAGTCAAGTTGCTATACACATAGTTCCATGTGAACGCATCTGACGGATTATACAACACATTTTCGAACGGTGCACGAATACGGCGAGCGGCGACAAATGCAAAGAATTGGTCTTCGGTATATTCATCGAAGAATGCTTGTTCACTTACATCGGGAGTTAACGATGAGTAATCGAATGCCGTTTCAGCGAAGTCAGGCGTAACAGCATGCAATTGTTCTTCGATTGAAAGGATTGTGTTTGCCAATAGCGCGCGCATATCAACTTGTTGCCATGCAATTGAGATCTCGCCAGCAGGTGCTGCAGCAACCCAAGAAACACCGTTCCATTCAAACAGTTGGTTAAATGTGGTGTTCCAGTACAAGGCACCAATTGGAACGCCAGCCGATGATGGCGCAACGGGCGAAACAGCAATCACGTTGAAGCGATACAAAACACGAGGCGCAATAGTCTGATACCAGTAAACACCGTTTCGAATCACACCAAACTCTGCAACGAACGTTGTTAGTGGGCAGCCAGGTGGTAATATGAACGGAAGCGTTGACATGAAACATGGTGGCGCTGTCGTAGAAATCTTTCCAAGAGTACCGTTTGTTACTCGCGTGTCCGGTAAACTACACAAAATACGTGCGATGCTATCTTCTTCGGCGGCTGTGAAATCAATACCCGAACGATGACCGTCGTGATGTAGAATTTGATAGATGTTCAACTTCGAATCGATGTCTACAATCGGTTTTGTCTTTGGTCCGAGTGCAAACATTGGAACTGTTGCAACCCAATGACGTACACCAATATCGGTTACATTGTCGAACGCACTTGTATCAACATACACTTGGCCGTAGAAGTCGTTCGCTTCATAAGCGTCTTGAATCGTTTCGTTGATGAATCCTTGCAAGTCTGTGATTGTTTCCGTGTTGATTGTTGACAACATTGTCAACACGTTCTTCGTGTATAGTTCTTTAATCGCTAACAACAATGATGCATACTGTTGTTGTGCAAAATCAATGATGCCCAACGGGGTCACAACAGTCTCATTTACTGCAGAAATCAGAGTATCATAACTATCATTGTGCTCCTTGATCGTACCACCCAACGAATAGTTGAACGACCCCTGCGTCAAAGCAGAAACTGTTCCGCCTGGGAATGCAAATGGATTTGGTTGTTCAGCAATGATTGATCGGAAATGTGAGACAAGCTCTGAGTAGGCAACAACCGCGCGGTTGTGATGCTCCGGATTGAATCGCCACTGATCAGGTATTTCCCAGTCACCAGTAGGATCGCCAACAGGCAGAGGATTTCGATTGCCGTCGACCCATTCGGGAATGTAAACACCACCAGTCCAATCGCTAGGTGGACCAGAAGTTCCGTTTGTGTATTGCGGGACGCTACGCCAAATCGTCGTCAGTGTTGGATCAGCTCCTTCGATACAAACAACCGGTGTTAGAAGGGAATCGTCCTGTTTCGGCTGAGCTTCTGTTGACCATGTGGTGCCATTAGATCGGAAGACAATCTGCTGTTCGGGATCATAGTAAATGCTGTTAACAATTGTGACAAGATATGCAGGAGGATCTGTGCCAACAAACGGTGCATGCGTTTCAAAGCGATCGTTCGCATCTTGAATGACAAACAACGATTGCCATGCGTCACCATCCCATTGTTTTAGGACTTGTGTGCTGGTGTTATACCAGTAATCACCCGACTGCACACGACCATCATGCAGGCGATAGCCGTAGATCTGACCATTATCTTCTGCAAGTAGGAACTGTTCGAATCCAAACTCCCGGCCACCATCTGAAACTGTAATACGCTTCTGAACAGAACGATTGATTGGCGCCGATGGATCTTCTTGGAAAGAAAAAATTGGCGATGCTTTGATGATTTCTCCCGTGCAGACATTGTACACGTTGAACAACGGATACTGATTGATCAATATCTTGGCTTGTTCGTTTCGTTTGTATGTTTCACGTGCAAGATATTCTGGTTGAGTACCAGCAATCACAGCTGCAAGGAATGTCACTTCATCTTCAATTGTACGAACAGGAACATACTGTAGACCCATGTCACTCAACGAAGCCGGACCAACTTCAATGCGAACAATGTCATATTGTGTCAGTGGTGTTGTAAAAATGATCTGCGTTACATAACCGAACGTTTGAGAAGTGTAGATGCTTGTACCGACTACCGTATAGTCCGGAGTACCGACAGTTGTTGTTTCTACATACTGACCATACTGACGAACATCGTTAACATATACACGAAGTTGGTCTTGTCCGGCAAGCGCAAACAGGGAACGGCCAGTCGTAATTGTACCAGAAGCGTTTGCTGCAGCAGGAATTGTTTCGTTGACGACAATGTTTGTATTCAGACCAACGTTTGTTGCCGACAATACTGTGTAGATGCCGTCGCCACCGCCCGTGTTGTCTGGAATGACAAACGACATGTTTGGGAAAAAGAATGATGCAAAATTGCCTGTAATTTGCCATGTTCCGTTAACACCCACGATCACACCATTGATCGTAAATGCTGTCTCATTGATGAATTGGAATGAGGCATCGAGAGGGATAGTCGTTACGCCAACGCCCGTGACTGTTGTCTCTTGGAAATACTGGCCAACAGTCATTGGACCAATAGCTGGATTGCCGAAGAATGAGTATGGATCGCCGTCTTCTATCGCACGACGGAGCAGCGGGTTACCGACAATCGATCCTTCCGCAGTAGTCACTTGTGATGCGGTGTTCATAACCCAATGAACATGATAGCCGCGCCAGGTGTCGCCAAGACTTGTCAAGCTCGGTTCAAGTCGTAAGTGTGTTGGACCACCACCGGTTGGGTACGTTGCAAAAAATACATCAACAGCTGGACCAGCCTCAATCAGTTTCACAATTGTTACCATATAGCGGCCTTGGACATCCGCTGGATCAGTTGGACCTCCTTCACGGTAAATTGAGTAGTCGACGGTGAATGTATTGTTCGTCACCGGCAGATCAGACTTCACTAAAAAGTGAAAACCCGGAACAAATGTGTCTGTATAGTTTGTGTCACGCGCCTCAGTTTCTGACTTGTCAAACAAGTACAAGAACCATTCTGTGCCTGCCCCACCCGGCTGGTCAGCAATCCAGCCTTTGACTGGCTCAAGTTCAAGTCGTGTTGGCTGGCTAGTTGTTGCTGAAAACACACCACTTGTTGTTGGACGATACTTCCAACTATATGTGACCTTTGTCCATTCGTTGAGTTCCGTTCGGGAATCGTACTCGAGAATTGGAATTTGAGCACGCCGGACACCGGCAAATGATTGCACTTGTGACTTGTGAATCCAACGGTTTTGTTGAGTCCACTGATTGCCTTCTTGAAGGGCGTTAAAGCAACTCGTGGTTAGGTCCCATAGGACGTCCCCAAGCAACTTGTCTCCGATGAACGCCGTCCAATCCTGTACAACAGCGATCCAGGTAGTGTTAGCAGGATTACGCTGGAATAGTATGTCCTGAGTTGTATCCAACCACAATGCCAACGCTGTTGGTGCACCATTAAAAGTGATCCAGTCAGCTTCTGTTGGCTGAGCATATGGACCAAGCAACGTATACCATGGCGGCAAAGTCTCTTGATTGTCATCCCACAACGCTAAGTCCCAACCATAATCGCCCGTACAGACGCAGTTCGTGTCTGCACGGATAATATTATGGAGCTCTGCGAGCGACAAAATACCTGAAGCAATAGGTGTGCATGGCACCCAGTCCAAACCGTCCCAACAGAACACCTCATCTGTTGATGTGTTGACCCAATATCGACCAACGAGTGATGGCGGTGGCTCTATAGAGCTACGAATGGCCATCGGTGATGCGTCCGGATCAAAACACACAGTTGTCTGTGATGGCACTGCATCCTCAGCACATGAACTTATGTCAATTGTGCATGTTCCATCACCAGTTGCTGTTAGCGGAATGTCTTCATTGACAAGAATTGTTGTTACACCAGCTGAAAAAGTTGTGCTTGAAACGGTGAATGTACCATTTGCACCTCCTGTATTGTCGCTAATTGTAAATGAAGCACCCACAGGAAGAACATCTCGGAAATCACCATCAATCATCCACAGGCGTGAGGTAGCGTTAACGTCGACAACAGGTGTTGTTCGTGTTGAAAGGCTGAACAACGAACTTGAAACTGTGAAGAAACGGTTCCGAATATTGATATCGTCCGTCCCTTTGATCCATACTTGGAAGCCTTCAATGAACAAACCATCGTACCGTCCGTCAATCACAACGCAATTGTTGACTACATCAATCTCGACTATTGGAAAGGTTTCGCCATACGTTTCAACCAGTGTATTGTATGCATTGAGGACGTTCTGCTGTTTGCGGCAACGGTCCTCAATCGTTAGATATTGTGGCTGGTCTGTGCGATCGTCTGGTGCCCAGTAGTAGTCGACGAAGTTGACCAACATATCGATATTAACAGGAGGAATCCAGTTGAATTGAATCGTGTTGCCCCACTTTTGCATGCGGTCAAAGTCAACACCCATCAACGTTAACTGCTGTTGATAGTTCTTAAACGTCATTGCCGTTTCAACACTTCCAACCTTTGTGTAGATTGTCGGCGCAAGCTGGAACGCTTGCAGTTGCGGAGTTGGCTCCGGTAGTTGACGGTTTGTCAGTGATGATGGGTTCGGTTGTCCGACAAAGCCCGATAAATGTGTTGTGTCATCTTTGGTAAGATGTCGGTTGAACGACGTTTCAAATACGCTACGGTTTGTCTCCGAATGTAGAACTTCCGGAAGCAGTTCGAAGATGTTTGTGCGTGGCTGATTGTCGTGATCGCTTTTACTCACGTAGTATGTCCTCTGATTTGCTCCAGTATTTATCAAGAGGAACCCTACTATTATTCCACTGATTTTAACCGTTTAAGCGCAAATTGATTGCATTATATGCAGGGACAATCAAGACGTCATCAACCGTAATGTCTGAGTAGAAAATCTCGTCCTCACGCGCGACCACCTCGAACATATCACCAAACTGGTTTTGCTCGAACAACGGGACGAGAACAACAGAACTGATGTCAACTGGTAATGCAGAGTGAATAGCAGCTGCCAATTCTGTGAAGAAGAATGTTTCACCGAACTCCCACGAAGTAATGTCGAAGAAGTTTCGAACCGTCGCAACAATCGTTGTTTTGATTTCATTGTCTGTGAGTAGCGCATTTTCCGACTTGATCACCTTCAACTGTGCTTGCAGCTGTGGAATTGCGTTTGAACCAAATAACAGCTTGAGGCGGCCAGGACGCAAAACGACGGTATCAGAAATCATTGCATTGTCCAGCAAGTAGTTGTACGACGTGCGTAAATCAAGTGGGGTGGGTAATGGGGGTAACGACAACTCATTCTCGAGCGCCCGCTTCAGTTCTGTGAAGTAACCTTTTGTAATGATCATCATGTCGATGATGTTGCTTGCAGCCGGATCAACTAAGTGGTATCGTGGCGAACGATGGAACCAGGCAAAATTGAAGTCATCACGACCATTGTTTCGCTTCCACAAGTCTGTTGCAGCTAATTGGTCTTCAATGTAAGACGTAATCGTCTCAAACGACGTTGGAGCCGGTACATACGGATCTGCCAACGTCAGACGCGAAAAGTATACGTAGTCCTTCACAGAAATCGTTACTTCTGTGTTTCCGCCCATGTTCAACACAAGCACAGTATCAACAATCTGATTGGCGACAAGAGATCCTTCTTGCCAATCAACGGGCGTCGCAAGAGGAATGATGTTGCCACTTACCGTCACGTCACTTTGACCTGTGATGTAGAGAATTGGAACCGTCACTGTTGTTCCTGAAGCTGTTGCAGTTGAACTGCCAACGGTCGGTGTCTCCAGGGACAGGAAATTTGTTAACGATGAAAACAACGGCGGTGCACCATCAACGATGCTTACGGTCGATAGTGCGCCAAACGTGTTGCTCATTATGACAAGAGATCCGTCAATGATCGCCGCATATCCGTTACCGAGTAAATCGGCATTGATGTCAGTGATCAGGTTTGTATACAGGTACGTTACAGGTGTCACCACTGTAACGCTCACTGGATGCGGAACACCATCCAGTGTGATGGTGGCATTGTACGTGCCCGCTAGTGCAAAAGGCTGTCCTGTGTCAGAAATATCAATTGTAAACGTGACTTCTTGTTGGCCAGTAACTAACGTGATCAACGGATTGATTATGTCGTTTAACATCGGATTGTCTGGTACTCGGTCACCGTTCTCATCTGCTGAGATTACGTTGAGCTTGTTAATGTCTGGCAGGCCCAGTTCCGTGCCCGAATCGATTGTTTCTTGACTCAGAACATTGAAGTTCCAGTTCTGAGTCATCAGGCCGTCACGATTGTTGTTCGCATTGGCCTGCAGAATCACAATTTGATCATCATCTGAATTCAATGTGTCGTACTCAATCACTGACAAACCGTCGTTAGAATTCCAGAACTCGGTTGTAACACTCTGAACTATCGTACGTCGAGCATTCCGCGAAACATCGTAGATTGTTTCAAACACACTTAGCTGTTCAACGGTTATCAGCGCGTAAGTGATGAAGTCGGCTGGGTAACCAACAGTTGCAAGACCGTCAACAAAGAATGGCGGTGTACCAACGTTGGCGGGATTTGCGCTCTGCTTAACACTGTACCATTCGTTCGTTGCTGTGTTGTAATACATTTCAAATGCAGCTGGCGCTGGAGGAGGAGCTAAGGCTGCGTTGATTCGATCGATCTCATCTTGATTGAATACTCGGCGAATGTTCGTGTTGTCAACACCATTGCTGATCAATTGCAGATATACGTCTGTCGACGAAAGCAACGGTTCAATATACGTTGAGATCAACGTGCTTGCATCAACGACAGGTGTTGTGTTCGAGATTGTCTCATCTTCAAAGTACAGCAGTGCGTCATCACCAAACAGTTTAACGTTCTCATACGTACCGCTTGGGTCATGCCAAGTGATGTACTTACTGTCTCCGGCAAATGTTCGGTTGAATGCTCGCAGCTTCAAAATCGAACTATCTTGCAACGGGAAGATGTTATAATCTTGTGCATTAACCATACGGTCTTGTGTGTAATAAACCGCTGGCGCAGTAACGCGAATGTGCTCGAGTTCTTCACTTGCAGATGCGTTCTGCAGTGTGTTGATCAAAGAAACTGTGAAAGTAAACGTCTGAACACGGCTGAGCGAATCAAGATATGTGAATGATAACGACTGGTTGACAATCGACGAACGAGGAATAACGATGTCTTCGTTCAAACTTGAACGAATCCAAATATCAAACGTGCCTTTTGGAATGTCTGCGAATTCACCATCACCAAAAATCAGACGAATTTGATCGTTGACAAGCGTCTCAACTTCGTACTTGTTACGAGCGGGATTCGTGTTAAAAATCACGTTTTGAGCGTGCGCCAAGTCAACTAACTGCCACTCGCCCGACTTGATGTTTGTTGCTCGTTTGTAAGGCAATAATGCAGGCAAATCCAATGTTACTGCTGTGTTAGGATCAATATTGTTCAACCAAACATCTGTCTCGTTAATGTTATTCGCATTGACAAGATAGATTTGATTTGGCGTAATTCCGTCAAATGTTGTGCGGAACCGTTGTATTGTACCTTGCTTGGTTAAACAGAAGAAACCTGTGGTGTCTGATTGATCACCAAGACCGTCAGTTCCGTACGTCAAGGTAAAGTTTGTGTTGTTCTGAGGACGTCGCTCAATCAGTCCTAATGCCGAGTCATGAGCGATTGGTACAAGTTCCATTGGTACTGATGTACCACTCACTGTTGTCGAATATTGGAACACACCCAACGGCAGCGGCACGAGATTCACTTGGTAGAGTTCAAACACAACGTCTTGAATTTGGAATCGATCTGTAGGAACAACCGATCCAAACGGTTGTTCAAGAACTCGGTTCATGATCAGAAGAAACTGCTGCTTCCAGTCAGGATTATTGACATCGTTCCATCGGATTGTCGTGTTTGCAAGGTTCGTACCACTGGAGTCGATCACAGGCTCGGTGGTCGTGATCGACTGAATCTTGACCAGGCCACGGGCTGGCAATGAACGATCTGCTTTGTAGGAAACCAACTTTGCCAAACGGAGAATGCTGTCACGACGTTGAGCTGTCGTGATGAAGTTTTCTTGTGCGTTTACATCGAGACGGTAAGCAATTTGCTCGGCAACATATGCAAAAGACTCGATAACAGCAATGAATTCACTACTCTCAATAAAGTCGTTGAACGTCTCAGGGAAATACAGCTGAATGTATTCAATGAGACTCTGCTTGATTGTGTTGAAATCAAACGCAGCAAAGTTGACGTTCTGGAACGCTGTGTAAACACGCTCAAACGATTCTGCTCGTGAAACTAGACGGCTCATTGGGACGCGCCTTCAAAGATGATGTTCAAGTTCAGATTGTCGATTAAGTTCAGTTCGATGTACAGTAATCGAGCAGAAGCAACAACTGTGTTTCGGTCTTCATCAGGTACGATTTCCAGCTGCAGAAGCTCAACACGAGGATCAAAGTTGATCACCGTTTCAAGGTCTTCTCGCAAAATCCCAATTGTTATTTCGTCCAACGGCTCAAACGCCAAGTCTGGGATTCTTGTACCGAATGTAGGCATCATTACACGCTCTCCTCTACGTGTAAAGATGTGATTGAGTAAGTCCATCTTTACGAGTTCGAGATCTGTTAACGAGAATGTCTTGTTCTTCTCGTACTCGAACGAGGAATACCCTTTGTAAAGTCCTGATGCCATCATTTACTCCGAAAGTTCATGTATTTAGTCGGTTATCTTCGCCAAAACTTACCGCGCGGAATCGTCTTACCACGTTCAGAACGTCCTACCTGTGTGCTTGTATAAGGAAACTCCGGATCATGTGTAAAGTCATTCTTGGTCATTGTTCGTGCCCACGGTTCGTGCGCTGGAACACGACTTGTCCACATCGCATTCTGTGAATTGGCCGTTGTTGCAACAGCAGCACTTGGACCATTGTGATGAATTGTTGGTGCTGTTTCAATGATAGCCGCACCTGCATTTTGGTGTGTAGTTCCACCGGACGTTAACTTCAGATCGGAACCCGAACGAACATTGATCTCTTCGAGCGTATCCATGTACATGCTCTTTGATGCCCGCATCCGAATATTTTCAAGCGTTTTCACGTTGATGTCTTTCTTTGCCTGCATCCGAATTTCGCCATCGGAATACATGTGAATTCCATTCTTCGCAAACATTCGAATCGAGTCATCGCTTGTGAAGTTTATTCCTTGCTTTGCATGGACATTGACTTTGTTGTCGGTGTAGATGTCGATGTTTCCTTCCTGATCCATCTCAATCCAGTTCTTGCCTTTGGCTGTTGCGATGTAAACACGCTCGTTTGTATCATCCATCAAAATTTGATGTCCGGAAGTGGTACGGAATCGAACTCGGCAGTTCTTTTGACTGTCGTCCATTGCAATCGCATGGAACCCAGGCGTCGTCCATGCATATGTTTCTGAATCGAGATTGCCTTCTCCAAACAACCCCTCATAATCAGGGTCCTGGCGACTAATCTGGTAACCTTGAGAGGTCGTCCACCCATCAAACGTTACATCCTTGTCGTCAGGCACATTACTTGTTGATGTTGGCAAAGCAGAAACGTCAATTGCACTCACTGCGTTGTCTGCAACGCGTGTTCGCCACTCAAAATTTGGCTCACTCTTTGGAAATGCCTCTCGCATGTTAACGTTAAGTGGTTCAATGTACTTTTCATCAGATGTATACGGGCCAAAAGGACGACGGTTATCAGATTTTTGCAGAGCAGGATGATCTTCATACATGAATCGACCATGCGGCATTGTGTGCGGACGGAACTGATCATAGATTCCACCAACACACACGCGCAGGTTTGGATCACCGTCAATGAACATTACGACAACTTGGGCGCCTACCTTAGGCCGCGCCCAAAATCCATAACCAACGGCACCGTCAGATGTCGTATCGCCAGGACCGCGCGCACCGACAGTCGTGCTACCAGCAAACGGTGATACGTAAACTGCCCACGGCAAGTCTTCGATTTTCATCCGCATGTTTTCGCCAAGCGTCGCACAAACGACACGAATTCGTCCCATTTGCTGCGGGTCGTTTGTGTCAACCACCGTGCCAATTGTTACAACACCATCGAATGATGAGCGAGGTGCTGCTTCGCTTTGGTATGTGTCTAGTTGTCTTGTTCTCATGAGATTGTCTCGATATTCACGCCACCGAACGATTCATACGTCTTGATGAATCGTTGCATGCTAACTTGTCTTTGACCTGGCGCATACGCTCCTGGTAAAGATGCCCATTGTGACTTTAACTTGTTTACGGCCGTAACAATCCGACCTGCTTTAATGTCGTTAAACGCATTGAAGTTTTTGAAGATTTGTTCGCACGCTTGATCTTGGCTGTCTGCACCAAAATCTGTCAAACCAAGCTGCGCTTTGATTGCGTTCCAAGTCGTTAGAACGATCTGATATCCACCAGCAGCACTTGATGGAAGAACAACCTTCTTGTTTGTGGTATCTTGCGTACCTCTCAAAGTGTCGATAAATGCCCTTGTTAGACCTTCAATCTTAGACACAATCTTTGCTGCTGTCACACGGAAGTTGTCACTGACAACAAGCTGTGGAGTTACTCCAGCAGCTGGATGATCATCGAGCGATGAACATTCTGTTCCCGGATTAACGATCTTCCGATAGTTGATTGTTCCTTCTTTGGTCAATGTGCCTTCACCTTTTGCAATCGCGTGGCGGAACGCATAGAGATTCTTTTGCTCTTGGTCGTTGGTTGGCAGCTGTGGTGCTTCGTCTTGAACAATAACAGGTGTTGGATTTACAACCGTCGAACGTTGTACCTGATCAGTAGGTGGTGATTCAGGTTGGCCAGTACCACATGGTGCCTTCAACATTTGTTGAGCTTTTTCTTGCGGACATTCAAGCTGCGCTGTTAGACTGTCGTTTGCTGTCCTTGTGTCTGGTTGACCATCAGCAGACGGTTTCGGCTGCTGACAAGGAACTGTTGAACCAAAACAGTCGACAATTTGTTCTGTGAACGCAACAGCAGAACGTCGCTTATCGTTCAAGAACGCAAATGTTCCTGGGTCTGGCAGAGCAATCATATTGAGCGTTTGGTTAAACTCTCCCTGCGTAAATTCATGATTGATTGCATAGATGTAGTAATAGCCTTGAAACCAGAAGTTCGCAGCATAGTTTGAACGATCGCGAAACGCTTGTAGGTCGTCTTGATCGGCAGGCATTTTGATGTTAAGCTTTGCAAGCATTGGAAAGTCCCCCATAGACATACCACGAATCTCTCCTTGAGATTCCGCCGGGGCTGACGGCTGCGCAGAGCAAACGTCTACATTTCCTGATTTGTCACGAACAACCGCATCAAGAAATCTGAATACCGAATCTGGATTCGACATCTCACTAGCTGTGTGGAGAAATGCCGTATTACCACGAATCTTAACAGTTGCTTCAGCAACTTCAAGACTAGCATGTTTTGCCATCGTGTAGTTCGCACCAATGTTTTCTCCCGGATACATAGTGTTAAGTCCACGACGTTGCGCCTGTGCACCAAAATATAGCGGAATCTTCAACGGCTGACCTGGATTCTGACGATTCTTTTCAGCATTTGGATTGATGTGTGTTGAACTACTGGGTGCCGCTTCGAGTTGCTGTTTGAACGAGTTAGCAGAAGTTGCTGTCTGCATATACGCCATTCCAAGATTCAACTTCAGATCAAACTCCAGAATATCGGTGTTTAGTCCGGTGTAAATGTAATCGAAGATTGTCAAATTGTCACTGATCACTTTATCGTTGAACACGCGTTCGTTTTCCGACTTCCCACCAACGAGTTCCGCAACAAGACCCGCCTTTGGTGACACAAACTGCTTGATCGTATAAACAATTTGGACTTTGTTCTCAAGGGCCCGAAGAGCAGTTTGCACCTTGTATTCGTACTTGATCACACTACCCTTACCATCTTTCACGCCGGCCATTTCTTCGAGAATCTGGGGACTGAGTTGCATGACACCACGAATCGCACTTTCAATACTACCGCCAATGGTTTGCTTAACGTAAGCCTTACCTTTTTCACAATCAACCGTGTCGCGGTACTGTTGAGGGCGATCGGTCACTAGATAACGCTCGTTACAGTACACAGGATCAAGAAGAATAATGTACTCAACCGGTAGATAGTCCGAAACTGTGTTGACAAAGTTCGTACCATCGAGAAGGTGAAGCTTCTGCTCAAAGCAATTCTTGTATTCAGTGTATCGATCATTGATATAGATCTGAAGCTGTTGCATTGCATCACGCAACGATGGACCAACCTGCAAAGCAAAACCATCAGCAGCACGAGAATATTGCGGCAGACGTGTCGCACCATTTGCAAGGCCTACAAATGACAAATCATACGTGCCACCTTGTTCGGTGTAAACACCGGTTAGATCATACGGAATGAACATCAACGGACGAACATCAGCGATTGTTTGTGCGATGTCCTGTCTCGTGTTTGGATCGACAGCATATCCAACGAAGAATGGTTTCAACATCCACGTGACCATTGACGCATCAACGCCCAATGCCTGACAGCATCGAATTACCTGATCAACAAACAGAATGCCACGTGGTTCGGAAACCTTAATGTTGCCTTCAACAGCAATAGACGTTCCTGCATCACCGGGAACAGCTTCGCCGGCTGTTACTGACATCCATGTCACGTCTGTAATTGCAAATGCAGCATCTGTAGCTCCAAAGATTAGTACGCAGTAATCGTTACTCGTATTGCCGCCATCCAAAGCGCGAGGAGCGTATTGTTCAAGACCTTCAACGTTCCAAAGCTGTGCTTCTTTTGGCCCTGTTGGATGTTGCCAAGCTGTAACATTTGTTTGTTGAGCGAGCGTTTCTGCAATCTCTGTTGTTCGACAAAGAACCAGTGAGAAAAAATAGCTGTAAGAGCGCATTTCCGACAAACGGTTGATGTCTACCGCTCGACGGCCTAGAACGCCCTCAGGATGGTCGAATTCCGAAACAGGCGTCCTTTGACGAGGATCCTGCAGCGGCGCTTCGTTGTCGAACTGTCCGATATTGTCTGGCATTAGGCACCCGATACAACCAATGGTTTCGTCAAGAACTCAGTCTGAACACGTTCACGAGTTGGAAGAAGGATTTCTTTCCCTTCAGCGAATTCGAGATTTATGTCGACGATGTTGTTATAAAGCAAGATCACCCATGCAAGTGTTGCTTTACCATACACATCGTATGCCAATAAGTCGGGACGAACAGCGTATCGCGGTGTAATTGTCAGTTTGATATCTGTCACAGAAGGTGCGTAGATTCGACGTTCCCACCATCCCAATCGATCACGGAGCTGTTCTACTGTTCCACCCTGTACGTATCTTCCGTCACGTGTTTGATCTGATCTTGCCATTGTTGTTCCTTAGAACGAGTCCAGTTGACCCGTCTTGTATTTAATCAGTGAGAATCGTTCAAACTCACGAGGCGAATGGGTTTCTGCCAGTTCAATCGACACATCCCAACGCACAGGACATGGTTGACGATAAAGATTCGGAATGTAGTCAACATCATCCGGATACGTAATGCTCAAGCTCGTAAGGACAACAGGAATCTTGTTCAGGTGAACATTTGGCAATCGAGAACGATCTGTGTCCGGAGCGGAATATGCATATAGGTAAAGAACTTCTGGAGGCGCTCCGAGCAGCTCAAACCCAGTCTTTGACGCTCGAGCGCGCAACGTCTGAATCTCAGCTGCTTGTGCTGGATCAAGCGCACGTTGCTGTTCGCGCATCATCTGTTGCATTGCACGGTCACGAGCAGTTGCTTCACTCTCCAACTGGCGTCGCTTGTTCGATTGACTATCTGTCAATGTTGAACTTCCAACACCAAAGAAAGGAAAACGCCACGAACGGAGCAGCTGTACTGCTTCCATGCTTTGTGTTGCTTCGCCGCTGGTACGTGAAATGAACTTGTGAGAGATGGAAAACGAGCGAGGCTGAGTGTTCTTATACACTTGTATTGCTCCAGGCATGTGAATCGGCATCACCGGTGTGTACTCTACACCGCCGCTCTCGGTAAACTGAGGCGTGTTGTCAAACACGACTTGTTGAACACGAAACCGGTCATCGCCTGTTGCAATGTTGTTCAGAGATGACACTAGTCGAACCTTAAAGATGCTGTTGGCCATTTTCCACTCGGTAAATAAGTATTTACACCTGTTGCCCTAAAGGAAAAATCCACTATAATGACCAGAGAAGCCGTAATTTCACAAGGAAGGCTCGAATGAATAACAAGAAGAAATCGACCAAGAAGGCTAGTGAGAAGCTGTCTTACTACCAGCGAAAAAAACTAGAACGTCTAAAAGAAGAACGAAGAGCTCTTCGTGAACAACGTAAGAAACAAAAAGAGAAAGAAGCGAAGAACCCTAAAATCGCAAAGCGCAAAAAATCAAAGAAACAGGGTCCTGACAAAGCCAAAGTCAAGCGCTCTCCTGTTACCAAGCCGAAAAAACAACCTCGTGTTAAAGCAGTTGAGATTCTGCCTCAACTCGTTGTAGTTGACCTTCCAGAATTGGAGGAAGAGAAACCCATCTACAATCCAACCGCCGCAAGTGCTCTTGCAGGTAAGAATATCTATCTGAACAACAGGGACTTGCTTGCTGCTGTCAAAGACAGCAAGAAGAGGGGAGAGATGTCAGATAAGTTGGCTCGAATGCTACAGTTGCTTTGTGCCAAGTATGCAAAGAAAGGCAACTTTATCAACTACTGTGTTGATAGTGCCACACTAGCACTAACAAAAAGTGGTTGGAAAACACATCAACAAATGACAACGGACGATGAGATTCTTTCGTATAACCTGGAAACACAACAGCTGGTATGGTCAAAAGTTCTTGAAGTGTTTCGAAATAACTACTCAAGTACGATGCACAAACTAGCAACACAAGGACTCGATGCTCTAGTAACACCAAATCATAAGTTTGTTTCCATAGAACGTGGTTTGATTCCCGTTGAAGACATCATCTGCAATGAACACATCGTTTTAATGGGACAACCGGTGGCAGATGGTAGTATTATCTATCCCGATGATGTTGTGGAGCTTGTAGGATGGTGTGTTACTGAAGGACACTACAGCACTAAATCTAAAAAGCGACACTCGATACAGATTTCCCAAAAACAAGGAGCCAAAGCTAACCGAATCCGTGAACTGTTACAGTCACTTGCTATTCCCCATAAGGAATATCTGAACAAACAGGGGATTATTCTCTTTAACTGTACAGGCGTCTGGATATCAAAAATACATCAAACAATTGCTCCGTCTCGTGTACCTGCATGCGAATTTCTTTTAGACCTTATTCAAACACAACGACTGTTACTTATCAAAACTATGGTGGCTGGAGATGGATGGATGCGACCATCAGGAGGGATGTCATACGTGCAAAAGTCCCCCGAACATATTGACGCATTCCTAATGCTCTGTACATTGGCAGGTCAGACTGTTTCTGTCACACCAATGACATACAAAACACCTACCAGTCGAAAAAATCCCAATGGCGGTGTTAGCGATGTACTCAGCGTGAACATTTATAGTGAACCTAAAACAACATGTCGTGCGGAGTGGATTGACTTTCATGGTGGAAAGCAAACAGCTGGCGGTCGCAGGAACGACAAACCGAACCTACCCACCGAGCAATACACCGGACAGATATGGTGCCCACGGACTGAGTATGGAACTTTTGTCGCTCGTCGTGGCAAGTATATCTACATCACAGGGAATACGTACAATGACGACATGCAAGGGTATGCAATGATGATGCTTGTTCGCACGTGGAACAGTTTCGATCCTGAACGTAGCGAGAACGCATTTGCATTCTATACACAGTGTATCAAGAGTTCGTTCATTCAATATCTCAACCAAGAGAAACGACAACGAACAATTCGTGATATGATGCTTGTCGATCAAGGTCTCAATCCTTCTTTCAGTTATGAAGGTGAGGGCAGTGATCAACATATTCTTGAGGATGAACAGGACTTTTATGCGCAGAAACGTGCAGCTGATCTGTTAACACGACTTCCTAGAGAATACGAAGAGGGTTCGACAGATGTTGACAGAACCCCCTCGGAACCAGATAATGTTGAGTCTAACAATACTGCCAGATAAAACCGCCAGCGGTTTTTGATTTACCACGACAACATTCACTAATGTTATGTAACATTACACCTGTTGCATGTTGTGCGGCTGTTAGTGATCGAAACGTTCTAATTAGAATACCATCAAGTGATAATTGCCGAACTGTGCGAAAATATTTCTTTGAGAAAATCGGAGGCGAAGATCCATAATAACACCATAAAAAACCACCCGCCGATCTTCTCTTTCCCTTGCAACACTGACTGATGTACGAGGCGTTTGCTTTCGTCACTTCACTTGCCAATTTGCATGACGAGAAACTTGCAAGCAACTTTCCGGCAAGCGAATATTGCGAAACTGGTTTCTCTATGATCGGCAAATATCCACGTTTTCCTTTCATCTTCGTACTTAGGATTTTGCGTCGAACATTAGTCCACGCGGTAGAGTTTCCTTCACCACCTTCAGTCAGATTACATAGAATACCGGTGTGATTTATCAATCGCCCGTAGTAACTTATCAGTTCTTTCTCTTTTTGAAAAGCCTCCGCTTCACTTACATTAATTAAAACTTTTTCGTATACAGGCTTCTTTCCTCGTTGATAGAGCTTACATAACTTATTTTTCAACAAAGGATTTGTCAATCGACTTCGCACACGATTATGCTCGTACATACGCGTTCCTGAACCTTTACCTACGTAGAAAGGTTGTCGCGAATCCGGATCTATAATACAATACGTGTAGAAATTTCTATTCATAATAAGAAGTTCCGTAAATATTTACCGTAATGAATGGTATTTATAAGGAGACTGCCTTGAGCAAACAATTGCGGAAAATGGCCGCACTAACCGATATACACTTCGGTAAAAAAGCAAATTCACAGCTGCATAATGAAGACTGTTTACGATTTATCGATTGGTTTCTTATTCAGGCGCAAGAAAACAACTGCGATTACATTGCTTTCCTTGGTGATTGGAACGAGAACAGAAGCGCCCTAAACATTGCAACACTCAACTTCTCATACCAGGGAGCAAAACGGATTAACGCCGTTGGACTCCCGGTCTTCTTTTGTATTGGGAATCACGACCTTTACCATCGACACACACGAGAAGTGTATTCTGTCGTTCCTTTCCAGGAATTCAAACACTTCCAAATGATCGATCAACCAATTCTCATTCCGGAGATCGGTGATGGAGCTGTATTCAGTCCATATCTTTTTCACGACGAATATCCTGGAATGATGCAGTACTTAGACACACCGTTTTGGGCTGGTCATTTCGAGTTTCAAGGATTTCAAGTCACTGGATATGGTGTGAAGATGCAAACAGGACCTGATCCAAAGTTGTTCAAAGGTCCGAAACACATCGTATCAGGCCACTTCCATAAGCGACAAACAATGGATAACATAGTCTACATGGGGAATTGTTTTCCAATGGATTTCGGTGATACGGGCGATGACAATCGCGGAATGATGATCTATGATCATGTTACACAAGAAATGACGTTCATCAACTGGGCCGACTGTCCGAAGTATGTCAAGACAAAGTACACTGATCTTCTTGATGGAGTTGTTGATATTCCTGTTCAATCGCGTGTTCGTTGTATAATGGATGATCCACACGCATCATTTGAGGAAATTACTTTTGTTCGAGCAACTTGGCTCGAGAAATACAACCTTCGTGAATTTATCATGGAGGAGACAATGCATCTTGATGAAGCGCGAACGTCTACAGTAACGACAGCTGATGTGAATTCGCTCGAGACAGACATCGATTCCGCTAAGGATGAAACCAACAGTTTCGACGAACTTGTCGTGCAGATGTTGAATGACATCAAGAGTGACGCAATCGACAACACTCTTCTCATCGAACAATACAGGATGATTCCGTCATGATCGAGTTCACGTCACTCACACTGCGAAACTTCCTCTCCTATGGTAACAACACAACGATTGTTAACCTCTCTCGTCAAAACACAACAACACTGATTGTTGGTGAGGACCTCGATAACACCGCTGATGGAAAGGGAGCAAACGGCGTTGGCAAGACAGCAATCATCAATGCGTTAACATATGCAGTATACGACACACCGATTTCGAATATTTCCAAGGACAACCTTGTTAACAATATCAACAAGAAGAACATGGAGGTTGTTGTTGAATTCAAAATGCCGAGTGGTGATCAGTACACAATTAAACGTGCTCGTAAGATGAAAGCTGGAGCAGCTGGAAACACAGTGTACCTGCTCAAAAACGAGGTTGATATTACACCAGATAGTGCCAATGCAACAAATGCACTGATCCAAAAGATCATCGGGATTCCTTACGAGTTGTTCATCCGCATTGTTGTGTTTTCAGCTGCTCACACACCGTTCTTAGATCTAAAAGCAGCTGACCAAGCCGCAATGATTGAAGAACTGTTTGGTTTGACAATGCTTTCTGAAAAGGCCACTTACCTTAAGGACATGATTCGCGATACTGAATCCAAGATTGCGATCCAACAGGTGTTGGTCGGTGAGAAGGAAAGGGAACGTTCTCAATATGACAAACAGGTAGAATCAGCGCGTCAAAGAATTGACGCATGGGTTTTAAAACATAATAAAGATGTCGGTGATCTTGTCGAAAAGGCAGCGATTTGGAAAAACGAACGAGAAGCCCGGCGTCTCGCAGCAGTTCAAAAAATCGAAGCGTGGGAGTCTGACCATTCGCGTGATGTTAAGACGTATGAAGATAGGTTGATTATTCTTTCAGAGATTGACTTCAATCACGAACAGGATGTATTTGATGCAATAAAACAAGCAACTTCAGAACGTGATTCAATCGTTGCTGAACAACGAGAAAAGACTCGTGATAAAGCAACCCTTATGTCAAAGCTTCAGACAAACGAAAACGAGCTTGAGCATCTTCGGGACGCTAAATGTCCTCGTTGTTTCCAAAATATGCCAAATGCTACACAAGAGATTCAGAGGTGTGAAACACACTCAAACGAATGGATGGTAGCAATCGAACATATCCAAACTGAGCTTGCTGAACTCTCAACATCTTTAACAGTATGTGACAATAAAATCAAGACTTGGAAGATCAGCCTTCGGGTTCAAACCATCAACGATCTTGCCCAACTTCGAGCAGAAAAGGACAGTGCTAGTAGTAACCTGCAGCGAATTAAAACCGCTGTTAACCCTTTGATCGGTACTGATCTTGCCGTACTGGATGAAAAAAATCCTTATGTAGCTCAGCTTGATCGAGTAGAAAACGAGACAAACCCGCACATAGGTGCCTTCGACGAATTGCAAAAACTCGCACCACCAGCACCGGACTACACAGCGATCAACTCACTAACAAAGGTTGTTGAACATCAACAGTTTCTGTTGAAGTTACTGACAAAGAAGGACAGTTTCGTCCGTAAGGCGCTTCTTAACAGAAACATTCCGTACCTCAACAATCAGCTTCAACACTATCTGTCACTGTTAGGATTACCACATAAAGTTGAGTTCACTCATGAAATGACAGCAAGGATCTCTCAGATTGGTCGCGAGCTGGATTTTGGTAATCTCTCGGCAGGTCAGGCAGCACGTGTGAATTTCGCACTCGCTCTCGCATTCCGAGATGTCCTCCAAGGTCGCCACGCAAAAATCAATGTGTGTATGCTCGACGAAGTGCTCGACCATGGATTGGATACAATTGGCGTCCAGGCGGCTGCGCGTCTGTTAAAGCGTAAGGCTCGCGATGAAGGACTTTCGTTGTACATCACCTCACACAGGGACGAAATTGACCGTGCTTTCGACCATACGATGACTGTGCAATTGTCGAAAGGTTTCAGTTATATCATCGAAGAATGACAACGTTATATTTTGACGCTAATCTCAGACAGGAAGAGGCACCAATGTTGCCACGATTGCCTGTAGATACATTCCGACAACCAGATGTTGATACGGTTGTTGCACGTGATGTTGAAAGGATTATAACATTTCGACGGATGCCGGACCCGCTTTCCTACCGAGCCCGATACACGGTTGGAGGAGTTACGGTGTATGCAAAAGTACGAAAATGGCAAGTTGTCTCAAAAACAGCCGACGACGATTTCCAAGCCCGTTGGTATGATTGGATTGCTATAGACGACAACAACTATCACGAAATTGACTGGTACCTTGAAGGATGTGTTCATCCTTTGATACATGATCCTAAACTAAGTGGTTTCGTGTTCCATGAATAATAAATATACACATATACGGAGAAATGCATGAAACTTGACGAGCTCTTGTCCGAAAATGTGGTGTGGACGGACACTCTGGGACACCTAGTTGATCAAGCGGTCCACTACCATTCACAAAACCCTCACGATGATGCAGCTCGAATTCTTCGCCACTACATCGCTCCAATGTTAAGTCACGCTCATGATCATCCGGCCGACATTGATGATCCTGAAGCATTTCGGACAGCTGTTCATACCCTTCAAACAAACTTTCCTAACCCTGTTGCGGATAGTTTGAAACAGGTCGTACATTTCCTGCATAACGCTATGCCTTACTACAAGGAAAGTGACAAGGGGATTTGAATCCCTAAATAGTTCTCCATACGGAGAGTTATATGCAGAAGAAAGTATTCATGGGGATTGATCAATCCTACACAAGTTGTGGTGTTGTGTTAATCAACGAACAGAAAGAAGTTCTCAATTGCTATCGTATCACGTCTTCAAAAACTGACGACATATACCAACGCGCGCAGACGATCACTAACACAGTCAGTTCCTTGATTCAAAAGCATGACCCATACGTGATTGGTCTCGAAGGATTGGCATTTTCGAATTTCGGTAATGCCACACGAGATCTCGCCGGCCTTCAATTTTGCCTAGTTCAGCGAATCCGTTACTACCACAATCACCACTACGGACCTGTTATAGTCGCTCCTAAGGAACTAAAGAAATATGCATTCAAGGGCAACGCAACCAAAGACAACATGGTTGACAAACTCCCACAAGCCGTGTTAGACTTGTTCAAGGAGCACAACTTCAAGAAGACAACAGGGTTGTATGATGTAACTGATGCCTATTGGATTGCGTGCTATGCACAAGACAAACACAGACCCGACCAGACCTCCTCGTTATATTTCGTTTTTGATTCACTAGTAGATCCGAAGCATTTCACAGTAGAACAGATCAGACAAGCAGTCCTCGACCTCTGAAACAAACAGATCAAATAGAAACATAGCCGAACAAACCCTAACTGTCGGTGGCGTAGGAACAGAGTCCGTCTCTCGAGCCTCAGGAACGATGTCCTGAAAGTTGACCCGCTTGGGAGTGAAGCCCCCTTCACTCATGATTCAACGTTTTGCGTCGCAGTTCTACCGCACTGTCGCGCGTGTTCATAAAACACAAAAAGGAGCGGTATGGTGTATCTTTTCAATATTAAAACGAGAAATGATAGACGAGAACGTGAGCGTTCCGACGAACGCAGTGAGGAAGGACGCGAACAGTTCTGCTTCGCGTCAGCGAAGCAATCAATATTGTGGATACATCTTTTTCGCTTCAACTTCGAGCCGTTTTTCAATAAACTCTACCATTCGCTGACGTTCAATAGCTGTTGTAACAAACATTGAGTCATACTGGACAGCACCACGCATGAAGTAGGAAATCTCTACCAATCGATCGATGATGCCTTCGCGCTCAGATTCCATCCGACTAAACATTTTTCGAATGTCATCATCAGTTCCTATTCTGAGCGTCAGGTAAAAAAACTTACTGGGTTGGCATTGATGTAAAGTTCAATCGCACCACCGCAATCGAGACATGCTCGGTGAACAATTCCATCCACGCCCCATTGACTGACTCGTTGAGCTGCTTGTTCAATCTGTCTTTTCCAACCGAGAGGAACCGCTAGAACCCACTGGCGAATCTGATCTTTGTCTGTGATTGTATCAACTGATCGAATTACACCGGTGATTGTATCAACGACAAGTTTGATCGCTTCTTCTTCTGTCAGTTCGTTACGTTTCGTTAAAGCGGTCGTTTGATAAAGCTCAACGATATGCTGGTATGTCAACGGTTTCAGAGTCACAACCTGTCCATTTGTCATCGTAAGCCTGTATTCATCTTTCACGATAGTCGGATCGACCATCTTTGCCGAACGGATGATTTCGTTCAGGTCAATCTGATACGAGTGTTTCTTGGCGTGTTCACAATCATGCGTGAAGAATGCCTCCATTGTTCCTTCAAAAGATACCATTCGGAGGCAAATCATCAAATAGTCGACGTCCTTCGAAAGTAGTTCGGTTGGCTTGAGAATTTGTGGAATACAGCGCGAGAATACTTCAACAATAGCTTTGCCAGATAGAAGTTTGTCTGGCGTGCTAAACACAATCTCATCCATTGCGGTCATTGGATACACTTCAAGTTCACCATGCTTAACATCCGGCGCAAGTTCGCCGTTCTCGTAGAACAAACCTTGCGACGGTAACTTAAAAGTTGCGCCAGGGATACGCAATTTTTCCATCAATGGATTTTCGTGGGTTTCACTCATACAGATCTCCTTAACACTGAGTATTTACAAAAGGGAAGCGTCCGATAAATACGCGGTATGAAGGGGTATTTTGATGGCGGAAGCTAACATCGCAACACAACAAATCGCAGCTTTGGCTGAATCGTCACGGCAATTGGTTGCCGCGCACAACGCTGAACTGAAGGCGATGAAGCAGTACACAGATGCGCTGAATCAGTCAACAGAAGCGTTAGAAGCTTACGAGTTGGAGTTGACGAAGGGTCAAGAACTGACGGACGATGAAAACAAACTCCTCCAAAAAGCCCTTGTCGCAAAGCAAAAAGAACTGCAGATCACCAACAGCCTGAACGCAGCAAACAAGCGACTTCAGGACATGCTTCAGCAGCGCCACAAAATTGCTAAAGAGGATCCAACACTTGGAAAGGTTCACAACAGACTTATCCGCGAGCAGATCCAACAGATCAGAACACTGAAGTCCTCTCAGGCTGCCGCTTCCGCTGGTTCCGCGGCGTCCGCTGCCCAGTTTGCAAAAATGATGAGTGGAGCCGTTGTAGCGCTTCGAGTTTTCACCGGCATTTTGGGTATCATCGTTGGTGCGATACTGGGTCAGTATGAACTCCAAAAGAAGTTGATGGTCGCCAACCAAGGATTCATCGAAGGAACTGACAACGCAACCCAAGCGTTGATGCGTCAACAAGAACTTGCAACACTTCGTGCGAAAGTTGAACCAGTTGAATTTGCTAAAATCATTACATCATCTCGACAAATGGTCAACGCGTTAGGTGGTAATGCAAAGGTAGTTGATTTGTTGTCTGAATCACAACATGCATTATATGCAATGACCGGCAACTTCGCCGATGCATTGAAAGCAGCAAACGATATCGCACAATCATTGATCTATAGTGGTTTCCGTCCAACGCAACAAGCAATGGAAGCGTATATCCGCGACCTGAAAGACCTTCACATCCTCACAGGTAGAACCGAAGCAGAGCTTCGAGGAATGTTTGACGAGATTGCTAAAGATACCGATTCACTCACGTTGTTGCGAGCAGCTCGAGAAGATGAACGTGAAGCAATCCTTGCATCACAACGAGCATTATTTAAGTTGGGTGTTGAAGCTGGTATGACGGCTGAACAAGCTCGAGATGCGGCAAAGATGTTGAACAAGATGGTTGCCGCGAAGCCGCTGGAGCGTATTAAACAAGCAGCGAAAATGCGCGCATTTGGTGCAGCATTCGGTATTGCTGGAAGTGAAGAAGCAGCACGAGCAGTTCTAGCCGGACCAAGAGCAACAGCTGATCAGAAAAAGTCCCTGCAACAATTTAGCATGGCGGCAACAAGCTTCGCCGATCAAGCACGAGGTGCAGGCATGGCAACAGAAATTGCTGTAACAACTCTCCTTGACAAGCTTGACCTTGAGCAGTATTACGGACCTGGCAGCACATTTTCAACAACGTTAGGACAACAATTGCAAAACAATGCGGGTGATTTGCTGAAACAGTTCATTGACATTGCAAAGGATCCGCTCGCTAAAGTCGTACAGACAGAAGAATGGGCAAGAACACTTGTTGAATGGGCTGCTGTAAGTGGTGGTTGGTTAGCAATTATATCAAACCACTTGAAAGACATTCTCGAAGCGGTTAGGGGTATGTGGGCTTCAATCAAACATGGGTTCGGTTGGGTAGGGGACAAAATGGCTGAATTCTGGCTCGGGTTCAAATCAGTATTTCTTGAGATGTTCTATGGACTTGCTGAGGCACTGGGTAAAGTTCCTGGTTTAGGTTCACTAACTGAATGGGCAACCGAGGGCAGAAAGAACCTAGATAAAGAGGCGTTGCGTATTGGTGCAAGTACTCAACCAATTGGTGATAGATCTGCGCTCGTGAAGAAAGAGCGTGAACTAGAAGAGCGCCAGAGGAAACTTGAACAGCGGACTACCGCTGCTCCGGCTGAAAACAAACAGGTTGTTGATGAAGCGAAGAAAACGAATAACACACTTGAGAAGCAAAACGCACTGATGGAAGAAGGTAACGCTATTGCGAAGAAGACGCTCGAGCAAGCGACAACATCTGCAGCTGAAATCAAAGCACGACTTGAAGAAGCGGCAAGAATGGATGCGGCGAAACGAGGTCTCTCTTATCACGATCTCGTTCGGTAACGAAATAAATAATCCTTGATATAAAGGCACATACATGGCAAAGTTCGTAGACTTCTTCAAAGTTGTCCAGCCAAAAACTGGCACAACGACAATGACCGATAGTCAAAGCATTGGCGATCAAGGCGTCTATGCAAACTACTCATGGTACCAGCGACTGATTCAAGGATCTGCCTCTCGTATTACACGTTACCGTGAATATGATTTGATGGACAACGACGTTGAAGTAGCTCGAGCACTGGATACGATTGCAGAAGAAATGACAGGATCTAATCCACAACTTGAAATGCCGCTAGAACTCAACATCAAGATGGAGAAGCAAGAGTCAATCCCTTCATCCGTTGTTATGACGTTGAAATCTACCCTTAGTTATTGGTGTGATCTCCATGAATGGGAAACCCGTTTATTTCCCGTAGCTCGTAACTCGATCAAATATGGGGACTGTTTCTTTCGTCGCAAGACGGACACGAAGAAGTGGGAATACATTCATCCTAAGAACGTTGTTGCAGCAATTGTTGACGAAAATGATATGACGCGAGTGCTTGGATGGCAAATCAAGCAAGACATTAAAGTGCCGAACTCGCCCTACAATGCTCCTGTCGGTCATTTTGGGAAGTATAGTGAAACACAAGTAGACACATACAGTGCAGATGAGATTGTGTGGTTCACATTGAACAATGATCTCGGTGAGCAAGCGCCATTTGGTGATAGCGTGCTTCGTGCTATTTACCGTGCACAAAAGCAGAAGGAACTGCTGGAAGATGCAATCATCATCTATCGTATCCAGCGTGCTCCTGAACGTCGTGTTTTCTACATCGATGTTGGAAAGATGCCACCACAACGCGTTAAGACGTATCTTGAACAAATCAAGAACGAAATCCGCCAGAAGAAAATTCCAACATATGGTGGGGGTGTTGAACAAGTTGATAGTGTTTACAACCCACACAGTATGAATGAGGACTTCTTTTTTGCACAACGTCAAGAAGGTAAGGGCTCACGCGTTGAAGTTCTACCAGGGGGACAAGGTCTCGGCGAACTTGCCGATCTCGAATACTTCCAATGGAAAGTCTTTCGTGGTCTTCGGATTCCTCTGTCATACATGAGAGAAGGCCAAGATAATGCCATCTTTAATGATGGCAACACTGGTATTGCATACATCCAAGAATTGCGATTCGCTTTATTTGTGAAGCGTCTGCAGCGCTATGTTGAACGTGTTCTTGACAAGGAGTTCAAGCGCTATCTCCACGCTGCAGGAATCAACATCGATACAGCTATTTTCAACATTAAGCTGCCAGATCCGGAAAACTTTGGCATCTACAAGCAGCAGAAGCTCGATAGTGAGTTGCTTAATACAATGTCAACGGCGCAGGCTATTACATCACTTTCTGCACGATTTGCAGAGAAGAAGTACCTGCAGCTTACAGACGAAGAAATCATCACCAACTATCGTCAGAAGTGCGAAGAGTTGCAGCTTGATCCAGAAGATTCTGCAAGCATGCCGAAGGTCTACGGTCCACCACCAACTGAAGGAGGTTTGGTAGCTGGTGGCCTTGGAGGTGGTCCAGGCATGTTCCCAGGAACGCTTGGAGGAGTTGGAGGCGCTCCTGGCATGGAAACCGGTGGTTTAGGTGGTGAAATGGGTGGTCAGCTTCCAGCAGGAGGTCCGGAAACTCAAACTGCTGGACCCGCACAACTCCCTGGAAATACAGGTGGAATGACGCCGCCTCAGTAAAAAAGTAGCCAAATCAACAAGGTAGAAATAAATAACCACGAATCACCTAAACCGGTGAGTTTAACTGTTGTTTCCACAAGGAGCAGACAATGAACAAAGAAATGAAGGACAACCTTGGCAAGGTGATCAACAGTCTTGTCAATGACGATAGCAAGACTGCATCTGATTCACTTCACGAGTATCTTCGTGCAAAGGCTCAGTCTATCATCCTCGGCGAAGAACATGATATGGATGAGAAGCCAGAAATGAAGGACGAGGAAGACGTGGATGAGAAGCCAGAAATGAAAGCTGATGCTGACGACGCAGATGAAGATGCTGATGACGAACCTGTCGATGGCGATGATGACGAACCTGTCGATGGCGATGATGACGACGTTGACATGGAAGAGGAAGAGAAGTCTAAGAAGTCCAAGAAGAAGGACAAGAAGTAATCCTTTAAGGACGTACCATGAACAAGAAAGAGATTGTGCTTCTTATTGAATCGCTTCTCCCTTCAGAAAGCAACATGGTTTGTGAAACATCCGCTGACGGTAAGTCTTACTGGCTTAACGGCACAATGATGCAATCAAATATCAAAAACCGTAACGGTCGTGAATATCCGCTCACTGAGATTACCTCGGCCGTTGAATCTGCTATCAAACAGATCAATGAATACGGTCTGATGGGAGAGCTAGACCACCCACAAACGCTTCAAATCAACCTTGATCGTGTTTCACATAAGATCACTGAAATGAAGATGGTGAATGGCAACGCAATCGGTAAGGCTCAACTACTTGATACACCAATGGGTAAGATTGCACAAGAGTTTGTCCGTGCAGGTCTCCGTCCAGGTTTTTCGAGTCGTGGTGCTGGTAATGTCAACGAAAGCGGCGGTGTATCAGGCTTCCAATTTGTCACAGTGGATATCGTGGCGCAGCCATCTGCCCCAGGAGCATATCCAGAAAGTGTGTATGAAAGCCTTGATCGCAGCAGAACGGGTCGTAATGTGTTAACTCTTGCTGAAGCAGTTCGAAATGATCCTCAAGCACAAAAATTCCTTAAGGACGAAGTGCTTAAGTTCCTTTCAAGTGTGAATTGGCGCAAAGGCTAAATCCGGAAACTAAGGAAGAGAATAACACGTTGATTTAACTCGGGATTTTCTGTATAGATTACAAGTTTCGTGCAGGAATGCGGATTTACCGCTAAATAAATCCCACAAGGAACAACTTGTTACCAAGGAGATTTACATGGATGAGCTGCTTAAGAAACTGCTTGCTGCTGAAGTCCTGACGGAAGACACCCGCAAGGAACTTGAAGCTGCATTCAAGCAGAAGATCGACGAAGAAGCAAAGAAGGCCCGCGAAGAGGCAACAGTTGCAGTCAACGCAGAACTCCACGAAAAGTGGACACAAGAGCGTGACACTCTGATTGAAGCTCTCGATGCAAAGGTCAGCGAAGTTCTGAAAGAAGAGCTTGCAGAGCTGAAAGATGACATCGACCGTTTCCGCGATCTTGAAGCTGAATACGCAGAAAAGCTCGTCGAAGCAAAGGGTGAAATGGCTGATGGTCTCAAGAAGGACATGGACGCTCTCATCGAGAAGCTGGACAAGTTCCTTGAAATCCGCCTGACAAAAGAACTCGAAGAACTCCACGAAGACATCGAAACACAGCGCAAAAAGAACTTTGGTAAGCGTGTATTTGAAGCATTCGTTGATGAGTTCAAAAAGCACTACGCAGCAGATGACAGCGTAGAAGGCAAACTTCACGAAACAGAGCAACAGCTTGCAGACGCTCTCAAGGCTCTCGAAGAGTCCGAGAAGAAGTCCGCTAAGCTTGAGCGCGCAAAGAAGATGGACGAAGTCCTGAAGCCTCTCTCAGGTCGCTCACGAGAGGTGATGGAAGCTATCCTCAAGAACGTCGACACTCCTATGCTCGAGGATGCATACAAGACTTACGTAGGTAAGGTCTTGAAGGAAACGACAGCCGTCGAGCCAAAAACCGACGACAAGAAAACTTCAGAGAAGGAAACTCCAGTACTAGCTGAAGGTGAGAAGAAGAGCGAAACCAAGCCGCAAGGCGTAACAAAGACCGGCGATGACAATGAGCGTATCACAGAGGGTGCTAAGCTCGACCAACCAGCAGGCAAGCTCTCGGAAGAGAACAAAGCCAAGCTGCGTCATCTTGCAGGCATTAAGTAATCTCACTTAGCTAGGAGCTAAAACAATGAACGAAATTTTTGAAAATTGGAGCGAAGTCAAGGAAGCGCTTCTTGATGGTCTTACTCCTCAACAGCGTACCGTAGTCGGTCCTGTTCTGGAAAACCAGAAAGAGTACCTCTTGGCAGAATCCGCAGCAGTAGGCGCTGTTCAGGCGCACGACATTGCTGGTTTCCGTAAGATCCTCATCCCGATGATCCGTCGTATTATCCCAGGCACAATCGCGACCGAAATCGTTGGTGTTCAGCCAATGCAAGGTCCAGTTGGACTGGTTTACACGATGCGTTACCGCTACGGCGAAACAGTCAACGTGCCAGGTGCACCAACAGCAGCAAACCCATGGTCACCGAATCCAGTTGGTAACTTTGGTAACATCACGTCTGGTGATGAAATGTTTGGTAACAACCCAGTTCTTCGTCAGTTCTATTCTGGCGCAGCTGGTGCAGTCGTAGGTGATGGTGGTGCTAACCAGCCAGCTGGCGCATCCGGTATCACAAACGCAGCTGCAGATGAAGCCGACATTCAAGCTAACGCATCACGTGGTGCATGGCCATCCAGCATCCCAGCATGGAACACATCATTGTTTGGTCCATACCCAGCTGTAGGTACAGACGCAATCGGCAAGCAGTATGCTGGTCGTCTCTTCGGTGGTTCTGGTTCCTTCATCGAAGGTTCCGGTGGTCGTGTGGTCAAGCTTGAAGTTGTGAGCCAGGCTGTTGAAGCAGGCACGCGTAAGCTTCAGGCAGGTTGGACAATTGAATCGATGCAGGACCTTAAGAGCCAGCACGGTCTCGACCTTGAGAACGAACTGACACAGGTTATCTCTGCAGAAATCGTTCAGGAACTCGACTCTGAAATTCTGACAGACCTTTTGGCTCTGGCAGGAACAGTCGGTACCTACGACTATGCAACGATCGGCCTTGGCCCACAGTACCAGCCAGCATACCTTGGTGACCGTTTTGCAAACCTTGGTATTATCATCAACGCAGTTGCAAATGAAATTGCACGTAAGACCCGTCGTGGTCCAGGCAACTTCATCGTTGTATCGCCAATGGTTGTTTCTATCCTTCAGAGCGCAGCAAAGTCAGTGTTCGCACCGGCAGTTGCTGGCAGCTTCAAGGGTCCTAACAACAGCATGTTGGTAGGTACACTCAACGGCACGATCAAGGTTTACAGCTACCTGTGGAACCAAGTATCAGGCCTCGCAGCTCAAACAAACGACGTCATCCTTGTTGGTTACAAGGGCGGCAACGGTGAGACAGACACTGGTTACTTCTACTGCCCATACATCCCACTGATGTCAAGCGGTGTTGTTATCAACCCAGTAACGTTCCAGCCAGTTGTCTCCATGATGACACGTTATGGTAAGACAGCGTTTACCCAAACAGAAACATCGTTGGGTAATAGTGCAGACTACTATGGAAAGATCAATATGCTGAATTTCCAATTCGCATAAACAGTGGATCTTCACGAAGCAGCTATAAAAATCCCCGTTTTTCGCCGGGGATTTTTTTATCAACTGGGAAACTCCGTGGATTACCCTTCCGATATAGCGTATACTCAGAAATCTATAGGGAGAAAACACCAGATGCCATTAGCAGGAGAAATCGATAGAACATATTCCGAACGTCTAACGGCAATCGGAATCGAACTTCAAGAGAGTTTCAAAGGAACCAAAATAACACATCGTATGAAGTGTCTCAAATGTCAACACAAGTGGTCAGCGACACCTCTATCGAAGATTCAATCCAATAAAAAACGTAAAGGAAACGGTTGTCCCAACTGCAATCTCGATCGGCAAATAGCAGAAAAGAAAGAATTACGTGCCAAAAATATCAAACTTCTTGAAGACAGAGGACTTGAGATTCTATCTGATTGGGATGGTAAACGTGTAGCAGATAAACATGATACACCAATATTCGTAACCGTTCGAAACAAAGTTTGTGGTCACACGTTTACTTCAGTGGCGAAGAACCTTCTCTCAAGAGGCATAACATGTGCAGTTTGCGGGAAAGAGGAACGAACGAAGAATATCAATGCCTGGTCAAAAGCAAACTCAGAAAAGTGGCGAGAAACAGCCGACCTGTGGTTGCAGTATCGCTCGAAAGTAATGTCGCTCACCCGTCAGAATTACAAAGCCCATAAGCAAGAAATCAATCCAAACAATCTTCCAACAGGCAAAGCTGGCACAGAAGGTGCGTATCAACTTGATCACATCGTGCCGATTCGATACTGTTTCGAGCACTATATCCCTGCGGAAACTTGTGCTGATTGGTCCAACCTCCAGATGTTACCTTGGCAAGAAAATCTCTCTTCAAAAGCACACCTAAAAGAAGGAATTCCACCAATCTTCGCTAAATATCAGCTTCAGAGGGTCCTCAATAAATATTGGCATGGACCTGTCATTCAAAGAATACCTGAAAAGCAAGGAACAGCTCAGACAAGCAATTGAGCAAACTCCGCGTGCAGTTGTTGAATATGAAGTTCGTAAATATTGCAGTATTGCTTTGGGTGAGAACAAAGAAGATCGTAAAATCGTTGGGTTGAAACCAAAACAAACGATCATTGTTGAATGGCGATATGATACAATCAGCAACCCAACGATTGTATCATTGAAATTCAAGAATGTTCAGGCGTTAGATGAGCAGGAAGAATTCCAGACATTCTGGAATTCTTCAAAACTCAAGAAATGGTTGGCTCGGCACACAAAAGAAGGACAATGACATGAAAAAGAAGACCCCAAAACAGCGTTGGAACAAAGCTGTTAACACGTACAAGAAAGTCAACCGAACCAACGTAACAGTCAAAGCAAAGCAGAAGCTGAAAGTTCCTCGGATGACAAAACTTGCTAAGATCATCAAACCACAAAACGCCTTCCGTGCGTTCAAACTCGTTCGTGAAGCAGATGAAACAATTAAAGCAAATGACATGCTGATTGAGAAGGCGGTTGTAACTTGGACTGTTCGCTTCGGTGATCGTGCTTCAATTGTTGTTGAAAATGTGATGAAGGTTCTCGGTGCTGTTCAAGCAAACATCAACGCAGGAAAAAATCCTTTGAGTATTGCACAGGGGAAGGAGCAAGACCTTGTTGACCTGCTTGCGGGCGCTCGAGCGCTACAAGCAACTGGCACAGGAAGCTCGGTGGCTCTACATTCATATATGCAACAAGTGGCTGGACAAAAGCAAGGACTGACACCGGAACAAGTTGAAATTGCAGCTGTGAAACAAGCCGGTCGTGGATCTCGTGTTTCTCCTGAAGTTCAACAACAATTGCAGCAACTTGCGCAAGCGATTCAGACGGGGGATGCGGCAGCAGTGGAAGCGATCAAGCGTCAGTTCCAGCAAACGTTTTCATTCTATCAGCAGTTGCAACAACGCATGGCACCACAACAACAGACACCTGTACCAGCGCAGCGTCAACCTGTCATGCCTACGCAACGTCCGGCACAACTACCACGTTGATTTGCCCCTGAAAGCCTGTCATACTGGTCAGGGTCATTGATCAACATTAAGGGGACTCTTATGAAATCAGCAATCGTTGTTGCTCTTGCAGCAGCTGTGTTCGCCGGTTCGGCAAATGCAGCGATTCTCGAGGGCGTGAAGGACGGATTCAAGCGCGACGTATACGTCAATGACACCTACAAGCAGCATGATGGTGTTGGCGGCGGTGGCAGTTCCGCTGGTAGCGCTGGTGCAGCGGCAGGTGGTTCAACTGGCGGCAACGGCGGTACGTGTGGCGGTGGTAAGTAAGTCAAAAACGTGCAAACATGAAGGTACACCACGGGTGGGAAAACTCCACCCGTGGTGTCGTTCTTGTGGAACGTGCTTAGGTTCGATTTTCAATACGAAACGATTCTGTTGACTCTTTAGTTGTACAAGTGTAGCATGCGACCACCTTAACAAATGGAGGTCAAAATGCAAGCTCTTGATTATACAAGGTTCGAACACGGACTTCGTTCTTTTGTTCGACTGATTCCCCTGCGCCGCGACTCCACCCAAGCTAAGTACATCCAAGACGAATTCGATCTGTTTTCTGCAATCGACTGTCTTGAGCAGTATCTAAACGAATCTGCTGAAATGTTCGGCAAACAGAAGTACCGCGATACGCCGTTCGATTTCTGTGAGGACATTCAACTCGACCTCGCCGAACTGTTCCTCAACCATGAAAACCAACAGAAAGCAGCTGTTCTTCGTAAGAAGAACCAGCCAATATACCACCTTGTTCTGTGCGTGATCCTCGATCTTCTTCGCACCTATCCGCATGGTGATGTCCTGATGCATGCACAGGAAATTTTCAAAGAAATTCGCGAGCGGATTGCGAACCATAATTACGATGGTGGATACGACGACGCTCTCGTGATGCAAGAGATCATCTACAAGGAAATCCGTGAAAAGGAAGCCGCTCGCCAGGCGAAGATTGTCAAACGTCGCAAGCGTCATGAGGCAATGCTTGAAGAAATTGTCGAGTTGTCGTTCGAATAACTCTTTCACCCTGCAACAACAGCCGTGTTCCGAAAGGACACGGCTGTTTTGTTTTCCGGATAAATACAACTACATCAAGGAGAAAGCATGAGTACTTTCGATATTAGCCACGACTCCCCTGGTTTGCTGCGCTTTGAAGCGCTCAACATGAGCCTTAAAGTCGAACGAACAAGTGAGACAACTGCTCGAATCAGCTGGAACATTCCAACTCCAGCAGCCGGCTGTACAGCTGATACCCAAGCATATTGTGGTATTGTCATCACCGGCGACACAACAGCAATCAATGGAAGCAAGCTTCCAAAGAATGGTGTCGTGTACAATTCTGATCCAACAATGGACAAGAATTTATTTGCAGGTGACAAGATCGGAACATCGTTCGTTCTTGGCGCTTTCTATCAAGACAGAACAACAACATTTCTTGACGTGACAGGTCTGTTACCAAACACACCGTTTTACGTTTCAGGATTCCCGGTTGATTGTGAGTACCGATACTTCTTTGAAGGCGTACATGGGTACTCGCTGGATTTCAAATCTGATGGAACCGAACCAACACATGCAACACAAACAGTATTGCTTACAAAGCCAGACGGTACGGCAGGTGTTCTTCCAACAGATTACACAGGTTTGGTTCCAGGTGTAACGTACACGTTTACAGCTTCAGTTGGTGCAGGAAGCCTAGCGACACAACCACAAGTTCCTCTTCCGCCATCTGCGTGTGTGACAAAACCAACTGTGTACACAGTTACAATCAAAGGCGAAAATGCTCTTACATATCAAGATCTGATCGATGAGATCAATCGACAGTTCGGGATCTTGACAGGTTGCCCACAAAGTCCACAACCACCAAACGCTGGTACGTATTTCTGGAATGCAGTAGCACAGAAACTGTACCTGTTTGACGGATTCCAGCTGATTGAACTCCCTGTGTACATTCAGCCAACGCCGCCAACGCTTGTTGCGATTGGCACATACTGGTACAACCCGGTTACGAAAATTCTCTATCAATGGGACGGCACACAATGGATCGTTCAGACGGTAATCGTCTATGCAACGGATCCAACACAACCGATCTGTGATCAATCAATCTGGTTTGACGGAACTGCCGTTCACTTGTGGAATGGAATTGCGTGGTGTGACACAACTCTATACACATCGCCCGTCGATCCATCACAACAGAATCCAGCTCCGTGTGGAGCGTACTGGTATAAAGCATCAACAAAACAGATGTTCAAATGGAACGACGCACTTGAGATCTGGATTGCCACACTCGTCATCAAAGCGACCCTTAATCCGAACGCCTTGCCAATTGGATTCTATTGGTTCAACTCTTCGAACAACACATTGTATCAATGGAGCGGTGTTTCTTGGGTTGCTCAAGTAAACGTACGTATTCAAGAAACAACTCCGTTAATGCCTGGTCCTGGCACGTATTGGTACAATCCGCTGACAGAAGTCCTACAACAGTGGAATGGTGTTGCGTGGATTGTTTTGCCTGATGTAACAACGTTTGCAACTGATCCTCAGGACCGTAGTTCTTGTGACTTATGGTGGGACCTAACTAACAACCTTCTCTATGTTTGGGATATTGTAAACGGTGTATGGAAAGAAGTAACGGTATTCTTTCAGCAAGAGGTTGATCCAACAATTCCTCCTGACATAGTTGATGGATCGTATTGGCTGAACCCAACAACACTTGTAATCAACGTGTGGGTGAATGGCTGCTGGATAGAAACGCAGTACATCTTTTTCCCGACTGATCCAACACAGATGGTCAATGGAACTGTGTGGTTCAATGGTACAGGTTGGTTCTACTGGGACGGCACGCAGTGGGTTCCATTTGTGCCGACAATCTCAGAAATCGATCCTTCGTTGATTGCAGCTGGAGCATACTGGTTCAACACCACAAACGATACGTTGAATTTGTGGAACGGTGCATTGTGGGTGAACCTGTTGTATGTAACAACACCTCCGACGCCTGTTAAGGGTGATTGCTGGTTCAATACGACAACTGGCAAGGTGATGGTTTGGGACGGTACGCAGTGGATTGATGGAACGCCTGTTGCTTCTGTTGAACTTGACTGTGACGGAAACTTACTGTTCACAGACACATCACACCTTGGCAGTGCATCGTACATTGCTGTTGACGGTCGTGTGTTGACGAATTCGTTGGTGTTTGGTTTCCCTGTGTGGGAGATTTCTTCAGCAGGTCCTGGAACGTTGTGGATGTCACTTGGAGCTCAACCAACGTTCACAAATCCACAACCTGGCATGGACGGCATCTCCGGAGAACCAATGTATCGCCAACTCGGTATTGGCACCGATGGTTCGAGCGACGAGCGTTTGGCTCTTGCAACAGAAATTCGATTCCAGCTTGGTTATCCAGTTGTTGATGTTGAGTTGAGTAAGGAACAACTCGATTATTTCATCACGAAGGCCATTGATGAACTCCGTCAGCGAGCTGGCATTGCATACCGTCGTGGTTTCTTCTTCATGCAAATCGCTCCAGAACATCAGCGATACATTCTGTCGAACACAGCAACTGGCTACAACAAGATTGTAAATCTCATGGGTGTTTATCGTCTGACATCAGCGTTCTTGAGTTCAGCACACGGTGCTGGAGTGTACGGACAGATTGTTCTTCAGCACTTGTATAATATGGGTACGTTTGATTTGTTGAGTTATCACATCATCTCCGAATACATCGAACTGATGGAGATTCTGTTTGCTGGTCGAATCACTTTCACGTGGAATGAACAAAAACGTGAGCTTCACTTGCTTCACCGATTCCCATTTGCAGAACGTATGGTGCTGATTGAAGCAGCTGTAGAACGCACGGAACAAGACCTGCTTTCTGACCGATTCACATTCCCGTGGATTCGTCGTTACGCTCTTGCGCAATCCCGTATTGCTCTAGCGGAAATTCGTGGTAAGTACAGCACCCTACCTGGGGCAGGGGGTGGTGTAACACTCAACGCCTCCGATCTGCGCGCGGCCGGTGTAGAAGAAATCAATCTTTGCTTGCAGGATTTGGATAACTTTGTGACAGACACGCCAGAGGAATTTGGCATGGCAGCATCGTTCATTTTGGGTTGACCTTTGAAACTCAACACTCAAACATTCATTGAACGAGCGCGCCAGGTTCACGGCAATCGCTATGATTATAGCAAAGTCGAGTACAAGCGCAGCACTGAAAAAGTCAAGATCTTTTGTCCCTTACATGGTGCGTTTTTACAAGCTCCGGAGAATCACGTTAACCAGAAGCAGCATTGTCCGAAGTGTGCCAATCTTCGTAAAGGAAAGCATGAACGATATAGTTTTCAATGGATGCAACAACGTCCGGAACGTGCTTATGCACCTGCCTTGTTGTATGTTGTCGACGCTGGCGCTTACATTGAACTGGGAATAAAAACGACAAGCGTAATGCCTATGAAACACAAGCTGTTACACTTGCTTTACCTGTCTCTCAAAGATGCGTATCTGCTCCAGGACAAAATTGAAAAAGCACTTGAGAGTCATCGCCACGAGACGTATGATATTTACGCTGAAAAATCAAAGCGTTGGAACAACAAAAAACATGTACTCGAAACTCTGCAGGAAATTTTACCGAAACCCGAGTACCCTTATAAATAAGTCTGCAGTTCATTTTATCTAAGGAGAAGAACTAATGTTGAACGTACCAGCACCTTTCGTACCTCTTGATGTAAGTTGGAACCGTATTGCTGAAAATACGCTTCTACTTCGTGCATCAGCGGGTTACGCACATATCAAATTTGGTCCTAACTTCCCTGGTGGTAGCAGCACCCCGACAGGACTCGCGAACGACGCAACAGTATACACAGCAACAGTTCGTATCGATGGTACAAACCGTGCAGTGTCTATCGTTGGTTCCGCAGCACAAACATTCACGACACTGATGACAGAACTCAACACAGACCTCAGCACATGGTCGACTGTTGTTCTCGATGGTGATACAATCAAAATCACGAGCTTGACGACAGGTGCAACAAGTGCAGTGTTTGTTTCCGACTCTGGTGCAAACTTCTTGTTTGCAAGTCTCCGAGGCACCGGTTCGCAGAAGTTTGGCGTTACCGACTACGACTCCACACGCGGCTGGTTCAATATTGCAGCTTCTACAAACCGTGTTGGTACAAGTGTTCGTGGTAACTCACAGTACCTTCGTTGGGACAAGATGCGTGACTTCACAAACATGCAGGAAGATATTTCTGACCTTATCGACGCGTTCTTGGCAGCGGCAGCAGCAAACACGAACGTTAAGTGGCAGAATGCAGCTGCAGGTATTGTGGTTCCGACAGGCCTTCCAAATGCTGATACAAGCACAGGTTTGCTCCGCACAACGATTTACCAGTTGCGCGTCAACTTGAACGGTGCAGGTAACGTAACAGTGTTCATTGACTTGAACATTCCACAAACAACCGGCGTTTCATTCAACAACCTTGTTGCCGCATTGAACACAGGTCTGAAGACAGCTGGTCTTGCAGTTGAAGCAGTATGGCGTCCTGGTTACAGCGCTACTGTTCCACCAGCAATTGTGTTCACAGCATTCCCTGTTAACACAGCATTCACAGCAACATCAACAGGTGCGGTCCTTCAAGGAACCACATCCTCGATCGTTCTAACGGATGGTGCAACAAACGGTATCGTTGCCGCACTTGCAGCATTTGGTGGTGCAATTGACGCAGCAGCTGAAGGTTTTGGCTGGGTTGATTTCCATCGCGTAAATGCAGCAGCAGTTTTGCCAGCAACAGTTCCTGGTGTTGCAGCTGGTAGTTATGACTTTACAGTCACAACAGAAGACGGTGCCTTCGATGTAACGGTTGTACTTGCAGGCGGTGAAACAATGACAGCAATTGCTGCATTGATGCAAACTGCTCTTCAAACAGCAACAGGTGAAGCTGAACTGGTTACTGCAGTTGGTAGCAAGTTCCTGTTCGTTAACGACGATGCAGGTTTCAATTCTGGCATCTCTGTGACAATTCCAACAGCTGGTTTAAACTCAGACCTGTTCCAGGCAATTGCAACAGCGCTCGACACAACTGTTGGTAGCATCACAACCCTGCACACGTTCTCTGGTGATGGTTGGGCAACACCTGGTGTTGACGGAACAACCAACTTGGCATTCCCAAAAACCTACAACGGTGTTGTGTACAACAACTGGTTGGAATTTTTGGCACGCTCGCCAATTGGCGGTCGTTTGTCAATGCAGTTTGCATTCGGTCCAACAGGATATGGTCCTCTGTTCACAAGTGATGGTGGTTCCGCATTCGAGAAGGAACTTCGTCCAGCATCTCGTGGCCAGTGTATCTACGGTCAGTTGTACTGGGATGGTGCAGCATACCGCTACTTCGTGGCAGGCGATTCTAGCCGTGTAGCAGCAGATGACATCAGCGCAGGTACAAACAACCCACCGCAAGCTGACGACAACGGTCTGTAATCGTCGGATTCACAAGGGCATAAATAGGGGTTGGAAGATTACTCTTCCAACCCTTTTTGTTTGGAGCATTTATGACCGAAGGTTGCGTACCGATCCTTCCACAAGCATTAGATGAGAACGGCAACCCCGTTGACACAACGCTTTGCCCAGCTCCTTCCGATTGGTCTACGTGTCGTCCTTGGGAATTAACGACGCAAAGTCGTACACAATGCTACATTGACAGTTTGACTCAAGAAGCTCTAAACATTGCTGGTGCAGATGTCAATGTGTACAAGCTTCTCGGTGTTCATGAACAGACAAAACTAGTCGATTTGACGGGTGACGGGAATCCAATTTCCGGTGGCGACTATGCTTTGTTTCCTGCTTCAAATGCTTTCACGGTTTACTCATCTGAGTGGCGTTCTGCACAAATTGGGCAAGCAGTTCTTTCCTCTGCATACATTGGTTATGATTTTGGCATCATCAAGATTTCAACAGGGCGCGCTCGTTATGGCATCGACACAAGCATTCGCCAACACATTACCACAATTCGAATCAAGCAAGGCAACAATGCAGCGAACCGGATTGTAAAAGCACGTGTTGAACGATCAGACACAGGCACGGAGTGGTACGGTGTGGCTGTGATCAATCTGCCGAACAACGACGAGCTTAATACAATCCATTTCAAGCACTCTGTTCCAAGTCGCTTTTGGCGTCTCCGTCCGCTTGCCTTTGCAGGGGATACTTGCGACTGGTGGACGGTCAAAGCGCTAGAAATGTTTGACTACATGGCAACAGCACAAAACAACATTCAGGACAAAGTGTTGATGGAGAACCGTGATCGAGACTACGCAAAATCGTTTGTTAAGCTCAAAGGCTATTACGATCTTGTATCAGTTGCAACAGAGTTGTCAAAGTTTGGTATCGAGATTCCAACGTCAACCTATCAGATCAAAGTGAACTTCAACTCGACCGTTGCGAAGTTGGGACGACCGATTGTTATTGGTGATATCATCGAACTCCCGAGTGAAACACAGTACACTCCTGACTTGCGTCCTGTCAAGCGTTGGTTGGAAGTGACAGATGTATCGTGGGATCCCGGTTCATATACACCAGGTTGGCAACCAACACTGTTGCTCGTAACAACACAGCCAGCAATGGCAACACAAGAGACACAAGACATTTTTGGCGACCTTGCTAAGCAAGTTGACAGTTCGGGCCTGTTCAACAACGACGACGGCAACAATCCTGTCTGGCAAGATTACAGCACAGTTGATCAAACGATCCACAACGAAGCGCTAACCGCAGTTGCGGAACGAGGCCGTGAAGGATCGAATGTAGTTCGCCAGTTCGAACAAGCAGAACTCGACACGGCAACTTCAGAAGGATTTCCGCACCTCAACAAGATTGGCTTGAATCCAACAGGATTGTACGTCGAAGACGCAATCCCTGCAAATAATGCACCTTATACACAAGGTCCAGACTTTCCTCTTACTCCTGTAAATGGTGATTATCACCGACTGGTGTATGAAGGATTAGCAATGGATGTTCCCGCTCGTTTGTACCGTTGGTCGACTGCAAAGGGACGGTGGATTTATGAAGAAACAGACCGTCGAGCTGAATTCAATGATGAAAAGGCAAGACTGGACGAATACTTAACATCGCCAGCTGCCACCTCAGCAAGGAAGATTGGACAATGACAAACTACTATCAGACAACAGAATCATCTGGACGTCCTGACAAAGCGTACTATTATGATCATCAGTTCCGCAGCTATGTGCTGCAATTTATGGCTATCTTTTCAGGTCTGCAAGTTCGTGTCGCAAAGCGTGCCACAGGGGAAGCTGTTCCAGTAACAGATTGTGAAGGCCAGGTGACAGAGGAACCAATCATCGCGGAAGATCGATTGATTAGTGTGCCGATTCACTATGGACACGCTGATCGAGTTGTCGCTGCAATTCTTGCTGAAAACACTCAGAACAAAGTCCTTCGCTTGCCAGTGCTTTCGGCTTACGTTTCTGGACTGGATTTTCTTACGAACTACCAAGCTGGTATTGGCACAGAGCGCCGACAAGCATACCTACCGACCCAGGGATTGATTCCTGATGATATTAAAGTTGTCTACCAACGTCGCGCATTCCCGTTTGAGTTGACGTTCGATCTCAACATTTACGCAAGCAACACAGACCAGCATTTTCAGATCCTTGAACAGATCTTGATGGTGTTTGACCCAATGCTGCAAATTCAGACGAGTGACGGATTATTTGACATGGGACAAATCACACACGTAGCGCTCACGAGCATGTCTCTCGACACGAATTATCCAATTGGTACAGATCGTCGAATCATCCAAAGTACCCTAACGTTTAAGATGCCAGTTTACCTGCAATCTCCGGCAGATGTCCGTAAGAACTTCATCCAGAAAATTTATGCACGAGTTGGAGCGGTGAGTTCGACGGCTGGTAACAGCTTTGATATCATTGCAGAACTTGACGCGCAGGGCATAAATTACGAGCTTTTGATGAGCATTGACGACTTGACCGTCACGTAAGTTTTTCCACCGTGTCAGGGCACTATTTCATAAATATCCTCAACAAGCACAGCAGTTTAAGGAGATTTCTATGGCAACACTCGTTAGCCCAGGCGTAAGCGTAACCATTACGGATGAGAGCTTTTTCATCCCAGCTGCGGCTTTGACAGTTCCACTGCTTTTCATCGCTACTGCAGATGAAAAGAAACAGCCAGACGGCGTAACGGATGCTCCAGGCACCTTTGAAAGCAACGTTATTCGTACTGTCACATCGCTTCAGCAGAGCACACAACTCTATGGTATTCCGCGCTTTTTGGAAGATGAACAAGGATTGCCACTCAATGGCGATGCCCGTAACGAATACGGTCTTTTCGCTCTGAATCAGTTTCTCGGCATTGGTGACCTCGCATACGTTATTCGTGCAAACGTCAACTTAAACGACAACCTCGATGATCTCCGCACTCTGTGGGATCAGAAAATGCAAGAAGCAAGTTTTGTTCTCGAGAACATCACTGCACAATTCATTTCTGAATACAACACAGTAAACGGTTACACACCGTCGTCAGGTGCAACATCAGGATATCAAGAAGCAGTTTTCGCTGCAGCAACGATCCTTCCAGCAACTGCTACAGGTCTTGTTGCTTTGACGACATACAGCTTCCAAGCAGTCGTTGATGGTGTAACATTTAACGGTTCGTTCCTTGGATCTGCTGCGTCAACGTTTGGTACATTGCTGACACAGATCAACACAATTCTTGGTGGTGTAGCTATCGCGTCGTTCTTCAATGGCGTAACACCTGCTCCAGTTGGCCCAGCAAACAGGATTCGCATTACAAGTGCAACTACTGGTCTGACATCAACAGTTGTGATTGACACAGCGTTTGTGGGCTTCGGTCCTAACGTATTCCCAGCATTGGTTGGTCCACCAGCATTCGTTACTTTGGGTCCGCAGGTGCGTGGTGACACACTGTTCAAGTACACGGTAACTTCTGCAGAACTGCTTTCGTTGACAGAACAAGCAACAGCGTTCATCTGGGAAATGTTCTCGTTCAGCCGCGGTGTTCCGCCGCTGCATGACGACTTCATGGATAACCACACATCGAGCCCACTTCCAGTGTTTCCGAACGGCTACGATCAGCCGCCTGTTCCGCCTGGTTATCTTGGTTTCCAAGGTATTGAAGCCGCTTGGGTTGCAGGTAATTTGGGATCGACGCCTGGTCGTGAAGACGAATGGACACCAACAGAAGCATCGAACACATTACTTGGTGCGGCAGATGATTTCAAATTCACGACTGAATTCTTGAACAAGACCGCGCTTGGCGCTAACGATGCAGCTCGTCGCGTTGCAATTGTGACCGCTCTGCAAGCATCGATCAACAGCAACACAGACATTCGTGGTGAAACATTCGAGTACAACCTGATCCTCTGCCCAGGTTACTGGGAAACCGTTGATGAGTTGAACAACCTCGTCATCGACATTCAAGAAGAGGCTATGGTTATTGCTGACACACCATTCAGTATGGATCCAGATCAAGTCGTAGCATGGGCTGCGACAACCGGTCGCACGCAAACACGTGATGTAGCATACTATTACCCACATGGCCTTGCATCGAACCTTGACGGCAAGAACGTATTCATTGCTGCTTCTGGTACAGCTCTTCGCACGATTGTGTTCAGCGATGAAACAGCTGAGATCTGGTTTGCTCCAGCAGGTACTCGTCGTGGTCAGGTTTCCGGTGTAACAGATGTTGGTTACGTAACCGGCACACTTGGCACACCAACAACATTCACACCAGTGGCTCTTAACCAGGGACAGCGTGATAACCTGTACAAGTACTTCACCAACGTCAACCCGATCGTGTTCTTCCCAGGCCGAGGCATTCTAGTGTGGGGTCAGAAAACATCGGCACCAGATGCAAGCGCACTCGACCGTATCAATGTCATGCGTCTTGTCATGTATATCAAGCGTCAGCTTCGTAAGAACACAATGAGCTTCGTGTTCGAACCGAACGACCAACTGACCCGTGACAACTTAAAGGCAATGGTTGATGCATTCCTTGGTGATCTGATCGTCAAGCGTGGTCTGTTCGACTTCGCTACGGTTTGCGATGAAAGCAACAACACTCCAGATCGTATCGATAGAAACGAGATGTACATCGACGTAGCATTGAAGCCGGTGCGTGCAGCCGAATTCATCTACATCCCACTACGTATCGTTTCCACGGGAGCTCAGATCTAATAAATAGGCTAAACTAAGGAGAGCAGCGTGTCAACCATTAACGATATCGGTATTCCTGGTGTAGGAAGTGGTATCCTACACCCAAAACACAAGAACCGTTGGCGTGTAACGTTCGCCAATATGGGCGGCGGAACAGACAGTCAACCAGTTTCGATGCAGGCTATTCGTTTCATGCGTCCGAAACTGAACTTCGCCGAAATCGAACTCCACCGTTACAACTCAATCGCGTACATTGCAGGTAAACACTCGTGGGATCCAATCACATTTGTGCTACAAGATGACGTGACAGGTACTGCTTCCGCTGTTCTCAACACACAATTCCAAGCACAGCAGTGGTTGATTGGTGCAGAAGGTCAATGGTTGGCAACAGCAGGTGAGGGTTCGCTATACAAGTTCGTTACATATTGCGACATGCTCGACGGTAACGATCAGGTGATTGAAAAGTGGACGATTGAAGGTTGTTGGATTCAAGCCGGTAACTGGGGTGAACTCGACTACTCGACAGGCGATCCTATTGAACTTGAAATGACAATCCGCTTCGACCACGCACGTCAAGTCCTTGGTGGTTACCAGCAAGGTCCAGGCGTTGCAACTGGTGGTGCAGGTCGTACAAACGGTTAATCCATAAGCTAGAACTGCTTAGAAAGAGCGGATTTTTCCGCTCTTTCCTTTTGATAAATACGATCAATAGGAGCAGAAATGGCAAACGACCCACGATTTAACACGCAGTTAGTCAAGCCCTGTCCACCTTCGTATTTGGGGCGATCTGGTGCTGAGATTGCAAATGCAACCTCCGATGCACGTAAGTTCACAAACGCGGTTGGAAAGGTGGGCGATCTTGAAGTCCTGAACAATCCTCGAATCTTCGGTTCAAGTGGCTCGCGTGTTGGTCAGGGTCTTCGTACACTAGCGAGTGTTTCAAACTCTGTTCGAACTGGCTGTGGTGCGCTACCAACTGTTATCGGATCGGCTATTGAATCAACGATTGATAAAGGCGCGAACTGGGTGTTAGAAAACGTTGGTTTTAGCAAGACCCTTGTTGACCAAGCTCAGTACTTCAGTCCAGATATTGCGAACCAAGCGTATGGACAAGCGCAGCAAATCTATGAGCAAGTTCGACAAGGAAGCTTTCGTCTTCAAGACATTCCAAACGTACTACAAGATTTTCAGAACCTCGAACGACTAGCACGTAACATTTACAATCCGCCTTCGAGCGTTCAATCAAGGTTCCGTGAGTTTTGTGAAGCATCACCGTACGCGGTCGATCTCGTGTTACGTAAAATGAAGTACAAGTTCTTGTTCCTTGTCCAATTCATTTTCAATGACGGCTATACAGCTCTTGGCAATGCAAACTTTGCTTTCGTTGTTAAGAACTCTACACTGCCAAAGATGACAATTGAACAAGAAGATGTCAACTACTATAACTTTCGAACGAAAGTGATAACACGAACTCAGTTCGACGAAATGAAGATGGCTTTCCACGACGATGGGTTCAACAATGCGACACGATTTTGGGCTGCCTACCAACGAGCAACGGCACCTGTTTCTAACTTCGAAAGTTGGGCAGAGCTGTCCCTTGCGGAGGAACAAGGTCTTGACTTCGATCGTGTCAACACACAAGTGAACGAACAGCTGGGTGATGTTGTTGTTCCTGTAACGGTTTCATCGGCTTCGTTGGGCGCTCTTCAAGGAACGGCAAGAACGATTATCCAAGAGATTCGATTGTATCACCTGTTTGACTGGGGACGTTTCATGAACGTCTACAAGTTCTTCAATCCTCGTATCACTTTGCTGGAAATGGACAACGTTGATATGGCTGTGAGCGAAATTAACGAAATGAATATCACGTTCAACTTTGACAGTGTGTTCGTCGATACTGACGTGCCAATCGCTGACGAGTTCTATAACATCAAGAGTCAGCAACCGAGCGCGTTCTACCCGATCAAGAACGTTACTTCTGGCGCAGAGAGTGGACCGAGCAATATTGGCTTTACATCTGGTCCTATTCCACAAAATCCAGCAGACTGCAACGCAGGCGGCATGCAGAATACTACAATTCCGCCAGCTGTTTTGCCGCCGGGTGTCATTCCGGGGTAATATATGTCTCGGTTTCAACAGGGATTTTATACACCAAAGCATCTTGACAAGTATGTTGTCAATCCGTTTCAGCCGACGAAGAAGCCGGGCGGTTCACCACGAATTCGCTACTTATCTTCGTGGGAATTGCAACTACATGAGTTCTTTGATAACAATCCGAACGTGATTCGTTGGTCTTCAGAAGGTGTGGCAATCCCCTATGTTCAGCCTACTGACGGGAAAATCCACCGCTACTACCCGGACTACTGGGTTGAATTCCGCAACACCAGGGGACAAATCGTTCAAGAAATCATCGAAGTAAAGCCCAAAACACAAACTAGAGCACCACGTGCGAATTCGAAAAGGAAACTGTTAGAAGCTGTACAATATGCTGTAAATATTGCTAAATGGCGAGCTTGTCAACAATGGTGTAAACAGCGGAATATAGCCTTTCGTGTTGTTACCGAAACAAGCATCTTCAAATAAAAGGGGCAATAATGCAGCTAAAAAGCCTACTGAGCGAATCGCGTTTGGACTACATCGCGAAAAAGCAGGGCGGCGCTTTAATAAAGGCTTACAGCCAAGATAAAGGTCCCAGCAAACCGAAGAACCTTCGAAAGCCGGAATCGGTTTTGAATGCCTTGGCGAACGCTGACCCATCACCGAATCACCGGTACCTTCAATGGCTTGCTAATCGCTATATCCACAACGATTTCTCTCTCGAAGACCTTGATCGTGTCAATGCCGACCTAAACGATTTCCTTCGTGTGCGAAATCGTTTGTCGGTTCGCGACATCAATGCATATTCAGTTGATGAGTTGTACAAAGTGATGGAACCATTGCTCTCTGTTGGACAACAGGCAAGCATGAAGCGAAAGCAACCATGGAAAGCTTCGGAAGGAGAGCAAAAGATGTTTGACGCAGGGCACGCTCGCCTGCTCTATCACGACGATCAGATTCGCGTTTTTGTACCAGACACGTTTGAAGCATCGTGCCACTTTGGTACCGGAACAAAATGGTGTACAACGTGGACGGATTCGCCCAACCACTTTACACGTTACAAAAATCAAGGGCCGTTGTACATTGTAGACACCCCCGATGGAAAGTTTCAGTTCCACTTCGAGACGAACAGCTTCAACAATGACAAGGACCGTCCTGCCGAACTAGGCGCTCTTGTTGATCGTTATCCGCAACTGGAACGAGTATTCAAACAATTAGCCGACCAACATGGCATTCTTGGATTGCTTAAAAATCCAACTCATGAAGCTATGGTCAATTCGGTCACCCGTCGTCCAGACAGCATTCGACAGCTCCGGATCACGCACCTTACGCCTGAGATTGTTCAGAAAACGATGGATAATGTTGACAGTTATCACGTCGACGATGTGTTCAGTTTCATCATGAAGTTTCGTCCGGATCTTGTAACAAAACATATCAAACATCTTGCGATCAAAGCCAAACCGTCGACAATCAAGTCCATTCCGCCAGATGAATTGACAGCCCCGCAAGTGGAAGCTGCTATGAACGGAAAGAATGCTACAGACGTCGTTGAAACGTTTCGTTGGTTGGAGGCAAGCCGTCCTGAACTTGTTACTGATGATGTTCGTGTGCAAGTATTACAGAAAGACGGCCGAGTAATTGAGACGATTAAAAATCCAACACAAACAATGGTTGAAGCAGCAATGTCTGACTTGAACACAACAAACGCCATCAAAGCGTTTAAGTGGATTATGGAACATGAGTTAAGCTCGAAGGTGAGTGACGAAGCGTTCGAAAAGATTGTTGGCCGTTCACGGCATGCGTTGAAGTTCATTCCTGAACACCGTCAAACGGATGAGATCATCAGCAAAGCATTGGAACATGATGTTGGTGCATTCTCGCACGTAAAACGAGTAACACCTGAAATCATTGCAAAGGCCGTTTCAGAAGGTGCGTTCATTATCAAAGACAATAAGTATATTAGGGACAAAATCGATACCGCTTTGATGGTCAGAGCAGCAAAGATGAATCCTGAAGCGATGGCACATGAATTGGGAGGCTCGTACGATGTATACGATGTCGTTCCACCATACGTCGATCTGAACAAGGTTCTTGCGGCAGCGATGCGTGAGAATGGACTTGCATTGGAACATATCAAACACGAAAAGCAGACGCCTGAGATAATCAAAGCTGCCGTTCGTAGCAATTCGGAAGCATGGAAGTTTGCGAACAAACATTTGATCGCAAAGGATCCTGTCCTGCGCGACTTGATGAAGGAGTACCAACGTGGAATTTGAGAAGAAGGAAAAGACAATCGCCCACCCGATGGAAGAGGTCCTAGGAATTGCGCCTGGTACAACTGTTGTTGAATACACCGACATGCTTCCGGCTGTCCCTGTTACTGCTCCTGAGTACGATGCAAAGGACGACGAAATCGAAGGTAAGATCGAAGAGATTTACGCCTTTGCAATGGCTAAAGTTGCCGGAATTGCCGACCAGATTGATCTCGTGGAGGGTAAATACCGTGCCCGCTTGGGAGAAGTAACTGCAAACATGCTGAACATTGCTCTTGGTGCTGTTCGCGAAAAGCGTGAACTCAAACAACACAAGGACAAAATTTCCGTTCAGGACAAAGAAGCTGGCACACCACGCTCAGTAACAAACAACAACGTAATCCTCACGAGGAATGAGCTGTTGGACATGCTCGCGAACAAGAACAAATGATTCTACTAGAAGTTGTCGAACAGATTGATCAACGTACAAAACAGGAACGCGTTGCAGCTGGTGCGCGAGCGCAGCGACTTGTTCGCGATGAACTGCGTCATCGTCTCGGTGATGAAATGCGTCGCGTTAAGCTTGCACGCGTTGGAAGTAAACTGTTTGACATTCAAGCTGATATCAAAGGTGTTCGCCAACGCGTGGAAGTGAAATCGATGACGAAGGGGAAACCCCACTTTGCTTTCTTTGACACATATGTCAGCAAAGGAAGTCATAGTCCTCTACTCGACGAAATCACACAACGTGTGACACGAGGTAAGTATGAACACTTTTCCGAGTGTGTTGAGCAGGAAACGGATGGCGGATTTCCTTGTGAGAGTCAAGAGCAAGAGGTACATCGAAGTATCCGCAGCATTTTGAATCCAGGCACAACGTTTTCACCGGCACCAGCGACCCAACTTCCAAAATCTGGCCGTGTTCCAAAAGTGTTGAAGAATATCACCGATCCTTATACATTGGATTTTATTCGGTCAAAACTATTGGCAGATCTCGCAGCGAAAGACATCAACTATCTTGCACTGCTTAACAGCACGACAGGAAAGGTTGATTATTATCACATTGTCGGTGAAAACTATATTGGTGCTCCAAACCTCCCTCAAGTTAAGCGAGCATCGTTCGACACATATGGAGCACCCCTTCAATGCTCAATGAGGGTAGTTGTAAGGATTGCCCTGTAAAAAACGTTCTATATAAGGCATGAGCCGCAAGAACGAATACATCAAGCGCAGTAACGCTACAACCGTAGAAGAGTTTACTGCAGATCAAGTTGTCGAATATACGAAGTGCATGGATGACCCTGTGTACTTCATCCTGAATTACTGTCGTCTGCAACATCCTGTGAAAGGCGACATCGCATTTGCAATGTACCCGTATCAGAAACGTGTTGTTACAACGTTTTTCCATAACCGCCTTGTAATCGTCCTAGCAGCTCGTCAAACAGGCAAGTCATGGACTGTAGGTGCATACATGTTGTGGTATGCGATGTTCAAGAAAGACAAGACATGTATCATTGCGTCGAACAAAGAAGAAAACGCAATGGAAATGATCCACCGTATCCGGTTCATGTACGAGCGTATTCCAAACTGGTTGAAAGCAGGCGTGACCGACGACGGTTACAACAAGCACCGATTCTCGTTTGATAATGGATCTCGTATTCTTGCAGAGACGACAAGTGAAAACACAGGCCGTGGTAAAGGTGCTTCGTTGCTGTTTTTGGACGAATTTGCGCACGTTCGCGAAAACATTCAGGAAGAGTTTTGGACATCTACGGCACCAACATTCTCGACGGGTGGTGATTGTATTATCTGTTCAACGCCAAACGGTGACACAAACCGTTTCGCGCAGCTGTGGCGTGCGGCGGAATTGTACCAATCTGAAATCGTTCACGTTCAAGACGAACCGAAAGCCGAAAACGACATCTCTGGTGCGGATTTCATCCCGATTGAAGTAAAATGGAATGAAGCGCCCGGTCGCGATGAACGATTCAAGCAGAGCGAAATTCGTAAGATCGGTGAAGTAAAATGGCGACAAGAATACGAGTGTCAGTTTCTGTCGTCAGATCCTGTTCTTATTGATCCAGTCGTTGTTGCTCGTCTTTGGAAGGAAACGGAAAAGACGAAACCTGTTGCGGTGATTCAGGACATCGTATTCTTTGAGCTGCCAAAACCTAACGCCGTGTATCTTGTTGGTGTTGATCCTGCGACAGGGTCTGGACGTGACTACACAGCGTTCAATGTCTTCTCCCATCCAAGCATGGTACAGGTTGCTGAGTATCGCTCGAATACCATGTCAAGTGTGACAGCGTACCAATCTTTGAAACAATTGCTCCGCGTGTACGAAAAAGCTCAATCGACTGTGTTCTTCTCGATCGAAAATAATGGTGTGGGTGAAGCAATGATTTCATTGTACGAAGCGGATGAAGCACCACCGGATACAGCCGAATTCATCAGCGAGACCGGACAAAAACGTCGTGGAATGACGACCACCGGCAAAGCAAAAATCAAAGCGTGTTTGGCACTAAAGGAAATGGTTGAACGAAACACAATCAAGCTTCACTCACCAACCCTTATTGCAGAGATGAAGAACTTCGTTAGGAAGGCGGGCTCGTACAGTGCAAAATCAAGTTCGACAGATGATTTGATTTCTGGCTGCCTTATTGCTCTTCGTGTTCTACAAGAGATCTCGTCATTTGACCAAGACGCTTACGAAAAGCTGTACAATCCAGCGTACTATGAAATTGGTCCAGCAGAAGAATACGACGAGTCGTACGAACCAGACCCTGTTGTCATTTAACCCTGTTTCATATTAGAATCCGGTAAATACTGGATTCTGAACATGAACGCACCAACTCTTTTCATGCCAATTGCACCTTATCATCAGACCCACTTTTGATTGACACTCTTGCGTTAGAGAGCCTTACAACAGAACTTAGAGACATTACTCACATTGGTACGTTTGATGAATTTAAGTTTTATAAACAACCAACAACTGGCTCCACACTTTTAGTTGGCGTTGATCCAGCAACGGGCAATGGAGAGGACTATACAGCAATTGAAGTGTATGAGTTTCCTTCGTTAGAACAAGTGGCAGAATTTCGTTCAAACACAACATCGTCTGTGACAGCATATCAGAAACTGAAAAAGCTTCTAAAAGTTTTAGAGAAAGCTTTCGTTTGACCAGGATGCATACGACAAGTTATTTGTTCATGCTTATAATGATGTGGATGTTAGCGAGGAGTATGATGAGAACGACGTTCCTCTACCGATTTCGTTTAGTTGACCTTACTCTTAATAGAATAATGCGGTTGTTTTCCCCACATAAATACATATTCAGGGAAAAGTAAATAAGCTATAAGGAACAATATATGGCATACACGGAAAAACAACGTGAATACAACCGTAGATGGCGGCAAAAGGATCCCAAACGCTGGCAACGGCACCTTGCGCAAGTGAAACAATGGCGTAAGGAAAACAGAGCGAAATGGCTTGAAACACACCGAGCAACGAGGTCCCGTCCCGAATACAAGGAGCGAGAGAAAAAACGAGCAATAGAAGCCCGTCGCAACAACCCTCTTAAATATGTTGCACAAGGTCTTCAACAGAGAGCAAGAAAGCTGGGCCTTGAGTGTAACGTTAACACGCAATATCTCAAATCTATATGGACTGACCAATGTCCAATTCTCAACGTGCCGTTGTTTGCTGGTGTAAAAAGAGGGACAATACCAGAACTGAACCTTGCAAGTGTTGATCGTCTTGACAACACAAAAGGATATATAAAGGGCAACGTTCACTTTATTTCTTACAGAGTGAACAATATAAAATCTGATGCGTCGTTTGAAGAAATTGAACGGCTGTACAACTGGTGGAAAGCAAACAAAGCGAATGAAAGTCAACCAACTACTTGAGAACGCTCAACCAACTTTATTTGTTCCAATTAGTCCGTCAGGCGGAGGCAAATCTACTCTCTATCAAAAACTAAAAACACAAAATCCCGATCTTCTCGTTTTTTCGCTGGATATACTGCGTCATGAATTTTACGACCCTAGTGATTACGCCGCCGCTTGGAGGGCATCAAATGAAGATCCACAGTTCAAACAAAGAGCAAATGATCGTTTCCTTGAATTAATTAAAACGGGAAAAGATATCTATGTGGATAATACATCTTTGACACCTAAACGCCGCCGATTTTACCTTAATGCAGCTCGTCAACACGGTTACAAAACTATAGCCTATGTCTTTGATGTTGACCTGCCAACATTAATTGCCAGACAAAAAACCAGATCAGATAAAAGTGTGCCTGAAGAAGCCGTTCGCCAACAGTATAAGTCGTTAGTTGGTCCACAAGCGGGCGAATTTGATCAGGTTGTTAATGTAAAATAATGAATACTTACTTAATTTACAAACACACGTCTCCCTCTGGAAAAAGTTATATAGGACAAACGGGGGCGTTCAAAAGGAGAACACAGGAACATTTATCGTCAAAGTCTTGTTGCCGAGCCTTTCTGAAAGCTATACAAAAATATGGCTGGGAGTCCTTTACGCATGAAATTTTAGCGCAAGAGCTGACATTAGATGAAGCCAACCGGTTGGAGAAAAAGTATATCGTTGAACACAACACCCTTGTCCCAAACGGATATAACCTGACGTCTGGTGGAAGCAATTATCAATTATGCTCGTGCTTGGAAGATGTCGACTGAAGACTCGCAGTTTGGCAAGAAGGCGAACGATGAGTATTTGCGCTTGTTAGATGAAGGTATCGATCTGTACGTTGACAACATGAACCTTTCACCAAAGAAACGGAAGTGGTTCTTGGAACAAGCAAAGAAGCGTGGTTACAAAACGGTGGCGGTAGTGTTTCCGAACGTAACACTGGATGTGCTGTTGGCTCGCCAAAAGACGCGAGGCGACAAGAATGTACCAGAAGCTGCTGTTCGTCAGCAGTGGATGGCTTTGAAAGGACCTGAACGCGGTGAATTCGACACAATCATTAGCGCTTAAGCTGATCCGAGGTTGCCGTATTCTCGATCAGCTTAAGCTACTAGCTGAAGACAGCACATATCCGGAGTTGTACACCGATATCCAGCGCGGATTTCCGAACACACAACGACGTCAGCATGCGACAAATGAAGTGTCGATTCGGCAGCTGTCATATCTGCCGTATATTGGAATGAAAATGCTGCAGATTCGTGCTCAATGTCGTAGCAATCAACATGACTATCAACCGATTCTTCAATTGTTGAACGTCACGTTCGAAAACGCTGACTCTCCAGAGAACGTCACATTCAACGCACAGGGCACAGATTATCACATGCAGCCTGTTGACCTTGATCAAAGTCGGGTGAAAGTTCGCTGCAACTGTCTTGACTTCTACTACCGATTTGCAATGACGAATTTTAACGACAACAGTCTTGTTGGTCGTTCACCACCAGTGTACCGTCGGGTGCCAGGATCGAACCGACCACCAGCAAATCCGATGAACGTTCCTGGGCTTTGCCGCCATTTAATCAAGGTTGTTCAGCGGTTGCAACAGTTAGGATTCGTTCGATAGGTCTCTCTGTTCTTCTGGATTCTATATAACAAAAACCAGGAGATAACAGATGGATACCCGAACTATACAACACATTCTTCGTTGGGAATGGTTACCAGTCGTTGGTGATAATTTCCGTAAAGCTCGTATCGAAAGAGAAGAAGCTGCTGAATATCAAAAGATGTTTGAGGCACAGCTTCATTGGTTGAAGGCAATGGCCGGAGCTCCACACGATCTAGCAAAGAAAAAGCTCCATCACGATGCATATTGGCGCAAGCGCTGGGAAAAACGAAGCAACGAACCAATTTCACTCGCCCCAGTCTTTCCATTCTTTGGAACACCTGGAGACGTGTCTACGACGGCGCGTCCAATCGAAGAAATTATCGAAGCAATTCCTGACAAACGTATCCCGAAATTTGACGAAGACACCACACTTGCTGAACTTTTGTATCCGACAAAAAGAGTTCTGCCAAGTATTTCTCAAGAAGAAGCGGTAGCTCGAATCACAAGACTGGCAGGTCAGTGGTACGATCGGATTGATAGAATTGGTTTGAAACACAACTGGAGTATTGAACATCTTGAAGGAATCGAGCTTGAAGATGTCTTTCTTCACCTTCTCGGAAATCTAGGCAATGTGCAAGCATCTGGTTATGCTGACGATCCTGACATCCAGCTTGTGTTTTTCGTTCATTCGCCTCGTTTTATTCCTGCATGCATCGAGAAAGATTGCGACAGTTCGAACAGCATCATCATTCCGTTCAGCCCAAATTGTACATGGCAAGGTCGTGGCTTGCTGAATTTTGACACAAGCATGAGAATCGCTCGTTGGTTTGATTGTGAATTGAAACCAGTCGCTGATGAGTGGCGAGCAACGTTTATGCTTGATCGGACATGTTCATGGCAATCGAAGAATCCATCTGAAGCAATCCTGAAAGCACTTTTACAGGCTAGGATCCTTGAGATTCAGACAGGGCTTTCCGCACAGCTGCCGCCTTTTCCTCCAAACGACGCTTCGTCGGAAGATCTGGTTCTAGTCCAGTAATAACCGGCTTGCCTTCTGTGGTACGTTGAAACAAGAAACCAGGCTTCTCTGGTTTCTTTTGTTTGCCAAATGTTTCTCGAACAACATCATCGAGCTTTTCCTCATCTGTGTCTTCATCTTCAGGCATATCACGGTGATCGCTTTTCATGCGCTCATCACCTTCAACATCATGATCGGGTGGAAACTCAGGACGTGTGAACTGGTTTGTTGGAGCAGGTTGCTGGTCAATTTGCACACCACCTCCACCAGTTGTTTCCTCTACATTCTTTTCGTCTTTCTTTTGTTCGATTGGACCCTCTTTTTCCTTCGTTTCAACCGGTTCTGATTTGTCCTTGTTGGGCTGCTCAATCTTGGCAGTTACTTGTGGTTTGGACGCTTTTTGAAGCGTTACTTCAGGATCCTTCAACACAATCAGATTACCTGTTGCTGGTTCGAAGTAGTATCCGTCGATAACCACCTCGATTCGAAAAGCGTGAGCATTTGAACTTTGGCTTAAGAACGACAACGGAGCAAGTTTAACGTACCATTTTGTTGAGCTATCAGCACGTCGTTCGCACTTGAATGACAAATCGCCCTTGTGAACGTCTGTAATCACAAAACGAACCTGCGCAGCATTCTCTGGTTCTTCTACAGAGATCCCTTGAATGTTGACTTCAAACTCGAGTTCTGTCTCACGAGCACTGTTTACACGGATATTCGCGTCCACTGATGTTTCCTCTAATCACTTATTTATCAACAAACCATGCCGTAACTGTGCGAACCGCTTGTTTCAAACCATGCACAGCGATTGATGTTTTGTCCTTGATTGTATTGATGAAACCAATGATCTCAATCAAAATTGCAGCTTTCTTCCGGTCAACAACGTACATTTTCTTCCATTGGTGCTCTCTTGTTGTCACAGTGATCATCACCATCCTAGTGTTTGTGTCGATCTTTTGACCAATAGGAGTGAAGTATGCAGGGATGTGAAATGGGCCACCACCCTTGGCCTCTTCTACAACGACGACGATTTGACAACCGCAGATCAGACCGAAGTTGGCCGTCAACAACGCACAGCAAGCAGGAAAACATAGTCCCTTGGTGATGATCGCACTATACGTGTGAGTAGGTATCGTCATGGACAGAATTGTGGGTCTCTCTCACACACCTCAACAACGCTCGGAGCACCAAACTGATCACGCAAGTCGAATACTTGGAGTGGCGTAACGCAGTCATCGTCATAAACCGTCAACGTTTTTGCAACGGGGTCAATTCTTGTTCTGTTTCGCTCGTATTTCAACAAAGTTTGAATCAAAGAAATTGCGGTGGCAACACTTATGATAATGCTCGTTGTGTCCGCCTTAATAGCGTTCAATACGAAACCCGTTGTACCAAGATTCAAGTGATTGGCCGCTGGTTCCTCCCATGTAGAAAAAGCAACGTCGTCATGATAGCTTTCATTGACAGTTGCTTGATACCGTTCTCCCGGACACGTTGTAGATCCGCCGTCGACCGTAACAGTATAGTTGAAGGCCCGATCATATGTTGTGAAATCGTATCGATACCAACCATTTGCCACTTCTGTCATAGCTGCTGCATTAACGGCAGTTGTAAACAGAGCAGGGTTGAGCGGATCGAGTTCGAGAATCGTTACCGTAGGCGTCAACCCAGTTTTTGGAATACCTGCTTGTGTAAGAAAGGCTGTGATGATTTTCGTTGTCATTATGAACCCTCAAGATGTCTGTCTGAGATACGCTATCGCAGCTTGCAAAATCGCATGCCCTGTTGCTCTCGCAACAGCTGAACATCCTTCAGTGTAATACCATATAGCGATTTAATCCGCGCATTGTGTTTTGGTATTCGTAGTTTGTCTCGATTATCAGCATGATATTGGCGTTGATAATCTTTATACGCCTGCAAATTTGCTTCAGCCCACTTATTCTGCATACCTTGCCCCCTTGAGACTATTTATCGTTCAATTTCTATGTAAATACACGGAACATTTGAGGAACTCATGAGTGTAATCACTACCAGACCAACCGGCGTTGCTGCATGCTGTCCTATTTTGTCCAATATTCCAGTTGTTGCTCAACTGCAGCCAATTGCTGGAATGGTTATTGTCAATGCCGCTGCCACAACAGCGATTGACGCGATCCCATTGGCGGATTATCGTGGTGCGAAATGGTTCGTTGCTGTTGTAAACCACCACACGAACGATGTTGACATGTACGAAGTGTATGGGATCCACCAAGACGGAACAGCACCGTTCCATACTGTGTATTCGATCCAAGGCAATGGTGTCAATCACACGGTTGATGTCGTGATCAGTGGCGCCAATCTCCAGTTGGAGGTGACAAACAACGAATCTAATGAAATAGTTGTTTATGTCACAAGAATGCCTGTACCACGAGTAACTACACCAACTATACCAATTCCTACAGATTTTGAAGCAATCCACGTTATTCAAATTCCTGACACAACAATTCCTGCTGGGGACACGGTAAATGTTGATACGGTTCCTTTTCGGTATCATAAAGCTGAAAAATGGTTGTTAACACTGCTTGATCTTACAGCAGGGAATATTGAAGCACGTGAAGTATACAGCGTGCACGGAGTTGGACAATTCACTGATACGGAATATGCTATTGTAGGTCCTGTAGGAATAAATGCAACAATCGAAGTCGTTGTTTCTGGTACAACGGTTGTTCTGCGCGTTGAGAACAATGAAGCAAACGACATTGCGATTGTTGGTTCGCGCGTGCCGATTTCGACAAATCAAATCACCGTAACAGCTCCGACAACGAATTGTGTAACTATTCCAGGAAATTGCATCGGAGATGTGGACTGCGCGATTCTGTTAACGTATGCAACGGGTGTAAGTATTCCACCAGCAACAACGGTAATTGTTGATCAGGTAAATCATGTAAATTATCATCAAGTCAAGTGGTTGTTAGCTGCTTCAGATGATTCAACGGATACAACAATGGGCTTTCAAGTGAACATGGTGTCACATTATGGAAACCCATCTCATACTGTTTATTCACAAATTGCTGCTGGATTAAATCTTGACGTTGATGTCGTGACGTCTGGTTTGAATGTTAATCTAGAAATCACGAACAATGAGGCATTTACCGTCGTTGTCGACGTAGTTCGAGTGCCTGTTTCAATGTGATAAATAACTGATAACAAAGGATTGCTAGATGCGCGATTTTCACCGTATAACGAAAGGTTTGGAGATTGATAGAGCTGCGCGAGTTCTTCAAGGGAGCGGTGCTCCAGGAACAACCACTGATACAAATACAGCACAGATTGGTTCGCTCTATCTTAACACACTTGGTGATTTGTCTGTTAAACAATTAGCTGGATCAGGTACTAACAAGTGGCAAACGCTAGCAACCGAGTCTTTTGTCCTCTCTGCACTATCATGGCGTGAACCAGTCGAAGTCGCTGACACAACATCTGCTGTTCTACCGTCTGGAACACCCGGCAATCCAATTATCGTCGACGGTGAATCAATTACTGATGGTCAACGAGTTCTATTTGCAATAATTAGTGGTGGCAACGGCCCAAATATTTACATCTATGATCAACCGTCAGGCTTATTCACAGAGGATACAAATCCTGAAACACAAGGTGATAGCGTAGTAGTTAAACGTGGCACATATGCCAACCGTCGATTTGTGTTCGATTCTGTTTCGTGGCTAACATATGACGCGCTATTTCAAAACACAGTTGTCGTACAAAAGGATCCCGGTATTCATCAATTTGATAGCATTAAGGATGCTATTGATTTTGTTGCAGCACAAGTACCAAGTGCTTCAAATCCGTGGGCCGTGTTTGTTTATCCTGGAATTTATACTGAAGACACAATTACAGTGCCTCAGTGGACAGCCTTGATGTCTGTTGCGGTTGGAGCAGCGACAATTATACCGTCGGATCCCGATAATGATATCATTGTAATTGGTGGGTCTTTTGCTGCAATTAATGGTTTTATAATCACTGGTGCAACAGGTGTTGGTGCTGCTGGTGTTCGTGTTAATAGTTCTCCTCTTCCAAGCGTTCTTATTCTTAATGAGATTGGAGATTGCTATGAAAACCTAGTACTTGAAACGACTGGTGCGAATGCTATTGCGCTTGCAGGTTTACAAAATCGTCTTGTGGCTGGTACAGGAACAATTCGCCTCGTTCGTCTTGAAGCAAATGGTAGTGTGCCCGTTACATTTAGGGGCTTTAGTAGCTTTTACATTGATGGACTTAGCACCGGCTTACAGGACGCGATTCTTATCACGGGAACAGGCGCAGAGATGATTCTTGGAGGTACGCTTGTTTCAAGCACAACCGGTGAAGGTTATGGAATTCGAGTTGCTGATGGTGGTGTGTGCGCTTCACATTCTGGATTTACTGTTGATGGTTTCGATACAGGAATCTACGGCGAAGCAGGCGGTGCGGCAATTCGTTTTGAAATTGACGTTGGTATTGTAAACAGTGGTACACTGGATCTTAATATCGACCATCCATCTGCAACTGGTTTTATTAGTGGAGCATTCGATCCTTCGCTTGTTGTCATTGACAATAACAGTACCGTAAGTTTGTTGTTTAATCACACCAACTTTACCAAGGGAATTAGTATTGTAGGTGATTTGTTCCTTGGAACACAAAATGATACTAAAACGAACGTGACTGATTTGATTCAGGAATCAACACCTATAGGTGCTCTTAGTGACTTTGAATTTCTTTCTCCAGGCGTCAATCCGTTAGATATAGATGTTGCTGCAGGACATGGATACTGTGAGAATACTGTCATTACAAAAAGTCGTCGTGTAGAATGGAGTGCAGCAACACTAACACTCGCCGACGATGCAAACAACTTTATCTATGTAACTGCAGCTGGTGTTGTATCAAGTGCAACTAGCGAACCAAATCCAATTGAAACAGTTCGTTTGGGACGAGTTCGTACACAAGACGGAGCAATTGCATTTATTGCAGAAACAGCACGGTATGCAGAACATTTGTCATCGCTTTTGGATGATTTTCTACGAGATGCAGTCGGTCCATTGTTCACAGATGGATGCATTACAACAGAGAATGCAGTTACCGATCGGGCGCTAGACGTTACAAATGGAACATATCGATTTGGACCATTAGTGTTTACGCCAACAGGAGGTACTGAAATTTCGTTTATCCCACACTACCACACCGGTGGTGTGTGGGGTGGTAATCCAGCTGAGACGATTGTTGATAACACTCAATATGATGATGGTACAGATTTAACAGCATTGACTGCTGGATTTTATACAAAACACGCATTGTATGTCGGCGGACAAGGTGCTGAGGAAACATATAAACTTGTTTATGGTAGTGCTGAGTATGCCACACAAAATGGTGCGGAAACTGCTCCACTGCCCGCACCGCCACCATACTTTAATGACATTGTTGTGCCAATTGCAGCATTGGTTGTACAAGAAGGCAATACGAATATCGTGACGATTTTTGACATACGACCAAGAATCGGGTTTGCATCAAGCGTTGCCGGTGTAACGGATCATGGTGATTTGACGGGTCTACTTGATAATGATCATCCACAGTACTTGCTACGAAACGGAACCAACGATATGCTTGGTAACCTGGACATGGGAGGAAATAACATTGTCGATGTGAATTTAGTTGATGGCATTGATGTAACGGCACATGCATCCCGTCATTTACCGTCCGGTGCGGATGCAATAACGACAGCGTCTGCTGTTGGATTGACACCTTCCTCTACAAATACAACTGGTACGGCAAACTCGCTTGCGCGAAGCGATCACACTCACCAAGTTACTGGTTTTTCAACGGCAACATTCTTACAACGTTTTACGTTCCAGGCAGATCAGTTCGATAATCCAGTCACAGCAAACTGGGCAATTAACGCTCTAGCACCAGCGTCCGCAGACACTGCAAACTCTGCTTTGACAGTTCGTCGGTTTGACGATACAACAGAAGAAGGTGTTGGTGGTCAAGTTACAGTGCCGTCTGGTGCAGTGAATGTCACATTCTATTTCAAGAGTCGAGCACAAACGGCGCCTGGTGCAACAGCAGGTGTACAACCAACGTTTTACCACCGATTGATTCCTGACAATGCCGCAGTCGGTGCCTGGTCGGCGGCATTGAACTTAACTGCGATTTCAATCCCGACAAACACTAACTTCCAGTACGACAGCCAAACAATTTCACTTGCAACGCTTGGTTGGAGTGCTGGAGAACATCGCCAATTTGAGTTGACACGCCGTGGCACACAAGGGGGCGACACTTTAACAGGCGACTGGGACTTGTTGGAAATGATCATGGAGTTCACAACATGATGGATTTTGACGGTGTAAATGATTGGGTGGATTTGCGTGCTGGTGGAGCAGTGCTCGATTTCATCAACGGCGCTTCCGGAACAAGTTTACTAGGGTGGTTTGATTTGGACGCCACAACCGATGAACACTTGATTGGACTATCGATAAACAATGGTGGTGTCCCTATTGCTGATTCTCGAGCGGAACTACAGTTAACGCCTGGTGGTGTTCTTGGGTATAACTTTCGCATTGGTGATGGCGATGCACTTGAGACGGGTGATGATGGTGGTGGAAATGTCGGAACAGCGTTGGCCCATTTCGCGATAACAGCCGACGGTCCCGGTGATACTGTTCGTCTGTATCGTAATGGACTGTTGACAGCAACAAATGCTGTGACATTTGCAGGCGCTGCGTTCACTGGTACAGGTTGTGCATCTGCCGCACTCATGGCTCAGGATGACGGCTTAACACTTTTTGCTGATGGACGTGCAACGGATTTCCGAGTTTACAATCGTGTTTTGTCCGATGCTGAAATTGCTACAATTTACCAGTCACGTGGACATGATAACATCGTTTCTGGCTTAGTGGCAAAGTATCAGTTAACGGAAGCACCACCTACGGTAACGTTGCAACAGAGTCCGCAAATTGCCTCCATTACCAACACTGCATCAGCAACTGATGGTACAACACACAATGTCAGCATGCCTGCAACAGTTAACAAGTCAGATTTGTTGCTGGTCTTTATTGTCGTTGAAGGTGACAACACTGCAACTTTTACTCCTACACCGACAGGCTGGACGCCTTTGTTTTCGTCTGGGGCAGGTACCACAAATTTAACAGGAGGATTTGCCAAGATTGCCGATGGTACTGAAGGAGGAACAACGGTTGATTTTGCTACGAGCAACACAGGTGGATTTGCGGCACACACGTATCGTATTACTGATTGGTATGGTACTCTTGCAGGTGTTACCACTGGTACAACGGCAACTTCTGCAGGCACTACTACACCAAATCCTCCAAACAACGCCCCTACCTGGGGTACCACAGTCCAACAAACACTATGGATTGCTGTGGTAGGAAGTACCGATGACGATGAAACAGCAACAACAGCTCCTGCTGGGTTTGGTGGTCTAACGTCAACAATTGTTGGAGGTGGTGCAAACGACGGTGGTGCAATGTCAAGTGCAAATGTTGTGTCCGCTGTTGCGTCTAACAATCCTGGAACGTTTACGCTTACCGGCTCGGAAGCAACGGTTGCACAAACAATATCGATTCGACCCCAACAAGTTGTTAAGGACTCCTCGATCTCAACTCGCCATGGTACAGCCAATGGTGGAGTTGTTGGGTTTGAGAACACTGCAATTTCAAAAAGAAGGAGATATCACTAATGGCCGATGCCTTTAATACAGTCACAAAGGAATTGATCCAAAGCGTTGACGCAACGCTTGTGAGGTCTGATCACATTCTCTTCATTAAAAGCCGTGACAACTCCGACTATCAAGCGTTGGTTCAAGCTGGTGTACCAATGAGATATTGGAAGGTGGTCGCTGACCGGCTTGTTGAAATGTCAACACCTGAGAAAGATGCCGTTGATGCAATACTGCTTGGCACACTTAAGGATCGTGTTATCAATAAAATCAGTGTGCAGGAAGAAAAGTACTTCCGTCATGTGGCAACATTTAGCTGGAATGGATTTGCTTTCAGTCTTAGTCTCGATTCACAAGTGAAATGGTTGTACTTGTTTCAGGCGAGGAACTCTTTGACTTATCCGTATCGCGTGGCTGCACGAAACGATGTCGATTTTTACGACGTTCCAGATGCCAGCACAATTGTGTCGATGTCACAAGCTGCCATGGCAGCAATGAACAACGTTTTCACTAAAGTAACAACTGCAAAAGAACAAATTAGGCAAGCAACAACTGTCGATGAAATTCAGACGATTTATGACAACTTGGTTGCAAGCGTAGGATAAACACAATGACCATTGATTTCCACCGAGCGAAACGAGGACTAGAGATTGTCGTTAGTCCAACTTCTTTCGTTCAGTTGTTAACCGACACCGCAGCACCAAACGTGCAGCCAGATGCGCAAAATGCACCAGTCGGTTCATTGTGGATCGTCAACGCGGGCACGCCCATTACAACAGCCATTTACCAGAAATTCCAGGACGTGTTCAACACAAGTGCAGACTGGGTCAACGTTACAAGTGGTTCAACGGAGGAAGCTGCGATACGAGCGTTCATTGGTAAGGACGCAGCGGGCATGGAAACGCCAGATTATGCCAACCCAACAGGGGGTGGTCCGTATGATGTTGGTAACATCATTGGTACAAATGACAACCTTGAATTAGCCACAGCGAAACTTAACGCTTTTGTCTATCAGAACAACGCTGAGACAAAAGGAACAAACGTACTAACGATTTCAGACACGTTGCCGGTGGGCGTAAATATTGCAAAATGGCTTGTTCGGGTCAATGGAAATGCTGACCCGACGCGTGTTCGAGCACGTGAAGTATTCGCGATTCGAAATAACGCAAACACCGTTGACTTTTCAACATCCAACTTGTTGTCGTTGGGGAGTACAGTTACTGGTTTGACTTACACTGTTACGTCTGTTGGATCGCAGCTGATTTTAACCGTATCGGCAGCAATAGCATTCGACTATGAAATCAAGCGCTTGGCCGCTGTAGGACCATAACATGCCTGATATCTCTCTTGCATATACTTTGAATGAAAATGGTCTGGCGTTGTTAATCAACGACACGCCAACACATTCATCCGTTACGGCAGGTGTTGCTGATCCAACAGTCACCGGATTTTCAACCGAACAAGGTGCGATTTACCTGCGCACAGATGGCACCTTGTACATCAAAACTGGCGCATTGGACACGGATTGGTCTATCGCTGCGACGGAAGATTTCGTTGCTGCCGGTTTTCAGCCTTTAGATTCCGACCTAACAGCGTTAGCAAGCACGGTTACGACCGGCCTGTATACGATCACCGGTGTCGGAACATCAGCAACTCGATCTCTTGTTCAACCAGCTGCCGGCATCACAATCACCAATCCAGATGGTGTTGCTGGCAACCCGACGTTTGCACTCGCAAATGATTTGGCTGCATTGGAAGGTTTGGCCGGAACTGGACTTGCCGTTCGGATCGCTCTTAATACGTGGACCCAACGAACAATTCAAGGAACAACGAACAGAATCTCTGTGTCAGACGGCAACGGTGTTGCAGCTGATCCGGCAATTGACATTGCTGCAACCTACGTTGGACAAGCATCAATTACAACACTTGGTACGATTACAACCGGCGTGTGGAATGGTACAACAATAGCAATTGCCAACGGTGGTACAGGACAAACAACGCAAACAGCGGCCTTTGACGCGTTAGCGCCAACAACAACGAAGGGCGATTTGATTGTTCATGATGGTGTTGATAACGTTCGTCAAGCGGTCGGAACCAACAACTTTGTTTTGACTGCCGACTCATCAACAGGCACGGGCATTAAGTGGGCAGCTGTTGCTGGTACGGTTTTGCAACTGTATCACGAAAATCCCGTCACGCCGACAGCAAGTACAGTTGGTGGCAACAACTCAGTTGCAATTGGACAAGGACAAACAGCATCTGGTCAAGACAGCATTGTTGTGGGTGGAGCCAACAATACAGCTTCAGCTACGTATTCGTTTGCTCAAGGCAATCGTGCCGTAGCAAGCAGTTACGGACAAGCATCCCAAGCAAGTGGACGCTTCACGGCAGATGGGGATGCTCAAACGTCCGTGCTTGTTCTACGAACACAAACAATCAATACTGCAACAGTCACTGAAATGTTTCTAGATGGGGTAGGTGGTACACAACGAATGGTACTCCCGAACGATACAACCTGGGGATTTCGAATTCTTGTTGCTGCTCGTGAAACGGGTGCTGACAACTTCTCTGCAATTTACTCATTTGTTGGAGGTATTGATAGAAATGCATCTGCGGCATCAACGGCAATTGTTGGCACAGTCAGCAAGACTGTCGTTGCTGAAGATGACGTTGATTGGGATTGCAACGTTAACGCTGATACAACTAACGGATCGCTGCGTATTCAAGTTACGGGTGAAGTAGGAGATGACATCAACTGGGTAGCTCGAGTTGAACGGGTGGAGGTAACAGGCTAATGGAACTTCTCACACGAGCACAAGCCATTAAACTTGATCTACCAAAGTATTTCACTGGAAAACCGTGTAAATATGTTTGTGGTTTACACTGTTGGGCTAACTTACAGTTACTGGACAAGTCTGCTAATGGAAGTAAGCACGACACATATCAAGCAGACTAGTAAGGGAGAACTACCATCGATTTCGATTTTAGTACGGAAACAATCACTCCTACCACAGGTACGACATTAACATTGTCGGCCATTGGTTCCGTCGTGATTCCTTTTGGTGCAACGGGCGATCGTCCGGGCGTGCCGGGCGCTGGTCACACTCGATACAATACAACTCTAGATACTTTGGAGTTTTATAACGTCACCGCCACCGCATGGCAAATCGCTGGTAATACCGAAACGAATGGTATTGGTGGCCTAACAACAACCGGTGTGGTTGTTCGGACAGGTACTGGTACGTACACAACTCGAACAATTGCCGGTACAGCAAACCAGATTACATTAACGAATGGTTATGGTGTTGCGGCTGCGCCAACAGTATCAGTACCATCTACATTTATCGCGCCTGGTACGGTTCAAGCCACAGGCAGCTTCATTGCAGCTACTGCAACCAACTCGTACACCTCAACTACAGGCACAGCAATAACATTACATCCAGGAGCTGCTGCTACAGCAACGTCTGTTGGAAACACTTTAACGTTGACTGGTGGAGCTGGTGGTGGCACATCTGGCGCCGGTGGTGCACTTACACTTAATGGAGGTGTCCCAACTTCTGGTGCTGGAGGAGCAATCACGATCGCAGCTGCAGCAGGCGTCGGTGGCAATAACGTCGGTGGCAACTTGTCGTTAACTTCTGGCAATTCCGTCGGTTCGGGTACAGGCTCAACTGTTACGGTTACGTCAGGTGCTGGTGGTTCAACGGGAGTTGGTGGAGCAATCTCTATCACGTCAGGTGCTGGTGGAAGCACATCCGGTTCAAGTGGTGCTATTACAATTCTGACGGGAACAGTGACAAGTGGAACACCAGGCACTCTTACATTGCAAACTTCGAATGCGACTGGTACAAACCAAAATGGTAGCAACGTAATTGTTACAGCTGGCACTGGTACAGGCAATGGTACAAACGGTTATGTTGACATGAGTGCAACAATTAATAGTTTGTTGCTTCCAACTGGTACAACAGCACAACGCCCAGGTACAGCTACAGCCGGTATGATCCGTCATAATACCAGCACGAACATTCCTGAAATCTTCCACAGCAGTGAGTGGGTTGAAATTGGTATGGATGGTGCTCGTGGATTTGGTATGTTGTGGGACGACTTTATCAAAGATGTTCTCAATGGTACGACGTGGGAAGTTACACTTTCGGGTACTGGTGCAACGGTTGATAGTGTTTCAACGGGGGTTAACTCAACCGACTCGGCACTTGGTGTAATGCAACTTGAAACAGGAACGACAACAACTGGTCGTGCAGCTGTTGGTTCAAGTAATGTCGGACTTGCTTTTGGATTCGGCTATCACTATCTAGAAATGCGAGTAATGTTCCCAACACTATCAACCGCAGCGCAAGAATATGATGGTTACGCGGGTTTTATGGACATGTTTGGAGCAAGTGGTAACGGTACCGACGGTGCGTATTTTCACTATGATAGAAACAACTCGACGAACTGGCGAATTCGTGTCATTGGTGGTGGCACATCATCCGTAACAAGCACTTCGACAGCTGTTACTGCAGGGCAGTGGTATCGTTTGGGTATTGAAGTAAATGCAGCGGGTACAACCGTTGATTTCTATATCAATGGTGTTAATGTTGGTCAACACACGGGCGGTAACATTCCAACTGCTGGTGAATTCTTTGGACTTGGATGGAAAATTGAAAAACAAGCTGGTACAACGAACAGAACAATGCTAGTCGATTACATTAAATATGCATATCGATTAACCAATGCAAGGACATAATAGTGGATTCCGGCTACACACTAACACTAGACGAACTTAAGGAATACAATATTCGTCTCGTAAATGAAATTTACGAAGAAACGATTAACGGAGGATTTAGTTACGATAGTAATATCTATGCTTCATCAGAAGATGCACGCGACGATATTGACAATGCTATCGTTAATGCACTTACTCGTCGTGTTCAGGATGAACAATTTGATCCAGGATTTGTGTGGTATACAGCAGCCGGCACAGCTGTTACTTTTACAGCTGATGAGATTATTGAGCTTGGTGATACGCTGCGACAGTTTCTTGCAGCCGCTAAAAGCAACGCACAGGATCATATTGATGCAATTAATGCATTTAGTGTGTATCAAGACTTGGCTGATTACGACATCACAACCGGCTGGCCAACCAACACAACGATGTGGACGCCTGAAACATTTGTTGCGTTAAGTTCTCCAAGCGTACAAGACTCTGATGCTGATCTGGACGCAATCGCAGGGTTGTCAACTACAGGTATTATTGCGAGGACAGGGCCTGGCACAGCAACGACTAGAACAATAACACAACCAGCTGCTGGTATTACAGTAACTGACGGCGACGGTGTTGCTGGAAATCCAACTTTGGCTTTGGCAAACGATCTTGCTGCTTTAGAAGGTTTTGGAAGCACCGGTTTTGCAGTACGTATTGCCAGCGATAGTTGGGCTCAACGGACAATCACCGGCGCCACGGGTCAGATTACGTTAACATTTGGTAATGGTGTAGCTGCTAACCCTCTTATTCAAATTGCATCTAATCCAACATTGCCTGGCAACCAATATGTAATTCTGCCAGGTGGAAGTACGGCAAATCGTCCTTCCACACCATCCGGAGCAATGGCACGGTACAACGCCGAGTTGCATATTTTCGAAGGCTATATTGCTGGTAGTACAAACGATTGGCTTGATCTTACAAAGCAAGGAACTGTTACGTCCGTTGACGTAACAGGCAGTACAGGGCTGACGCCTTCTGGTGGTCCGATCACAACTTCCGGATCAATCACACTAACACTTGATACTGGTCTTCAGAATCTTGCAACATTTGCGTCAACAGGTCTTGTTGTTGCAACTGGCACAGATACATGGACGGCACGATCTCTTGCGTCTGGAGCAGGAATCAATATAACAAACGCTGACGGCGTAAGTGGTAACCCAACAATTTCAAGTACAATTACTCAATATACAGACGAATTGGCACAAGATGCGATAGGAACTATTTTGACAGATAGTTCATCGATTGATTTCACATATGATGATGGTGCACCAAGTATTACAGCTACCGTTATCGACAACACTTCAACACAAAGAGTCGAAGTGGTAAAAAATAGTGGTGCTGTTGTCGGAACACGCAAACAACTGAATTTTGTTGAAGGCAGTAATATTACTTTAACGATTGCTGACGATACAGGCAACGATCAAGTTGATATTACTATTGCATCGTCAGGTGGTGGAGGCGGAGCTCCTGCAGACGCAACGTACGTTACATTAACTACAAATGCGACTCTTACTAATGAACGTGTACTAACAGGCACAATAAACCAGATTGATATTACAGATAATGGTGCTGGAAATACTGTTGTTCTTTCCTTACCATCAATCTTAGTTGCACCAGGAAGCGTTCAAGCAACAACTAATTTTATTGCAGGAACAGCAACAGACTCGTTCACAACAACGACTGGTACAAATTTAACTATCCACCCTGGTGCAGCATCGAACGCAACAGCTGTTGGAAACACTTTAACCGTAAGCGGAGGTCCTGGTGGTGGGACTTCAGGTGCAGGTGGTGCTGTTACCATTCAAGGTGGTATAGCAACAAGTGGTGCAGGTGGTGCTGTTACCATCGCGGGTCGAGTCGGCGTTGGCACAAATCAAGATGGTGGAAATGTTTCAATCACCGCTGGTAATCCAACTGGTACGGGCACAGCTGGAGCAGTTACAATCTCGTCTGGAGCACTCCAGGGTGCTGGAACGCCTGGTAATATTAACATATTAGCTGGCAATGGTAACGGCAGTACAACCGGTGGACAGATTCTTATTCGTGGTGGTTCTGGTGGAACGTCAGGTAATGGTGCACAAGTAACTGTTACAGGAGGACTTGGTGGTTCTACATCCGGTAACGGTGGTTCTGTTCTTATCCAGGGCGGACAAACATTTGGAGGTGCTGGAGGCGTCGTAACCGTTCAAGGCAACAATGGTGTTGGCACAAATCAAGCAGGTGGTGGTGTAACTATTAAAGGAGGATCCGCAACTGGTTCTGGTGCTGCTGGATTAACTCGAGTTGTTGGTGCTACAGGCGCAACAAATGAAACGCCTGGTGCTGTCTCAATTGAAGGCGGTCCTGCTCAGGGAAGTTCTTTGGGTGGTCAAGTTGTTATTATTGGTGGTACGGCTGCTGGTGTAGGAGCTGGAGGTCAAGTCAGTATTTCTGGTGGTACAGGAGGTAGTACCAGTGGTGTTGGCGGTGAAGTTTTGATTCGTGGAGGACTTCCAGTTTCCGGTGCCGGTGGACCTGTTAACATCACTGGTCGTGATGGTGTTGGTACGAACCAAAATGGCGGTGCAATTACACTAACAGGTGGTGCTGCAACTGGTTCTGGATCCGGTGGTAATATAAGCTTTATAGCTGGACCTTCACCATCAGGCACAGATGGATCAATCATCTTCACTACAGATGGTACCGAACGATTTGAAATTCGTGGTAATGGCGGATGGGAAGTTGGTGGTTTACAAGGCACCTCCGGGCAAGTTTTAACGTCAAACGGTGCAAACACCCCACCAACATGGTCAACTATGATCTTCACCCGAGGAGGTACGGTTTTATCTCCATCGGTTGCTAATATAATAGTATGGAGAGCGCCGTTTGCGTGTACGGTAACAAATGTTCGTGGTTATCGAGTAGGCGGAACAGGTGCGACCATTAACGCTCGAAGGAATGGTACCAGTAACCATCTTTCATCCGCGCTTTCGGTAACTTCAACGGATACGTGGATGGACGGTGGTGCTGTGCAAAATACCGCCTATGTTGCTGGAGACAAGATGGAGATTATGATCGCTAGTGTTAGCGGTTCACCAGCGCAAGTAGCGGTCCAAGTAGACTTAACCAGACCGTAATACGATTACAACTCGTCTTGAATCCAAGAAACGAACGAAGCAGTGGCTGCAGGTGCAGGATATGGAACTAAATCCTCATCAAACCACGCTTCAATTATCAAATACATTACTGATCTCCTTTGTTACAAAACAATCGTTCTAAAACCAAGCTTCAATTCTAACATCTGGAAACAACCCCTCGCCCCCACTTTGATCTACTAAGTAGAGAGTTGGTTTCTCCTTCCCTTCGGGTGGAGGTATAATACCGCGAAGCGTTAATAAATACACACAGGCTCCACCATCTTCTGGTGGAACATCCCACTCGCTGTTATAAGGTCCTATGGTTGGAGCAAGTTTCCAACCGATGCCGCCAACAAAGCGCGGCGTGGCCCCGTCCGTTACCGTTTGTACAACTGTGAATCCGGTATTTTCCGTAACTGTAGTATTCGCCCCAGCACCTTGGAAAACAACAGAAACTAATAACTCATCTTTGAACAGAGTTGTCTCGGTAGTACTATCATACGGGCCCACTTGAGTCGTGTAGGTAGCGACGCCTTCTTGGTCCAGGAATCCGTCTATCACCTCTAAAAAGAATAAGGTGAGGCTCATATCGTTTGGGGGGTCTGTAAGCGTAACCGTTACAGTGTGACCAGACCCCCCGACACCGTTTTCGCAAATAAAGATTCTAGCTTGTGGATCAGAAGTTGGACCGTACGAAGCTTGTGTTCCAATCGTGGTATAAGTGTTGCCCTTGCTGTCCACAATCGATTCAAAATTCGCGACTGATGGGGTTGGTCGATCCCAAGTGATAGCAGCGATAAAGGTGCTACCAGAGACATTAGTCGTTACGGCAGCAGTTGTAACAGAATCGTTACTACTAGGCGCAATGCCCTCACTAGACGCTCCAGCAACAGGGGCCGTCATGATTTACTCAACCACATTATAATGAAGGTGGATTCTATCCACTGGTGCAAGATGTACAACCTCGTGTAGCCTTAGAAAATCAACTTCATAGAGCCAGCCTTGCTCCATGTGTACTTCCACACCGTCGTCCGGCCAGCACATCTTAACGTCCGGATGAGTGATTAAAGGTATGTGAAACCGCTTACCTAAATTCGGTGTGTTCCCCCAGAGATCAATGTGGGGAGGGATTCCTTGGTAAGGGGGGAGTTTTCGCAAACAAATAAACGTAACCTTGCCTGGAGGTTCCAATGTTTTAATAAAAGGAAGCAGCCAGTCCGGTTTAGCCACCCAACCATTGGTGCCTTTGGTGTCAACAAAATTAACTGTTGGCAATAAGGACAGTGGTCCACTGATATCGATCGGTCTGATTTTACGATAGCACTTCATCGGACCTCCGACGGCACCAAAGCCTTTAACTCCTCCACATCTTGAGCTGCATCGATACGCGGATCATTTACAAATTTTCGCAATTTTTTCCGAATGGCATCTATGTCTTCGGCGGCCTTGGTATCCCCTATTGCTGTAGCATCAACCCACTCGCGGTCGAGAGTTAGTAATTTTTCTCCATTAAGATGACGTAGTACTGCACGATGCAATTCACAAGCTTTTTTCATGTTGTGTTTAATGGCACCTCCCACGTCCTCCAGAGCATTACGGTAGTCTCGTTCTTTTCCAAACATTTCGTGTTGTTCTTGATTTAATCGTCGCCAGCTAATCGTAGCTTTTCCGTCCTGCTGCCAATGACGAGACGCTCTTGCTACCTCGTATTCAATATTCACATCACTCGCATCGCGCGAATAAAAACCGTCCTTGTCTGGTCCAACCCAAGGACCTCCTGGATTTCCAGGAGCTCGCATTTTGGTCTGAAAAGCCATATGAGCGACGGAGCCATCAGAAAGAGAAATTGCAATGTAAACCTCAGACATGTTTAACAGCCTCCCCTAACAAGCTCGACATCCAATCGATTTCGGTGGACGCAACGCCGGTAACGCGGATGCGGATATCTGAGTCGACGGCATCCACCATAGCAACCACAGTCGCAAGCGCGATCAAATCCCCCAGAGTGCCCTTCGTACTCAACAAGGAAACCCCAAAAACATCGGCATCCTCCTCGCCTCTCTTGAACCCAAGAGAGAAGTCGAAAACCTTGGTAGCACCGTCTGAAACCCGACGTGCCACGACACGCACGGTGAGCCAACCGGCACTGTTTTCCGGAACGGTGAGCACCTGTAACGTTTGCTGAGTAGCGTTGTTGAAAGTGGTAACTTCGTTAGCACCGAAGCCTTCAATTTGAGCGGTCATGGCTGGTCTCCGTAACAAGCCCAAAAATAAGCTTGTGGGTCTTGTGCAGCAAATAGAATTGCTGTGTGGTCATAGGATTCGATTTCAAACGAACCGGCGGCCTGACTGTTGTTTCGGATGTTATTGTCTTCTACTCCTGTAGCAGTCAAAGACGTGACACTACGTTGCAAGGTACAAACAATGGAATAATCACTACTGCTAAAGTCGGTTCCAATATTGACACCTAGTCGGCCAGTACCTGTATCCGAAATACTACTTACGTTGTAGTTCACAATCAAAGAAGTCCCAGCACCGTTTGCCTTGCCCCAAACCTTAGCGATACCCGGATGGAAGTGCATCCGCCCTGGAGAAACGGTTGTAACTAAACTAGTTGCCGCCTCCATCTCGTTTTGCGAAGCAATTGCTCCAACTTGGGGGTATACACCACCGTTTGCATCATAGTGAACCCACACGCCTCCTTGAGTAAACACAAGTGTTTCGCTAGCAAGCAATGTTACCTCAGCTAACGTTTCTACGTTTGTGCCGTCAGTATGTTGTACCGTAACCAAACAGTCTTGTGAAGCGTGATTATTGTAAATGTTCAGGTGTTTGACATTGCGTTTACGGTTTGCTGCCGGTGAAGGAACTACCGTTGTCGCCGTAGGAGTTGTAATACTAGCCGTGTTTGTACGACCAATGTCCTGAACAACAGGAGGCACTGAATTGTCTGCTTCCATCCACGAGGCATGGACTTCGACGTCAGCCGCCGATCCGGTGATAACTTGAATTAAATCCGAAGTACTTGTAAGCAATAACAAATTGCTCTCCTTATAATTCTGAGCTGTTGCGTTTCTATATATGGTTTATCTTCGCTTCGATTTGCAGACGAATTGTTGGGGTAATGAATAAATACAAAACTCCAAAAGGACATTAATTTAATGGCTCAAATATCATTTCGACAGGGTATTATTCGATATCCATCAACAGGCTCCCTTCAAGCGTTTCTTGTTAAATCAGGCGCGAACGTCAATTTACAAACCACAAATGGCATAGTTGACGTTGCACTTGCACATAAAGATACGAACTATCTATTGACGGAAACAACGTCCATACCAGCTGCATGGACGGGTATTCCACCAAGCACAGACACGTGGATATATTGGGATATCAATCTTAATACGGGTGTTCGAACATTCGGACAGACTTTGCTTGCTCCAGTTTTTGGAACCGCCGCACCATCATCACCACAAGAAGATCAGCATTGGTTCAACACTTTATCAGCAACCATGTTTGTGTTTAGCAATGGATTTTTCCGAGAAGTTATTCGTGTTTTTGCTGCAAAAGTTAACAACACAACATTCACGCCAATGGGAACGATCCAAAGTCAACCGTTTGCTGGTTCTCAAGTTGGTTTGAACAACACTCCAAGTTTTGTAGGTCGGATCATTTTTGATGATGATGGTAATCCGATCCGTCGTCGGAACGGCACGCTGTTTACAACAGAAGATCAGTTTTATATCAATGGTTCCCCAGCAAATACGCTAAAATTTGAAGCAAATGTTCTCACAGCAATTGGTGACGAAACAATCCCACAATTTTCAGTGGTTAAACTTGTTGATTTTGGCAAAATTCTCCTAGCCGGCTTCAACGATCTTAACACGACATTCATCGGTATGGCCATGCAAAATGGCAATGTCGGTGAAGTTGTCACAATGGTTTCGCAAGGCACAATTACAAATCCTGTTTGGGATTGGCAAGTTCCTGGTGCACCTTTGTGGGTTCTTGAAAATGGTGAACTGACAGAAGATGATCCAAATCTTGTTGATACTGTTACATATCCAACACCAAAACCACCGATCGCCCGCATAATTACACCGACTCAGATCTTTTTCGATCAAGGCCTCGGTGGACGGGGTGCACAAGGAGATCCCGGTGAAGTCAGTCTTGCAACAGATTTGATACACGGCATTTCCCGTCTGTCCGTATCAGCAGTATTGGTCAGCGACCCAATTGTAGTTGGTGACAATGACCCACGTAATACAAACGCTCGTGTGCCATTGGCTCACTCACAAGCAGCGAGCACAATTCTCACACCAACGTATCTTACATTAACAGCACCGACATTAGATTTTCAATTACAACAATTGTATGATCAAACGTTGAAGCTCGCTGGTGGTACAATGACAGGTGCATTAGTACTTGGTACTGGTGCAAGTTTGGATGCTAATAGCAAACCTGTAATAAATGTCCCGACACCAGCAGCTGGTACAGATGCAGCAAACAAGGCATACGTTGACAATCGATCACTGGATAACCTAACCGATGTTGTCATTACATCACCAGTTCTAAACAACACTCTATCATACAACGGTACAACTTGGGTTAACTCTCCATTTCCGTTCATTCCAAGTGTCTTAGATGATTTGACAGATGTAACAATTAGTGCTCCAGTTGCAGGGCATATCCTGCGATACAATGGCACTCAATGGATTAACCAAGTATTGAATCTTGATGATCTCAACGATGTTGTAATTACAGGACCAGTTAATGGTCAAGTTCTGACATACAGCGCAGGCACGTGGGTAAACGCAGCTGGCGGTGGCGGTGGTGCCTCAGCTCCATTATATGAAGTTGTTTATGGTACGGGTGCTAGTGTAACAAGTGATCCAACATTTCTGGCTACACTTACTGCATACGATGAAGTATTCTTTAGCGTTGCAAAAACAGGCGGTGATAGTACGGGACTTGCAAATGATGCAACAGTCTACACAGCCACTGTTGCGGTTGATGGAGGGTTACCGCAATTGGTTGCGGTAACCGGTTCAACTGCACAAACTTATACAACACTGATTAGTGAACTAAATGCCGATACAACTGGCGCAACGTGGGCACTTGTTAACGGTAATTTGCGTTGTACTTCAGATACACCAAACTCTTCGGCATCTGTTGCAATTGTAGATGTTGATTTATTTGCAACATTAACAGACTTTTCTTTCATTTTCCCAACAGCTGCTTACTTAATTCTTTTGCTTGGTGATGAAGGAATTTCAGCAGAAATTCGTGCACCAGCAGCAACAACTCTTGATGCATTTGGCGGTTCATTAAGTGTATTTGGTGGGCAAGGCGATGGAACAGGTTGGGGTGGCAGTTTATTCCTTGCTGGTGGTGACGGTGGATTGACAAGTGGTGAGGGTGGTGGAATAACAATACTTGCTGGCGGTGGTGGCACTCCTAATGGATCAGGAGGTGATCTTTCATTATTTGCGGGTGGCGCGAGTGGTACAGGTGACGGCGGCGATGTTCAGATCACATGTGGTTCGAATGGTGGCTCCTTCCAGCTTACAGCAGGGAATGGTACCTCATCAGGAATCAGTGGTGGCATTGTTACCATATTAACCGGTACTGGCTTCTCAGCCGGTCCAGGTGAAGCAGCAGGTTTCGGAGGAGGAGTTGACATAATCGCATCTCCAGCTGGTTCGAGTTCAGAAATTGACACCACTGCTGTAGGAGGCATAGGTGGCTCAATTGGTTTGAGTTGTGGTAGTGGTGGAAATGCCGATAGTGTTGACGACGGTGGAAGTCCAGAAGCTAACGGTGGAAACGGTGGCGATGTAATCATAAACGCTTCTAGTGGTGGAGCGGCATTTATCTTCGCCGGTACAGGTCCAGGAGACGGAGACGCTGACGGTGGAAACGGCGGTAGTGTTCTGATCTCTGCGTTGGGTGGCGGCGATGCGGATGTACCTAATGATGGTAATGCCGATGGTGGAGATGGCGGCGACGTTGAAATTGCAGCTGGTGCAAGAGGGACAGCATCGGTAGGAGGCGTTGGAACTGCAACAAACGGTCGACCTGGTAATATTCTCGAACGAACAACTGCTGGATTTTGGCAAAAAGAAGCTGGTGGATTTGCTGAAGGAGTAGCGACTAATAAGACGTTCTTGGTGCGAAATGTTACTGTTGACGATACAGCGACAGAACTATTTCGTGATGGAACACAGGAAACACTACGAATTGAACTTCCTGATGTTGGTGTCAATTTAGCCACTTGGAAATTTGATGTTCACCTTGTTGCCCATGAGGTCGACAACCCAGGCATGGGTGGTGGATGGCATTACGCTGGTGTAATTTATTTTGATAGCACTGGTCCAACAACGGCACTAATCGGTACCATACAAACAATTATGATGCCACAGGAATCTTGGACTGCTGGTGGATCGGCAACAATATCAATTACTGCTGGCACTGGAACTTTGGATATTACCGTTACTGCACCAGCTGGTACTGTTGATGAAATTTACTGGCACGCCTATGTAAACGTCGTCGAAGTAACGTTTACAGATACATAATCATCGGTTTTTGGGGCAGTTACAATAAATAATCTCAAAGACTCTTCGGGAGAATAACATGCGTGTTACTTTTAGACAAGGTACAGTTGCCAACGCTGTCGTTTCAACATACAGCATGGGCACCAGCAATATTTCAGGTTTTTTCGTTAACCTGAGTGTGCCAAACCCGAACTTCCCAGTAACATACCATTTCGCTGACGGGAACCGAAACTATTTGCATGCATTCCGTTTGACACGTGCAGATGCTTGGGGTCCTTTCCTTCCTGGCATTGACGCATATCTGTACGTTGATATCAACACAAGTACAGGTGCAATCAGCTTCGGGTCAAGCGCATTTGATCCAGTTGTTGCAGTAACTGCTCCACCATCACCAGCACAAGATCAGCACTGGTTCGACATGCTGAACAAGCAGATGAAGGTGTGGGATAGCGTTGCAATGCAATGGGTTCGCAAGGTTCGTGTGTTCGTTGGCAAGTTGTCGCTTGGCGCTCTGCCACTAGTCAGCATGTCTATCAACGCTGGTTTGTCGAACTCCAACGCAAGCTACTACCTTGGCACAACAATTGGTGATCAGTCACCAAACTCTGCTGGTTTCATCCTGTTCAACAACAATGGTGATGTTCTCCGTCGTAGTGATGGTACATTCATCACTACTGAAGACACACTGATCGCTGAAGGTGTTCAAGAATCCGCTCCAATCACATTTGCGACAAACACACTTGCAGCTGTTGCAAGCGCCTCTCTATCCGCATACACAATGGTTGCGTTTTCAGCACCAGGTGAAGTTAGTGCGATGACCGACCTTGATGTCAACTCAAAGGTATACGGTATCATCGTTGAGAGCGTAGCAATGGGTGGAACGGTCACAGTTGTCACACAGGGTATTGTTAACAACCCGCTGTGGAGCTGGCCAACGGTTAATGCTCCGTTGTATGTCGACGGTACAGGCCAACTGACAACAACTCGTCCAGCTTCTGCGCCAGATCCTGTTGCAGCAGTTGTCGATGAATTCACAATCTACTTACTCGCATGCGACGTCAACGTTCCAAGTGATATCTTCGATATTACATACGTGAACACAGCTGGCGATACAATGACCGGTTCGTTGATCATGACCGGCGCTGGCACACAGGTCGTTCTAACAAACGCACCAACACTCGGTTCACACGCTGTCAACAAGACCTACTCCGATGCTCAGCTCGCTGCACACGCTGCTGATTTCACCCTGCATGTAACAGCAAACCAGAATGGCATGCTAGACACGTTAGAAGCAGGCGGCAACGGAATCGTTGTTAAGAATGCAACGGCAACAACAGTCACACGCTCGCTTGTAGCACCTGCAGCTGGCTTGACAATCACAAACCCAGATGGTGTTGTTGACAACCCAACGTTTGCTCTTGCAAATGATCTTGCAGCGCTTGAAGGTCTTGGAACATTTGGATTTGCAACGCGTACTGGTGTTGATACGTGGTTGACACGTACAATGACAGGCACAGCTGGCAACATCGTAGTAACAAACGGTGATGGTGTTTCAGGTGTCCCAACATTTGACTTGGCTCCTATCGTCCAAGGCGTTGGCGGTACACTTAGCAAAGTCACACTCGACGGTTTCGGTCGTGTAACACAAAACACACCAGTGGTTGTAGCAGACATTACAGCGCTCGTTGATGGAACGTATGTCAACGTAACCGGTGACACAATGTCCGGCAACTTGGCAATGGGTGGTTTCAAGGTTACTGGTCTTGCAAATGGTACGGTATCCGGTGATGCGCTTCATTTTGGTCAGATCGGTGCTCAAGTTCAAGGATGGGACGCAGGTCTTGATGAATTGGCCGCACTAGCAACAAATGGTCCAATCCGTAGGACTGGCGGTGCATTTGTTGTAGGTAGCCCAACACTTGATGAAGTTACAAACGCTGCTGCAAGTGCTTCTCGCTCACACGGCAACAACACAATTGAATGGGAATGGTCCCGTACATCTATTGGACCAACGTTCTGGTTTGATGAAGCCGTTGCCGCAACGGGTGGTAGTGATCTAAACCAGCCTCTGGTTTTGGTTCGAACATTAGCTGGATCAACAGCAGCTCCGTTTGCTGTGTTAAGCACAGAAGGTTCCGCAAGTTACTTGATGGCCGTTGCTCGTGTAGCAACAACAACCGGTTACGATCTGCGACTTCGAAGTGGTGATCATACAACAGGCCACGCTGGTAACGTTACGGTCACAGGTGGTAGTGGTATTGCAGCCGCAAGCAATGGTGGTAACGTTACTCTTACAGCTGGTACAGGTACAACGACTGGTGCTGGTGGTGACATTTCTATTACTGCAGGTGCAACAGGTACCTCAGGGCTTGCTGGTGACATCGTCGTGACCGCAGGTGCTGGAGGAACTACCGGTACAGCTGGTGTTATTACAATCTCTGGTGGCGCCGGCGGTACCACAACAGGAAATGGTGGTAATGTTCGTATGCAGGGTGGTGCGTTTACTTCAGGTGCCACAGGAAACGTTGTTGCAGGTCGTGGTACAACAACCACGACTCGTGACGGTGACTTCTTGCAGATTCCAACAGTATCAGGAGCTCCAACAGGAACACCAGTGAACGAATCAGGTATGGTTTCAATTGTCTTCCGTACTGACACAAACCAAATCTATGTTTACGACGGTGCATGGTTGTCAACAGCAGCCCTCACATAATTCGTTTAACCTAAACCAAGGGCCGCCTTGTGCGGCCCTGTTGTTTGGTGTATAAATAAAGCATAAGGAGAAACAAAATGAAGTACTTCTTGTGCGCCCTCACTCTTGCATTTTTCTCATCTTCCGTTTTTGGTACAGTTGTTGCAAACGGTTGCAAAATCAACGCTGATACGTTGAAAGAATCTTTGGAACACTCAATCCGAATCGTTCGAGATCCACAAGGACGACAACGCGTTGAATCACAACCTTGCAATAGAGCATTTCGAATCGAATTCTTCATTGCTCCGTATTCCCTTGCAAAGCATACAAATGATGAGTTTCTTGGTGTTGATGAAGAAGGACTAGACCAAACAGACCAGTACGTGAATTACCTCGTGTACTTGCCAAGCGTCAAGATCAACATTCCGATCATGAATGAGGGTGACGCAAAGAAATTTGACGACAGTAATATTGGTTGGACTGGACCAACATTGCCCCTTAGCGTAGATATTAAAGGTATATTTTCAGGCGCGCCCCGACTGATGGCGGCACACAAAGCTTACAAACGATTGCTGGTTGTTGGACGAACGAATGCAGCAATTCAATTCGAGTTGTATATTTCACTACCAGATCGAGTTTACAATGATCCACAAAGTCTCAAAGATGCCCTGGACAACACGTTCCGACGTGTAAGGATCAATTCGGTAGGTGGCATAAGTGTTACTGAATGATTGGTGGTTTGACTTCGATCAATCATAAATACCCATGGTGTTGAAGTTGACACCAATCAGAAGTGAATGTAAAGTGAACCAGCTTTTTTCTTGAAGAGAAAAGTTATAACAATTAGAAGCGAGGATAACAACTATGACAACAAAACTCACTCTCGAACAGCTTCGCGCTAACATCGGTCAAGATGAACAAGGCGAACGCGTCGGTCTCCCAAACAACTACTTTCCATTCTGGAAGATGAAAGAAGGCGAACGAGCAGTTATTCGTTTCCTACCCGATAAGAATCCAGAGAACCCACGTGGCTTCCTAGCACAGAAGGTAATGCACGTTCTCGAAATCAATGGGGAAAAGAAGTCTGTCCCATGTCTTTCGATGTACGGTGAAGATTGCCCAATTTGCAAGGCATCTCAAGACTTTTACAAGGTTGAGGGAAAGGAAAGCCCAAACGGTAAGAAGTACTGGAAGAAGAAGCAGCACATCGCACAGGCAATCGTTCTGGAAGATCCACTTCCAGCCGACGAGAAGACTGGTGAAACACATGTAGGCAGGGTTCGCTACATCGCTCTCGGATTCCAACTGTGGCAGATCATTCAGAACGCATTTAAGAGCTCTGAAACACTGGAAAGCATCCCGTACAACTTCGATGATGGATATGACTTCATCATTCAGAAGGACAAGGGACCGAAGTACCCAACATACCAACTCAACTCGAAGTTCCGCGCTAGGCAGCGTGCACTCACAGAAGACGAACTCGCAATCGCAGCGGAAGGCATGTCAGATCTGGCAGCGCTTCTTCCAAAGCACCCAGGTCGTGAGAAAGTCGAAGAGATGCTTCACGCAGCTCTGACAGGTGCGAACTATCAGGGTAGTGGTGTCGACGGGGACAGTATTCCTGATCCGGATGATGTTACGCCAGCACGGAAGCCAGTGGTAGCCGTTAAGCCTACTCTTGACGATGAACCATTTGTAGCTCCAAAACAAACTGCACCTGCTAAGCCAGAGTCTGCAGACGCGCAAAGCGACGTTGATGAAATGCTCGCTACGATCAAAGCACGTCGAGCAGCTCAAAAGGCAGCATCAGCAGCGTAATGAACAAGAGGGTGGCTGAGCCACCCTCTTTCTCACAAGGAGACTACCATGGGAAATAGTTTAGGGTTTCTCGACGACTTTAACAAAGAACTCGAGGAAATGGAAGGTGTTGGCACATCTTCAAAACCACCACGTTACTGGTACTCAACTGGTAACTTCGTTCTCAACAAGATCATCTCTGGCAGTTTCGCCAAAGGTATCCCACAAGGACGTGTGACGAATCTTGCTGGACCATCAGGTGCTGGTAAGAGTTTCGTTGCAGCAAACATTGTTCGTGAAGCACAGCGTCGAGGTGCGATTACACTGGTTATCGACAGTGAGAATGCGCTTGATGACGACTTCATGGGCAAGATCGGTGTAAACACCGATCGTTCAACAAAGAAGTACTTCTATGCGGGTGTGGTCACCGTTCAAGATGTAACGCGTGTGTTCTCGAAGTTCATGAACGCATACAAAGAATCGTGTGCGGAAGATCCAGAAAATGGTCAGGAAATTCTGATCGTTTTAGATAGCATCGACATGCTGCTGACTGAAACAGAGCAAGAAAACTACGACAAAGGTGTACAGAAAGGCGACCAAGGTCAGAAGAACAGGCAGACGAAAAAGCTACTGAAAACAATGGTTCAAGACATCAAGCCGTACAACGTAGCTGTGGTTGTAACATCACAGGTCTATCGTAACCAAGATTTGTTAAATGGTGAAGGTCTTTGGATCATCAGTGAAGCGGTGAAGTTCTCTGCGTCACAGATCATCATGCTGACAAAGCTCAAACTGAAGGAAGCGGGCGAATCAATTGTCCACGGCATTCGTATGAAGTGTGAAGGTTACAAAACACGATTTACTAAGCCGTATCAAACAGTGACAATCGAAGTTCCGTATGATACTGGGATGGATCCATACTCCGGTCTTATCGAAACTGCAGTCGAAATGGGTGTGGTTGAGACGAAGGGCTCGCGGTACGTGATCGACGGCGAAGACGAATCATGGTATAAAAAGGATGTTGCAGCCGTTGCTGATCGAATCTTGGTCAAGGCGGAGGCAAAAACAGAAGCATATCTTAAAGCTCGTATTGATGAGGCGATGGAAGCTGAAGAGGATGGTGAGTCGAAAGACGACACAGCAACACGCCGTCGCTTGAAGAGGGCAAAAAAATGAAGGCGAGCCAACTACCAGCGTATAAAATCATCACATCGTTAAGCTACGACCTTGATAGGTTGACAGCAGCCGTCAATCAATTTGTTGCAGAGACGCCTGGTCAGTGGATCTGTGTTGGCCCTCCGTTCCAAGCATCGATAGCGGCCGGTGAGCACCGCGGCATGGCACAAGCGTTGGAGCGAAAAGATTGACCTTTAATCCAAAATAGTGGACGGTAGTCCGTTCCTTATTAGGAGCTTAACATGTTCGATAGAAAGAAGCAACGATTGAAGTGGGGAAGGGCAAACGGCGAATTATCAGCTCACGAGCAAACACTCTTAAAAATGATGCAACTGTTACGGAAATGACATTGATTCTTGAAGACCTCAAAAGGATAAACAATGGAAATCTACGACGCACAAGAACTGGCGCAGAGGAATTTGATTGTAAAGCACTACGCTGGATCACATGCATACGGTACAGCTCTGCCTACATCCGACATTGACTTTCGCGGAATTTTTGTCGCTCAGCCTGTCAACGTTCGGACACCTTTCTTTCCAATCACGGAAGTTGAAGTGTCGACTGAACAAGATACAAAACTGTACGAGTTGGCAAACTTCATGAAGCTTGTTGTTGACTGCAACCCGAACGTTGTTGAAACATTGTGGGTTGCAGATCGCGACATTGTATTCCGTACTCCTGCATACGATTTGCTTCGTAGGCACGCGCCCGATCTGTTGTGTTCGAAGATTGCTTTCACAACGAGTGGCTATGCCTTGGCACAGTTGAAACGGATCAAGGGACATAACAAATGGATTACACAGGCTGATAAAGGTATAAAAAAACTGCGTCATGCTTTCAAGATGAGTGAAATAGATTACAAATGGCTTGAAGAACATTTTGATGAAACAATCGTTAAACGAGTGGTTGAGTAATGTTTTACGTTTATGGTCTAATCGATAGTTTCACCAATAAAGTTTTCTATGTTGGTAAGGGCTGCAAAGATACCATCGGAAACACGAGAGAAAATTCGTGCAACACTCAAAAGGAAAGCAAATGAGCAGAGACACTTTACTTAATGATCCTGACGTGATGTTGCTTTGTAAACATTCTCCACGTCAAATTGACTTTGTCTCATTGGTGCACAACTTTACGCCTGAAAAACGGTTTAAGGTTGACCTTAGTGAGTTCCACAAAGGCTACCGATTGGTACCATTTGCAGCGGACACATATGGTGTATACGAATCTGCCAATCATGAAACGTTCACGGAAAGCGACGGAACGTTGAACACCGTGTATGAAGGTAATACACACGAGTTGGGTTCACCGTTGATGATTGTTAAATTCAACAAAGACGTCTATCTGAGTGCAAAGGAAAAATGGAGTCAATATTGGACGTGGAAGAGAGAACGAAACGTTGTACGAAACGCTTTGGAAGAGCAATTTGGATATGATTGTTATACTGACGATACAGAGTTTCTTACGAACGATGGTTGGAAAAAGTTTGATGAGGTGTCAGAAACGGACACTCTCGCTACTTTCAATCCATTATCTCATAAGGTTGAATATCAAACGCCGAGAGAACGAATTGAAGGAACGTTTACCGGAAATCTGTATCATTTTACAGGCCAACACGTAGACGTATGTGTTACACCAAATCATAAAATGTACATAAGAGAGTTTTCACGGACGCTTGACAAACATGTGAGTGATTGGTCATTTGTTGATGCAGCGTTTGTTCCGGAATGTTTTGATACACTTCACACCATAGTACCGAAAAAAGCGCGACAGAATTTGCCCAAAGGATTCACTAAAGCAATCTTAGATTACATTCCACTGCACTCCTACTTACGAGTCTTGGGATGGTACATTAGTGACGGAAGTTGCTCCTTTCAACCTAACGGTTGCGTTTCATGTGTATCGATTTCACAATCGAAACCACAATCGCGATTGACACAAAACCTGACTCGCCAACGTAAACTCAACAAAATAAAATGTACGGAGAAGGTATACGAGGCAAAAGGAATAGCAAACTTTCCTGAAAAGCGTTGGTTTTTCGATCAAAAACTGTCCACAATGATATACGAAGATTGTGGACATGGTAGTCATCAAAAGCGAATTCCTCAATGGTGCTTTGAGTTGACACAGCGTGAGATGAACATACTCCTTACGTGCTTGTTGCAAGGCGACGGAACAAAAAAGAACCATCAAGAAGAAACTTATGTTTATTATACAATCAATGCAGCACTTGCTGACGATGTACAACGATTGGCCTTTTTGTGTGGGTTTGAAACATCAAAATGGGGTCCTTATTATTCGTCAACGTTGTTTGATGATAATCTGGAAATGTACCAAGTGCATATAAACAAGAAAGCGTCTAATACAAAAAGAACTTATCGTAGTAACAATAATATTCAAACAATACCCGTTGTAAATCAAAGAATTGTTTGTTTTATGACTTCCAACCACACTCTTGTTACACGAAGAAACGGAAAAATAGCACTCCACTCGAATTCAAAGCATGCAATGCACTTGGTTCGCTTGCTTCGCATGGGCGTGGAAGCTCTAACTGAAGGCAAGATCATCGTTCGTCGTCCAGACGCAAAAGAACTGTTGGAGATCAGAGCTGGTTCGTGGACTTATGAGCAGGTGGTGGAGTACGCTGAAAAGATGGACGTCATGGTCCGTGAACAGCTATATCCAACAACCAGCTTGCCTAAGAAGCCGAACTACAAACTTGCGGCACAGTTGACGATTGAGGTTCAAGACATGATGTGGAACCGAACCATTCGCACAATGAGTGAAGAGGAGAAGTTTCTGATCGTTGGCAACCAACAATACAGGATCACAGACTAAATGATCGACGAAGAACTAGAAAAAGAAATCATACAGTTACTGCAGTTGTTTGAACAGCGAGAACAATTATTCACCGTTGGCACAGGAAAAATCATCGAGAAACTCGGTCCAACTGTTCTCGCTGCACTTTACGAGTTCTTCAACGTCTCGTATGACGCAATTTCGTGGCTGTTGATCGACGTCAATGACGGCACATTGATGATAGGTGCTGTTGTCTCGTATAAAAACACCGATTTGGTGCCGGAGGCAATCAATCGCTTGTCACCTATGACAGGTGAAGTACCAGAAGAAGGAAACCTAACCGAGGTTCAACGTCTGATGCGAATTGGTATTCCCTTGGCAATGGTGTTCCAGCCAAAAGAAGAGATTGTTCGTTTTCTCAACAGCCGCGTTGCTCAACAAGCAACGCCAGAGGCTCCAACTCCAACTGTGTTCGTCAACAAAGCAACGGGCGAAGTGCTTGAAGCGAAACAAAAACCCGAAGAAAGCGATTTCGACAACAGTAAGCTTTCACGTGAGCAACTCGCCTCGTTACTCCAATCTCAACATCTGATCAAGGGAACAAAACACTAATGGCAGATCCAACAAACATATTCCAAAAACTCGAACCAAAAGACAGTATAGCGTTTCGCCTGCTTCTTGAACGACACGTGCAACTGGAAGAAGAGTACGACCTTGCTCGGCAGAGCTTAACATTCAAAGGTAAGACGCTAGCGCAGGCAAACAATGATCAAGCCGAATGGCCGATCTACGTTGACGAACGACTTTCCGAACTTAAAACAATCTGTAAACGACTAGAAACCGTTGTGGATATGGTTCGGGGAAACATTGTTCGGCAGCTCAAGGGTGGCAGTGGGCTTGATTTAGGTCGCGACCTCACTCGCTACGTTGACCGTGACGACAAGTTCCTTGATGCTCAGGAACGATTCCTGATGTTTGACGAACTCCGTGAAAAGTATGCAGCACTTTCCGAAGCATGGACCACAAGGGGGTATGCTTTGAAGAACAGAGTGGACATGTTGGTACATCAGGTAAAAGACAACCTGTTATAAACATGCAAATACGAATAAGGATACTCAATGAAGTATACGTTGTTGTTCTGGATCTTCTACCAGAGCACGTCGATTACTTCTACGAAAAATACGCTGTTCATGCGCCGAACTACTTCTTCAATCCGCGCTACAAACTAGGCCAGTGGGACGGTAAGATTCGCTTCTTTCACAAGACGGGCAAGACATACTTGTACCTGTTGGAAGACCTCTTGCCGCGTATCGTCAATCTTGGCTACAAGGTCGTCTTAGAAGACCTGCGTGACAACGTTCTGGTTGCAGCCGACGAAATCGATGCTGACTTGTTTAACGCCGTAAAGCATCCTGACACAGGTGAAGCTACGGTACTTCGCGAACATCAGGTTCAGCTGTAAATTCACTTATCCGAGAAGGTTTTGGTACAGTGATAGCATCAACCGGATCTGGCAAAACTCTAATGTGTGCTGCGTTGTGTTATCAGTATGATAAGTTTGGATTGAAGTCGTTAACAATCGTTCCAAACAAGGACTTGATTCGTCAAACACGCCAAACATACATTCATTACGGACTCGACACAGGCGAATATAGCGGCGAACGAAAGACACTTGGACATCAACACGTTGTTTCAACGTGGCAAGCACTTAAGAATGCACCGGAAGTGATCACGATGTTCAACATTGTCATCGTCGATGAGGCGCATGGTTTGAAAGGCAATGTCCTGTCAACAATCCTGACCGACCATGCTGCAAAGGTCCCGTATCGCTTTGGTTTCACTGGTACGCTGCCAAAGGACAAATCTGATGCTTGGGCTGTTCATGTGGCCGTTGGTCCAGTCCGCTACCAAGTTCCAGCTTTTGAACTGATCGAGAAGGGACTTCTTGCCAAGATCAATATTGATGTGGTCCAACTGACTGAAGATCTGACTGAAGAGTACGACCAATTCATTGCCGACACACCAAACATTCCCAATAATGAGCAGCCGACGTATGCAGAGTTCAAAGAAGGCTACTTTCCAGACTTTACAGCTGAGAAGTCATACTTGCAACACAAGGAAGACCGGATCACATATCTTGCGCAGTATATTGAAGCAAAGCGGGATGCAAAAAGGGGAAACGTTCTCTGTCTCATAGACAACATTGCATTTGGTCGAAAACTCGCTGCAGAAATCAATGGAGCTATTTTCGTCAATGGTAAGGATGTTAGATCAACGAAGGAACGAAAACAGATCTATGACTTGTTTGCTTCTCACGACGATCTTGTCGTGATTGCTACGGTCCACATTGCAGGAACTGGCATTGACATTCACCGCATCTTCAACCTAATGTTAATCGATATTGGAAAATCATTCATTCGAGTGATCCAAGCAATTGGTCGAGGACTGCGCATGGCAGAAGACAAGGATAGCGTTCACATCTCTGATTTGACGAGCGATTTAAAGTACAGTCGCAAACATATGCGAGAGCGAATAAAGTTCTACAAAGAAGCTCAATACCCTCATAAGCTACACAAAATCAACTACTCGAAGCTTGTCCTCGAGGACTAACGTCGCTATAATAGAACGATGCTGATTTTTGACACTGAAAACAAGCCTGTCCTTTTAGACAGCATTTACACCCCGACGTTGACTGATCATATGTGGGTTCTTGATTTGAACCTCATGGACTTTACAATGTCTCCCTTGCTTGTCCTTGAGGAGATTGTGTGTCCGGTAATTGTTGTCGCGGTTAGAGGCTTCGAGTTTCCTCTGCCAGCAAATTGGAACATTCTCGTGTACGACACAGACACATCACAGCTTGATGTGATTGAGGTTGCAGAGGCTGCTGGACGTGAGTTCACTGCACTGGTGTATGGACCGAACAAGGCGAATTTCGGTGCGGGAATTGTCTCAGTGACAAACTACTTCGCTGAGTTCCGTATTGTTGCCCCCTCATTAAACAAACATCAAATGTTGTGTCATCCAATTGGACCAGACGAATGGGTAACGGTCTCTCCATCTGACGGGTACAACAAGTATTTGAAGGGTCGGATCGTTGGTGACCTAATAGGATATTGAACAATTTGAGTGGTATATCTGTCAAAAATTGTTGTAAATAACAGCTTAGGTGAACTAATAGGATATGAACATGGCAGAGAAAAAAGAAAAGAAACTCACAGTCAAAGAGTTCAAATACTGGCTTGAAGGTGTCGAAGAAATGCAAGATGAAGGCTGGTATCCCGATCCGCGCCAATGGAAACGCATTCGCGAAAAGATAGGACTGCTTGACGAGGCCGCCTCAATGATGACTGAAGTTCAGGCTGCTGGACTTACGTCAATTGCCCCTGGTATAATGGCATTTCCTCCAAATGTGAATCCAAACAATCCGTTGGAACGAATGAACATTGATCCAGCTAACTTTCCACAACCGACTGCTCGTCCACCAGGCAATGGCCCGTTCTTAAACGATGACACATCCAAACCAGCCAAGACCCCAAACATCGACACCGGACCGGGTAAGCCTTACGCAAGCTCATTTACATAGTACAACGCTGAAAGACCGCACCCTTTGGTTTGATGGTGATTCGTCGTTCAACTCAGATACGTTGTACGACGCCGTTCAGAAGTATGACGTAAAGTTTGTCGATTGGATCTCACCTCTCGTTGCCCAATACAATCGTCAAGTTCAGACCGATCAAGAACTCACTGTCAAAACACGATGCAAGCCTTTAACGTTTGACTGGACGATTCCTGAGAAGTACGCTAAACTTGACATTGTGCAGCATATCGCCGACAAGCATTGGGCTGTCTTGCGGACGTGCCCGGAACAGGAGTGGGAAGATCGCGAACTTCGCCTCGTTTCAGAGCTACGGAACTATCAGAAGCGGAATTTGTACGGCGTTTTACGCGTAATCATTTTCGTCATAAATACCTTAACCGACAATGATATAGTGTGGGGTGTCGGCCGTGGCAGCAGCGTGTCGTCTTATGTCTTGTATGTGATAGGTGTTCACGACGTGGATAGCTTTGCATATGATCTCGACGTCGACGACTTCCTGCACGATTAGGAGAGGGTTATGCGAAAAGGAGTGCGTAGTGCGCGCGGCGTTGAAGTCAACTTCGACCTGCTCAAAATCAAACAACAGATTGCTTCTGCTCCGAAAACAACGGAAGTGAAAGCGCGCGAGAGCTTTATTGATCAGAAGTTCAAGCGCCGGCTTAAGAGGGTACAGGCACAAGTGACGGATAATACAATTCCGCCACCAGGACCACAAGTATTTCCTGAAGTCGTCGTCGAGAAAAAGTTACCGGAGTCAGACGAACCAAAAGAACAATAATACGGAGTGCATATTATGAAACTTAGACCCATACAAAACCATATCATCTTTCGCTTTCTTGAAACCGTTGATTCAAAAGGATATTTCACTAAAAAGCTCGACTGGGGATTTGAAGTACAAGGACATGCTGACGATAGTGCAAAATCTCCTCGTTGGGTGAAAGTCCTTGATGTAGGACCAGATTGTAAAGGCGTAAAGCCAGGTGATGATATTCTTGTTAAGCCATTGATGTGGTCGTTGCGATTCAAGGTCGACGGCGAACAACTATGGCGAACCGATGAAAGCAAGATCATTGCCGCAGATACGATAACAACGGACGAAGCAGGAAACATCAAACACGACTTTCGTGCTTTCGGTAAGAGTGTAATTTTCCATCGCATGGACGTTCAGAAAAACGTCACCGAATCTGGTCTCCATGTCGAAGGCAAAATAAACGATGATACGGCATACGGACAAGTTGTTGACCTTGGCCCGGATGCGGTTTCCGAGCTCAAAAACGCAAAAGTATACTTCCTGGACCAGAACTTCTTTGGTTACTTCGAGTACAGAGGCGTTAAGTTCTGCTATATCGAAGAAAACGAGATTCTGGCATACGAACCTAAGGAGTAACAATGCTGTTCATTGCCATGTTGATTGCTACAACAATAGCAATCGCAGGATCTGCTGCTTACTTTAGCGTGTATGGTCTTGCGTATACGTTCAGTGGGATGTTCTGGTATGTTGTTGTTATGGGAGCATCTCTTGAAGCTGGTAAACTGATGTCCGCTTCGTATCTTTACCGATACTGGTCAAAGATGGGTGGGTGGACGTGGCTTCGATACTACATGATTGCTGGTATTCTGGCGTTGATGTTTCTGACGTCTGCTGGCATTTTCGGCTTCTTGTCATCTGGTTATCAGGCAGATGTCCTTCCGTTGAAACAGAAAGAAGCACAAGTCAAGCTTCTTGAGGACGAAAAGGTCCGTAAGCTTGCTCGGAAACAACAAATAGACGACCTGATCGCCCGATCTCCAATAGTGCAAAATCTTGAGCGTAACGGCGAGATCGACCGTCGCGCAATGCTTGTGTTGCGCGAAAGCACACGCGCACGAGACAGTTTGACCCGACAGTATAAGGCAGAACAGACCGAAGTCACGAAGCGACTGAATGAACTCGACAAAGAGATCCTTGCGCTTCAACAAGAAATCATCAAGACAGAAGCACATATTGGTCCGATTACCTACATTGCGAAGGCGTTTGGTTATGAAACGGATCAAGCAACAAAGTACCTGATCTTCATAATCATCTTTGCGTTCGACCCAATGGCAATCGCTTTGACGCTCCGCGTGAACATCGCTTTGCGAGTCCGTAATAACGAACGGCGACCAATGCCAGAGATCAAACCTCGCGAATCGATGCTGCCTGAACCAAAACACACACCACCAATGCCAGAGATCAAACAGCATCCAAAGCAGGAGATTGACCCTCGTGAATTCATTGGAGAACTGTTGCCCGAACCAAAACACACACCACCAATGCCAGAGATCGAACAGCCTCACGCTGTTCGAGCAGAAATTCTTCCGGTAAAGATTCCAATTTCAGAGCCTGTTGTTGAGAAAAAACCTGAACAGCCTGTTGAAAAACGCATTCGTCCACGATACATTGACGAACTGGCCGCAAGTAGTGGTGCGATCAACCCCGATGCGCTATACGAATTGATCAGCTACTATCGTGAACTAAAGGCGAAGCCTCATCCTTTAACGGGTCAAGACCTTGTTGACAAGCACGCAATCGAGAACATTCTTCGTAGTCATGGATTGATGTTATACTTCAACGAGTAGTTGATTTGTTCCTTGTAGTCGGTATAATATACGATACCAAGGAGCATCCTAATGCAAGATAAGCATAAGCTTTGGGTCGAAAAATACAGACCCTCTGCAATAGAAGACTACATTTTTCACGACGGACATCAACGGGCCTCATTCGAGGTGATGATTGCAAATAAAACGATCCCACACCTACTTTTGTCTGGTGTTCAAGGATCTGGTAAGACAACAATCGCTCGAATCCTTATCAGTGCAATGGAACTTGACAACAGTGATGTGCTGAAGATCAACGCTTCACGAGAAAACACCGTTGAAGTGGTTCGTGAGAAGATTCAAAGCTTCGTTTCCACGTTCGCAATGAGTGACTTCAAGATTGTGTACCTCGAAGAAGCGGACTACATCACGTTGAACGGTCAAGCCGTAATGCGCAATATCATGGAACAGTATTCGAATCACGTCCGGTTCCTACTAACTTGTAACTACGCCCATCGAATCATGCCCGCTATCGTGTCGCGATGCCAACACTTCCATTTCAAAGCTCCGCCAAAAGCAGAAGTAGCAAGCTACTGCTATGAAATTCTTGGCCGGGAACGAATCAACTTCTCCGATGCGACGTTGATCAAATACATAACGCACGGCTATCCGGACATTCGCAAGATCGTCAATTCGTTACAACAGAATTCGAGTACTGGTGAGCTTCTTGATCCAAAGCTAGAAGGCGCTGCCGGTGATTGGAAGTTCCAACTGATCGACATGATTGAACAGAATAAGTGGAATGAAGCTAGGAAACTGGTGTGTGCGAGTGTTGATGGAGAAGAGTGGGTCGAATTGTACAGATTCCTCTACGAGAATCTACGTCGAGGCCTCAAGTTTCAAGACACTGCAAAGTGGGAGGAAGGAATTCTCACGATTGCAAAACATCTATACCAGCATGGTGTTGTTGCTGATCCCGAGATCAATGCAGCTGCCATGTTTATCAGCTTAGGACAACTATAATGGCTCGTAGAAAGAAACCAGACGCAGAGACGCCTGAACAGGCGAGACAACGAAGAATTTTCGAGACGATTTGTGACCATGCAACGCGTGGTGAAAAGGTATCGTGGAATCGATTGATGGACAACATGGTGTCTTTGCTTGCAAAGTTAAAACCGATTGAAGACAAAATCGTCGCGCTGCAGTCACAGAAACTTCCGATCATTGACGAAGTTGCGAATCTTCGCCGACGAATGGTAATGGACTGTGTTCATCCGTATGAACAACTAGTGCTTACTGCTGAACACGTTGAGTGCAAATTCTGCATGAGGCGCTTTCGCGTGCCAAATATGCACGACGATAGCGTGTTGAGTCAGGATTCCCAATGAACAAGGAACTATTGAACTATCTTCGTCATCTTTCCGAAGAAGACATCAAATCACTTTCACAGCGAGCTCTGAAAACGTGTGAAGAAGTTGGTGAGCTCGCTCGTGTTGTTTTGCCTTATGACGGAGTATATGCAACAAATCATCGTTTTGCGACCCGCGAGGATATTCTCGAAGAAGCTGTCGATACGGTGTTCTGTGCTTTATCAGTTGCTCATGCGCTTCAGTTTACCGACGAAGAAATTGAAGATATGATGTGGCTGAAAGCGGAAAAGTGGGCTCGACTGCAACACAACGAAAAGAACCTGAAATACCCAGTACCATTTGAGATTCATATTACTGTTGAACTGGATCCAATGATAGAAGATTCCGAGCGATTCAAAACAACATGCGCCGAGGCGAACGTAAAACCACTTGATCTCGTAACACAAACAAGAACGATCAAAGATGTGATGACATCATCAAAACATTTCGGAGACAATCGGTCGGCCTATGAAGAGATGAAACGAATTACTGGCCGTTTGATGGCAGCAGGATTCATGGTAGTTCGAGAAAAGATTGAAACTGTTTCTTGGCATCCAGCCGCTCCACAACACATCGGTGATGGTTCAAAAATGCCAGAGAATTGCTATTTTGAAAGTCATATTCCTGTTCGACTCCATCCAAATGATATGGATATTCTTACTCGTCGTTGTAAGGAAATGGATCTACATCTTTCCCAAAATGCCTTTAAGACACACGAAGACGGTGACGTGACATACATGGCAACATATCGAGTATATGAAGGCACCAATGAACAGTTCCGTGCATATGTAGATCAGGCCGTTCAATATCTTGACGCCCAGGAATACATCGTTGGAAAACCAATGAACGAATTTAGCGTATATGATACGAAAGTGAGCCACGACGCAAAATGGCTGACCGGAAACTAAACCTATTCGAACTGCTAGGAGCTATTAGTGAGAAAAACACTGGCTACTATCAAAATCTGACAGATGAAGAACTGAAAGAGCTTCAACCGTTTGTCATCATGCGATGGCTAACGGGAACGTCAAGCAAACGACAAGTGTACCTTTTGAATGCTGTTGTAAATCCATTCGTGTTCGATCTTGGACAGCATAAACAGTTGTTGTTCTATCTTCTGACGTTGTGTACTCAGCACGCGCAACGATACAACTGGATCAAACCACCCAGCTCAAAACGGCTGGGCAAATTAGCGGTGACGGTCCTGTGTGATTACTTCAAGTACACAAAACGACAAGCAATTGATGCTGCAAAACTTTTGCAATCAGAAGACATTCTGGACTATGCCGAACAATTAGGTTGGCAAAAAGAAGAGATCGCTAAGCTGAAAAAAGAGCTAAAAGGCGACTGATGTTGGGACTGACAATGACGAAATCGCCAACAAAATACAAGGCGGCATACACATGCAAGTATTGTTCCCACACGTTTATTCACGAGAACAGATACTTGCAGCACAAGTGCAAGCAAATGAAACGGCTGGAAGAATTCCAGACACCAGAAGGGCAAGCTGCGTGGCTACATTATCAACAATGGCTCCGTGCTCAGAAACGAATGCCACCTCCAGCGAAATCATTTCTTACGTCGAAGTATTACAGAACGTTTGTTAACTTTGCCAAGCATGTTAAAGCAGTCGGGCTACCAAAGGCGGAAAAGTTCATCTGGTTAATGCAGGAAAAGGGCTTGCAACCGTCGATTTGGACGTCGGATGAAGTGTACTCGCTATACCTAGAACACCTTGATCGAAACACACTGCCTGTCGAGCAGGCAAAGATGTCGATTGATACGCTGCTTAATCTAGCAGATCAGAAAGGAACGGACGTTTCGACTGTGTTTGAGGTTTTGACACCTATTGACGTGATCTATCTACTTCGAACTCGCCAACTATCACCATGGTTCTTACTGCGGAGCCGCAAGTTCAAGCAACTGTTCAAAGACAAGGCATCCCCCGAGCAGCAAGTGATCCTTGAAACGATCATTCGGCCAGATTACTGGTTTGAGAAATTCGAAAAACACCCCAAAGAACTCGCTGAAATCAACAAGTACGTTGCCGCTCTGGACTTATAGCTCTTCCATAAATAGAAGTTACAATCTCTATTTCAGGGGAAGCTCTCATGACAACGTACGTAATCGATTTTTCGGACCCTCTTAAAGATGGGTTTTCGATCGCACCAGGTGGATTCAACGGACCTGGCGGTTCTGCCTCAAATACATCTCTCCGTCTTTACGGTCGAGGCGCACTAGAATGGGGCGAATCTGTTAATGAAGACCTCGTCCGTCTTACAGAAAACTTCAACAGCGCTACACCACCTATTACACCAGTTGACGGTATGTTGTGGTTGCGAACAAAGTACTATTGGCTCCGCACGGCAGTTGATTGGTATGTTCGTGATCCTGATTCACCTGCTGCTTGGGTATTCCTGTCAACAATTGCAACCGGTGGTGTTGTCAACGGTGGTGCTGTAGGTACAAACGTAGCTCCAGCTCACGCGATCGGTGTGTATTGGTACACAGGTGGTGCTCCAACTGATCCTCTGACATCGAACCTTGACGCGTTTGGTGACCCACTCACACCCACAACATTGTATCGTTGGGACTCAGCATACAAGCAAATTCCAGCCGGTTGGATGCCACAAGCATTTACACAAAATGCAGCTGCTCCAACTGCTGCAAACTTCCCGGAGAAGAGCTTGTTGGTTTGGGACGCGTTCCAGGGTGTTAGTGGAACGTTCGTTGCTCCACCAATTTCGATTGTTGCACCAACTCAACCAGCACAGGCAACGGAAGGTACATTGTGGTGGGATAGTGTCAACAACATTCTGTATGTGTGGAACGATTTCACGACAACATGGCAGCCATTGGTTACAGGAGGCGGTGGCGGATCTGGTGATACGACTTATCTACGTCTTGATGGCACAAACACACCAACAGCTAACCTAAACATTGGTGGCTTCCGTCTGACAAACATTACAACAAACGTAGGTGTAGCAACTGACGCTTTGAGTGTCGGTGCCGCCGATACTCGTTACGTAAACATAACCGGTGATACAATGACTGGCGTGCTGGCGATGGGTGCATTCAACATCACCGGCCTACCTGTCATGTCTTACCCTGACTTGGTCAACACCGAGTTTGCAGCAACAAAGAACTACGTTAATACTGCAGTCACGTCGATTACAAGCGGTGGCGGTTCGGTTACTGTTCCGTCGGTGTTTGTATCGCCAGCAGTTCCGACCTATAAGGCTGGTGACATCTATGTCTTGGGCGCTGTGATCTACATTGCTATCGGCGTAGGTGTAGGTGCTCCTCCGGGTGGTAACTGGCGACAAGTGTTCCCAGCACAGTACTCATAAAGTTGAGATTGTGACCGAGTTGTAGTATGATCGACAGACAAGGAAAAGGTAATGACAGGAGCTGCAGTCTCATTCTACAAGCGATCTGACGCGGGTACATTGCGTAAGCATACACCGTCAGCATTCAAAACAGCTCCCCTTGCAATTGCTCCTCAGCTAATGCTGACAGAGCTAATGGTGTATTTGAAGACGACTGAAACCTGTCAACTCAACTGCGCACACTGCTTCACCAACGGAATCAACGGACGAAAAATCTACTTCGATCCAGCTCGAACAATCGATTGGTTCCATCGTCTCCATGCAGTAAATCCAACCCTGGCGGGAGGAAGTGTCGCTTTTCATGGTGGGGAGCCAATGCTTGCTCCAATCGCCGATATGCGTCGTACATGGGAAGCGTGCAAGGATTTGTGGCCAACAGTTTGGTGGACAACAACGACAAACCTTGTATACAAACTCGACGATGAAAAGCGCCTATTCTTCAAGGAATGCTTTACAGACGGCATCTCAACTTCTTGGGACAAGAATATCCGATTTGATAACGAAAAACAGGAAGCTCTGTGGGCTAAAAACGTCCAAACACTTCTCGATGATGGGCATAAGATCACGCTTATGGTAAGCTTAAATCGTGCGATCACTGATATGAACCCGGAAGATTTCCTGCGTTGGGTTGGTGATATCGGCGTTCACTATTTGCATCTTGAACGAATCACCCCAAATGGTAACGCAACTCGCAACCCACACATCCTTCCTTCAAATAAAGAACTCGATGCTTGGATGCTGCGATTATGGGATGCAAGTTTGAAGCTTGGCACACATAAGTACTTTGCTAATCTGTTTTTGAACGGAATTTTGTCGAGCTTTGTGTCATTAACACATTCGGGTTGTCGTTGTCGAAGTTGCGAGAAGAAGATTTTCACCCTGAACGCAGATGGAACAATTGGCGGATGTCCAAACAGTGCAGTAGACAACACGTTCGGAACAATGGAAGATGATATTTTCTCGTTGCTTAGCAGCGAGGGGCGAATCGAAAACATTGCTTGTGAAACACAACGCAATCCGCTGTGCTACACGTGCGATGTTTATGACGTTTGCAACGGTGATTGTCACCAACTTGCATGGGAAGGCGACGTTTGTGCAAGTCCGAAATCGTTGATGCGTCGATTCAAAGCAGAGAACAATAGAGAACAGTATGAGATGTTCCTTAACGGGTTCATCGGCAAGGAGTAACTATGGCTATCGCTGGCACAGACATCACGAAAGACAATATCACTGGATCAGGTGGCGTTGACTTGAACTCGTTCAAGCAACAAATCACCGACGTTGTCAACGCACTCACAAAAACAACAAGCGTGTCCGCAAACGGGACTGCACTAGGTCAAAAGCCATTTGGTAGTGGTGCACCAATTAGTGGATCGTTGTCAAGCACCAACTATGGTGGAACACCTCCTCTGTCTGCGCCACTTGTCGCTCCTGGCACGGTGACGAATTCACCACAAGCAAGTGACATTGCAGGTGCGAACATTGCAGCAGCCACTCTGATCACATTGTTCCAAAACACAGCTGTATTACTGTCCCGTGTTCGTCGCTATTCAATGGTAAAAACATACCTTAGTCCAGCGCCTGTTATCCAACTATCACTTACAGAACCAGGCCGCTATGGTTATCTGACAACAACGTACCAAGCAAATCCAGCAACAACAACACCAGCAATCACGACATCTTTGGCAGCTCTTACTGGCGATATTAGTGCAGCAACGTTAAACACAGTAATTGACAACGTTGACACCGCAATTACGAACCACAGAAACACAACCGTCGCGTTCACGGAAACGTGGTGTCACTCAAGCTGTCACAGCAGTCATAGTTCAAGGAACCGTCGCTAATGACCACAGTTACAACAGAACTTCCGCTTTCAATGGACGCCTTGCGTCAGGTAATTACACAACCAGATGCAGGAGTGGTTGTTGACTACAACAACAGTAACCTCAAAGGCCGTGCAGCGCTCATTTACATGACGAATACAAACTTACCAAATGTTGCTCTGAACATGACAGATGTGTCTCTCGAAGAGAAGTTTGTACTCGTTGACGACTACATCACTCACAAGTCAATCCTGCATGTAGCACAACTAGTCAACACCGTTTTGAATGTGTTATTCGCCGTTCGGAAAGTTGACATTGGTGCTGAACAAGACATATTGGATCAAGTGTCGCTATTTCCACAAGAACATGTCGGCGAATATCTTGCAAATCCAACACGAGCTGAACACATCAACAAGCTGATTGAACTTCTCGACAGTCTACCTCTGTACGCTGTAACGTGTTCAACATCATTCCGCGAAGTATACGGTAAAGGAAAAGAAGCGTTTGAGCCGGTTAACGACATTGATCATACTGGTTTCACATTCGTCCACCTGTTGACTCATCCGTTGTTCCTCGAATATTTCACACAACCAGCTACGACGACACTGAAGTATTACGTTCAGCAGTTCGACGAGTACATGTATAACGGAAAATCGTTGTTTCCATTTTTGGTAAACTCGCCTGTATTCGGTATTCTTGAGTGTTACATCACAGGGGCGGTGGACCTTGATCAGCTGCTTACAGCACACTCAGAAATGAATGCTTTGGAAGGAGCTGCAGCCTAATGCTACACCTGTTCAACAAGATATACGTCAAGGGAGATCATCTTGTGAAAGGTTCGCGAGATGCAATTATCATCTCGCCGACCTATGGAAATGTTCCATTTTACACGACGAAATTCTCAACTCGGGCAAACAACGAAAAAACAGGCCAACTGTGCTATTCAGCAACGTCGCTCAAAGAACTGCTCGACACTCACTTTGGTGGATCTGATGCAAAATTCTTCAATTACCTCATGAAATGGCCTGCCGAGAAACGATTAACGATCTACGCCGATCTTCCGACAATGGTTGATATTGCAACGAGATTCTTCAAAACAGTATTCCCAAAGATGACGGAAGACACATATGTTGTGGTGATGAAGTTACTGCTCTCCCGTATCAACTACTACCTAGGCGGAGCTGTTTTGCCATTCGTAACATTAACAGAGGACCAGGCAAATTCATACCGCGTCGAAACACTTCAAATTCTTGAAGATGTTGGTGGATTGCGCCATCGATTTCAAGAAACTGCACGCTGGCGCCTGACAAAAGTGGCACGTGACAGTATCATCCGCAACTGCAGCGTTGAATACCAATTGGCGACCTATCTAACAAATCCAAAATGGGCACATGCTCGTGCGTTTGAGAAAAAGGCTGTGTCAATGGCTAAGAAGCAAATCATTCACGAATATGCTCTAGAAATTAAAGGAGCTATTGTTCGGAACTTCATGAATCTTATCGTTCTTGAACCGACAGCAACGTTCAATTCTCTGAAAGATTCACTCGAGACGTTTGTTCAACAGTTCCCTCAGTATGCATTTGTTCTCGATGATGGATTTGTGCCAGACAATGCCGAGCATATCTGGCTTAAATACAACATGGAGGATTTGAAAACAGTGTTTGATCGCGTGACACACAAGTTCGTGTTCATTGCACAGGACTACACACCTCTGTTGAAGAAATTGACGTTCGAAGATGTGTTGAAGTATGAGCTGGACCGGCCATATCGCTGCTTTTTGTTCAATGGTGACAACTATCAGGAAACTGTCAACTCTTACTTGATTGACTATATCCTGAATGCTTATCGGATGAACCAACACGAACAAATTCGCCAGCTGGCACTGTAAGGGAAAACAATGTTACACCTACTAAACAAAGTCTACATTAAACCAGACGCTGATTTCCAGCGAGGTCACGATGCAATTATCATCTCTCCGAAAACGAAGCTGTTTGACAGCGAACTTTTTGGTGTGGATGACATCGACTTTGGTAAGATCCACTTCACCGCAGAAACATTCGATGCTCTTGTCGAGGTATTTGGAAGTGAAGACGCTTTTGTACAGTGGTTGGTTTATTTCGATCCGTCGACTCGTCTGGTTGTACATTGTGATCCAGCTACATTCGAGCACATTCTGGTTCGATGGCTTAAGACGATCCTTCCAAACATGGACGGTTCGAGTTTTCACAGTCTGATTCGCATAATTTACGCTCGATACGGTTACCAGTTTGGTTATCCGTACGTTCCATTTGTTCGCCTAACACCAGACGCTGCTGCTGTGTACAAGAGCTTCTTAGCTCGTATTCCTTCAAAGGAACAAGCGGTGCAGATGTGGAATCAGGCACAGCCATACACTGTGAATGTCGATTCTGCTGCTGTAAGTTTGGAATACCAACTCGCCACATACTTGGATGATCCGACTTGGGAACATACCGACCAGCTGAAAGCAAAAGTCATCACCATGGTCAAGAAGTTTCAAGTTGGTTCACTACTCGATGTAAAAGAAGTCATGCTTGGGCACTTGTATATGTTACCAGACTTTGATCAGTTGAAAGATACACTGGTACACTATGTTACAGAACACCTCGAATACACATTTTTGCTGGACATGAAACTGACCTCAGACGACTACACACGATTGTACGATCAATACAATACAGCTGTACTGCGTCAGATCTACATTGATTACTTCAAAATGCATGCGGATATTTTTGACGAGACACAAGTTGAGAAAGATCACTTCCTCGATCCTGCAATCACATTTGAACAAATCATCGACAATGAGCTAGCTTCAATCGCTACGCGACAACTGCTTGGCTCGTGGGAATATGGCCTGACAGTCAACACTTACCTGCTAGACCACCTCTTTGCGCTCGAGAGAGCGAATGACCAGGCTGAGTTGAAGAAGTTCTCGCTCCTAAGGAGTTAGCGATGAGCATGGATTTCGTAATCGACTTCAACCTTGAGCTGTTACATGGTTGCAAGTGGAACTGCACTGGCTGCAATATTGGTAAGGAAGAACAAGACGGCTTTCTTGACGGCGATTTCGATCGTTTGATGCATTTGTTTGAGGATCTCGAGCGAAACTTTCACATCCTATCAAACGTTGCAATCACACCAACCGACTTCATTGTTTCGAACAACGCAGAGCAAATTTTCGTTCCAGAACTCAAGCTCATGCTTGACAAGTTCAAGGCGGTAACATTGAACACAACATTCCTGCACGATGATGACGTGCTGGAATACTGGGCAGCCAAACTACGACCGCTCCTCAAGGGCAATACTCTGAAGTTTAGTGTTCCTGTCGAACCAGATCACTATATGAACAAGAAGTACATGGCAAAGATCCTTCACAATCGTGACTACATGGTCAGTTTGCTTCCAGAAACGAAATACACAAAGACGTACTTGATCGGCAATTTGTACGAGTACAAGAAGTTCGTCGACTTCGAATTCTACAGCGAAGACTTTCACGATAAGTGGGATGGACACCTCGATTTGGTGATTACAGAGGGGCGTCTTAATTTGACGAATCCGTTCAACCGTCAGCGGTTGCGTCATATGATCGAATATCAGAACGATCTTTACAATCGCTCTGTTGAACACGATCACGGCAAAATCATCGTCAACTTCACGAATGGCAAACGTCACGAAGGCTATGATAAGGACTACGTGTACAAAAACGGTCGGATCTACGCACCAGTATTCGTTGGAGAACCGCTGGTCACGTTTGAGGAAGGCTACTATCTGGATCGATCAGTTGAGTGGAACACAGACAATCTCGTTGAGTTTGAGAATCGAATGACCGTAGAAAGCTTTGAATATCTGCCACAAACACAACACTGTGCTACCTGCGAATTTGCGAATGCGTGTGTTGCTCGTGGTCTTACCAAGTTGATGAAAACCTTGAAAGTTACGGACTGCTTGGCACCAAAGCCGGCTTTCACGTTCTTGAGGCAGGTTGCATGAGTCCAATCAAATTCTACCGCACGAGACCTGAACTAGAGTTCGTGCCTGATAATCGGCACATGGAATTGATCATCAAGCCTACAGAGGCATGTAACTTCAAATGCACGTTCTGCTCGAGCACGAACATCACAGACGAAAAAGCTAAAGTCCTCGACTTAGAGTCGATCTACGCCTTCCTCAAGCGGTTCCCCAACACACACTCAATCATTGTCAATGGTGGAGATCCATTGATGGTCAAGCCATGGTATTACTGGGAGATCATCAAATACTGCGACGACAACAACTTGCCGACAAACCTTAGCTTCACCACGAACCTATGGGCATTCTATAAGAAACCAGAGATGTGGGTAGACCTGTTCCGACACGATCGTGTCGGTGTCACAACGTCTTTTAACTACGGTAACACACGGCGAATTACAGATGATGAAGTATTCACAGAAGATATTTTCTGGAAGGTCAGCGATAAGGTGCTAGAGTATATTGGTTATCGACCAGATTTTATCTCAGTGATTACAGACGAGAACGAAGATACGGCAATAGATAATGTTCGTCTTGCACAGGCTATGAGTGTCGAATGTAAGCTAAACTACGCAATGGCAAGCGGAATACAAAGTGCACCATATCAATTGTCAAAGATTTATCGCACATATACAGAGATCTATGAACTAGGACTCTGGCCGTGGGAATATAATACCAAGCAGATGATGCAACGTTTGGACGGCAAAGCATCTAGCTGTCCACAACTACGTTCCTGTGATGAAGGCATTCGATGCTTACAACCAAGTGGTGATTATTACTCATGTGGCGCATTTGGTGATGATCGAGAATATCCAATCAACTTCCAACAAGAAGTGATTGAAGGTAAGTTCTTCACACCGCTTCAATCAGCACCAGAATTGCTGTCACTAAAAGAAGAATGTCACACATGTCCGATGTTCAAAATTTGCAATGGATGTCGTAAGACGATCACAGACATGAAACGTCATAATGTCGTTGAGGAACATTGCACATTGATGAAGACAATCGCGAAAAAGATCATCAATATCAATGACGAATCGGCTAACTTACTAATTGATCGCACGTTAAAGAAGGGAGCTCGCAAGTATGAGCCTTGTACACTAAATACCGTTCTCGCATAAATGAGCGTCGAGCCTTGGAGGACTGATATGAAGCTAACAGAAAAACAGAAAGAGGTTCGGCGACGTTATTACAAAGAGAACAGAACTGAGATTCTGGAACATCAAAAGAACCGACGCACTGCCCAGAAAAAACACATTACACAGCTCGGAAAAACATGGCGTGAAAACAACAAAGACAAAACGAAGCGATACGGGGAAAATCACTACAAGAATCACAAAGATGATTACACCACACGCTCCAGAAGGTGGCGCGAAAACAACCCCGAGCGTAAAATATTGGCCCGGCTGCGGGCAGGAGCGAAGAAAGAGCATATTCCATTCAATCTAGAGTTGGAAGACGTCAAGATACCGAATATATGTCCAGTTTTAGGCATTGCACTTGAAAGAGGAAGGGAAGCTTTTAAGAAACTACAATGTCCGTCGGCCGATCGAATTGTTCCAAAACTTGGATACGTTCGTGGTAATGTGCGATTTATAAGTCTTCGCGCCAACTTGATTAAATCGAACCGTCGGCTGAAGAACTGATAAAAGTATACGAGTATATTGTACGAGAACGAGCGAGAATGACTGATGAACCTTGCACAGCTAGTACTGCAACGCAAGCGTGATACCGATCAAGAATACACGATTCACTTGTTTGAGAAGTGCAATCTAACGTGTAATTTCTGTTGGCAAGATCACACTGCGAATATTGGTCTGGATACTGTTCGACAAAAGATTCCAATCTTATGTGAGATGCTTGATGAAGATCCACATCACAAGTATACAATCAACATCATGGGTGGAGAGGTTTTTGCTGATGATATCTTCACGGAAAAGATGTGGGGGGATTACTACGCTCTATGCTGGTGGTCACATAAACATGTTGAGAAACTAGGGAAGGACATTACGTTCAATTTCGTAACCAATCTCGTCACCACGAAGACAAAAGAAATTTTTGATTTGCTCCACGCATTGCGACGGGAAGGTGTTAAGGTTAAACTGACAACGTCTTACGACGCAAAGGGTCGCTTCAATAAAGCTCAACTAGCAACGTTCAAAGAGAACATTGAAGTATTTCGTAATGAGCTTGAAGGAATCAGCATGTTGCTCACAAAGCCAGTAATCAAGCAGCTTGTTGAAGGAAAGGACGAATATTTCAAGTATCTGTACGACCAGGGGTTCTACATCTACTTCGACTACTATTCACCAGAAGACGACTATCTGTTGGTCGGTCCATCTGATAAGGATCTGCTTAAGGCGTTCTACTTCCTGGTGGACAACTACCCGAATGTACATCCGATCAAAGAGTGGATTGAGAACCACACAAACTTCATGTCTTGTAGAAGCTCCAAACTGATCAACCCTGATGGTACGAAGTGCATGTGTGGGAATTTGCTGTTAGATAATAAGCACGTTGTAACGTTCTTTAAGGCAAAGATACAAAAGGCTGACAACGATGAAATTGAGAACAATTTTTTGAACAGATGGGATTGTTTGTCGTGCGAATATTTCAGTCGTTGCACGTTGGGATGCTTCGTCCAACACGATTTCATGAAGCGCGGACAGATGAAAGAGTGCCCTTTCAAGCTGACTTTCGATAAAATCACCAAGGGAACAGAAGTTGACATCGATCTCTTGGAAACATATTATGGGGAAGACCCTACAACTGACAATCGGGTACAGTGATCTATATATTGCACAAGTACTCCAGCACAGTATTCGTCGTCGTGCATCAATTGGCACAGATTTTCGTTTTGTGTTGCGTGTGTCGAATGTAGTAGAATCACCGCTTCTGTGGAACTATGAGGGAGATTGGTCAATCTTCCTCGACGCGAAAATGCTTTGTTTGTGCGACATAAAGGAACTTACGGAACATTTCGACCCGCAATACGCCGTTCAGTTTGTTAAGTTCGCTGAACAACCATTGGCTGTAGTTGTATTCAATCACAACAAATTTGGCCGAACACCCGATCTCCATGACAAAGAAATTGGAGACCTGCCTTCAGAGTTTAACAGCGAATTCCCAACAGCAAAAATTCTTCGGTACGACAACGACCCATACAACTCTCAACTTTGGAAAGATGAACTCGATGACATGCTCCGAACTTACAGTTGAGAACTTCATCTCCCAGCAATGGATCCATAAAAATCGCTACGTACTTAACGCAAGAACAGTGACACCTGAATGTGTTGAGTCCTTGAACGCACAGGCATTCAAACGATTCCAGTTATCAAATCATCAACGCAAATACTCGAAGTCGCCAATTCGAATCGATATCTGTGAGTGGCTAGAACGTCGGGCGTCATTCTCTCTACATGAATACGACTACACAATTCCACCAGGGTATGTAACGCCAATTGAGTTTTTTAGCGAGGCGCAGCCATGGCGAATGCTGTTGCTTTCTTTCGATCCATATGCGTCAATCCTGCAGCGAAAGCTGTTCACCGATGCACGATTCGTTGAACGTGCATACGAAGAAAAGGACGATATGTATTCACCGAAATCGTTCCTGTTGGAACAGATTGAACTTGGATGGCTTGGCTACAGCGAATTTGAAGACTGTATTTTCATTCACCACATACAAGTGCGAGGTGCACTCAAAGAAGGAATGCGATACAATGACCTTGTTTGGTTCTATAGATACTTGGTTCGTGCATTTACGCAGATGTTGCCCGAAGGGAAGTTGAAGCATGTGTACGCACCAGATGCAGCAACGTTGTCGCTGTACAGCGAACGTCTGGTCGGGAATGCGTCAATAGTACTTCCGTATTCGCGGCATGTGCTACGAAAGAGCGACTTTCATACGGTTGGCTGGGACGCGTTTGCAACACAATCACCAATCGCGGCGGCTAAATGCAAGATGCGTGATGTGTTACTGCCAGACGAGATAACACTTTGGAGATACGATTATAATGATCCACACACTTTGGCACGACAGAATTCTGATTGAAGACGATTTGCTTGACCCGCAAGGCTGGAGTAATTTTCGAGACTGGGTCGGAGTGGAATTTGGTCGTCGACAGACAAAACCAATTATGTCAATCGACCATCTCAACTTGCCACCTGAACTCGGTTACTACGCAGCCATGCTTGACGGTGCCGTGACAAACTATTGCGAAGCTTGTGGCATAGACTATGCAATGGATATTGTAAACCTACAGGCAACTTGGGTTGAGAATTACAACGAAACAAGTCACCATGAATTCGTACATGAACCACATCACGACCTTTCGGAAGGTGGCTATCTTGTTGCTGTGTATTATGTATGTACAGATGTGAATTCACTAACAAGATTTGTTGGGGGAGACCTGGCGATATACAAGGCACTGACATATAGTGAATACCCCGAGGGAATGGTTCACGTTCGTGCAATACCGAACCGGTTGGTTGTTTTTCCTGCTATGCTTTACCATCGCATCAAACCATACTTCGGTCGTTCCCCACGAATTGCATTGTCGGCTGTGTTGTCTAAATCAGCCGACACAGTTCAAAACAAGAGAGTTTGCACACTATGAACTTCTACAAATTGTGGGCGTATCCAATTTACACATGCGAAAACGTTCTCCTCGACACCGAACGTCAGCAGGTGGCCGACTATGTGCTACATCGATTCAAAGATCTGGACGACGACAAAATAGTCAACGTTCACGTTGCTGTTGATGGCGAGTTGGACAAAATTCCAAGCGATCTAAAGCTGTTGTATTACGCATTGTATGTGAAGTTTTCTCAATATGTCTTCGAATGCGGAAATCCTCTTGAAGAGTACTTTCTTCACAGGATTGCTATGAATAAGACTCGCGCATTCGTTCCAGGACGAGACGAAGGTGTGATTTATGAATTGCACGCGGACGATAGCGTGAATGACATTACATGCGTCTACTACGCTCAAATCGATACAGTACACGCTAATGGTGGTAGTGCCGGCGGCGACCTGCGAATCTACAACCGAGCGGTGCTCGACACAACCGATGATACACGCGAAGCGTATGTCACTTGCAAACCAGTTGACAATAAAGCAGTAATGTTCCCGGGCAGTTTGATTCACGAGGTTCGTCCATATTTTGGTGAGCGTCCTCGAGTTAGTCTAAACTACAAGTTTCGTCGTTACCGCAGGAACATCTCTTTGAAACCAAAGCTGGTAATATGAAACCAGTCACTCTATCAATCAATCCACTGTATCTGTGCAACTTTCGGTGCAAGTTTTGTTATCTAACACCAGAACAACTTGCAGACAAGAAGAAAATCGATCATGTCCGTCTTGACCAAATGCTCTCTGAGGTCACAATGGTTACGGCAATCCAACACGTTGACTTGTACGGTGGAGAAATTGCACTGCTTTCCGATGAGTACTTTGATGATATGAAGCGGATCATCCGACAGTACTACTACAAGCCGATCAACGTTGTCACTAACCTGTCGAGAGTTCCGAAATTTTTCATGCCACCTGACATTCAATTGTCCGTGAGTTTTGATTTCGATTGTCGCGAACGGTACGAAGAAGTGTACAGAAACATGGCAACTGTTCAGAAGCCGCTGCATGTTCTGGTTTTAGCTAGCAGGTGCTTAATCGACAAAGACGTCGACTACATGATTATGATGCTGAACACATTACAAAATGTTCGGACAGTTGAGATCAAACCGTATAGCACGAATCAAGCAAACCAACATACCGTGTCGCACGCAGACTTCGAACGATTCGTTAAACGTTGGTTGACGAGTCGGATTCCAAAACGATTTGCGTTTATCAACGAGCAGAAGATTATCGAAGCGCTTCGCGGATCGTACAACGCATTTAGTGATGACCATGTCTATATCACCCCTAATGGCAAGTTTGCGGTGCTTGATTTCGACGAGAGCGATCACGAGAAGTTCACAGAGCTCGACCACTTTGTGGACTATGTCCGGTGGACAGAACATGAGAAACAACTAATCGGAAGCAATTCATACTGCCAAACCTGTCCATATTTCGGTCACTGTTTGACAGAACACTATCGTTGGGTGAAAGATCTCGAAAACTCGTGCAATGGTTACAGGTTCCTTTTGGATTGGTGCAATGAAAGAATGGAAAATCCGGCAGCAAATCTATGATCGTACGTGGCACGACCACGATGACTTGGTCTGCCATTCAAAGATCATTGACACCAGTGAACTGGGATTTGATCCCAGCTTTGCAGGCAAAGTTGGTTCATATTTTATGTGGGAATGGGATGTTCTCGTCTATCCGGAGAAGTCGTATGCAGTTGCAATGGTTTACGCAAAACTGCTCGAGAAATACTTCGGTGAGAACTTCTATGAGGTGTTAGACGATCAAGATTTGTTGCTTGGCGACAAGTACTTTGTTCGCTACAGCAAAAACAAAGAATGGTACGACAAGTTGATCGCAACTATGGACGAATGGAAATTGTGGGACTTTGAAAACAGCAAGTTACCGCAGGTTCAGGCGACCATCACGTACTTTAAGAAGGAGTTTCAGCTGATCTAATCGGGTAGGGAAGTCCATATAAATAAGCGTTTATGGAAAACCATGAAACGCTGCACTTGCTCACTACACGAGGGAACAAATCCTCTCCCCATTTCATTCTTCACCAAAGACGCATCGACCTCTGATAGCCTATCCCGACTGTGTCGACTTTGTTCTCAACGACGCTCCGCGGAAATACGAAATAGACGCAGAAAGAAACAACAAACGCTCACGAGAGAGCGATACAAAAACGATCCAATGTTTCGAGCGAAAGCTTTGGCTAGCTCTCGGTCCTACCAGCGCAGAAGACTTGCTGAAGACCCTATGTATGCACACAAATTGGAGATGTGGAGGAACGCACGATCGCGCGCTGTACGAAAAGGTCTAACATTCACAATAACAGTCGACGACATAAGCATCCCTCAGCGTTGCCCCATTCTTGATCTTCCGTTGACGCGAAATCAGGGCAGGCGAGGTCCAACGGAGGAATCTCCGACACTCGATAGAATTGATCCAAAGCACGGCTACGTTCCTGGAAATGTCATCGTGATCAGCATGCGGGCGAACACCATCAAAAGTTTTGGTACGCCAGAAGAACACTTCAAGATTTACCGGTTTCTATCACAGTTGACTCAGAGATAAATACTGCAAAGTACAAGGACTTCCGATGGCTGATTACATCATTAACTTCACCGACCCTATGAATGGTTCGTTCCTCATCAAACCGATGACGACGAACGGACCAGCGTCTCCGGCAGCAGTTACACCCCTCGACCCACAAGCGACTTCAGCAAATACATCGATTGTTCTACTCGGTAAAGGGATGTTTGAATATGGCGAACGTGTGGCAGAATCGTTCGTTCATATGTTGGAACATTTCGCGTTTCCGACGCCCCCAGCATATCCGATTCAGGGTCAAATTTGGTTTGATAATGGAACTCCTGGTCTGTTCGTCTATGACGGTGCAGTATGGAATCCAATTCTTGTTGGCAGTTTTCCGATTGCCGGCGATCTTGATATGGGTGGATTCAAGATCGAGAATCTTGGCGATCCTGATAGCGCCGACGATGCCGTTAACTTAGGATTTGCTGACACTCGATACGTGAACGTAACTGGTGATACAATGACAGGTACGTTGACTGTGTCGTCAGCAGACATCGTTTTGACAGGAGCAGGTTCGCAAATCACATTACCAAACGCACCTGTTGCTGCTACCGATGGTGTTAATAAAGCGTTTGTTGATGCATTGACTTTGGACAGTTTGGTAGATGTTATCATCACGGTTCCTGTTCTTAACCAATTGTTGCGTTATAACGGTGTAAACTGGGTCAACGCAACAGTTCTCATTCCAAGTGTTCTTGATGATCTGTCTGATGTTGCGATCACCGCTCCTGTTGTTGGTGATGTTCTGACATTCGACGGCTTGGTGTGGATTAACCAAGCGCCAGCTGCGTTTACAGATCGATATGTAACGGCTGGTGCAATGATCGGAACAACTCTGCAATTGTCGTTCTCAACAGCTGTCCCTTCACCAACGATCAACATTGCTGGCATTGCGCCGGACGGTCATACTCATCTTGCACCACAGGTGCTGTACAACACGAATCAGCCAGACCCAACATGGGTCGGTCCACCACCAACATATCCGTATCCGTTCTACAACGACAGCTACCTACGCGAATTGCTCATCACGACCGCAACGGGCTATCCAAATCCACAATTTCCGTATGGCCTCAACTTGCAGACAATCATCAACACAACCGACCAGGCTCTATATCAGCTTGTGGATATTGATCGACAGGAAATTCTGCAGGGGGATGGCGCAACATCGCTGTTTACGATGCGGGGCCAGTATTTGGTCGGTCGTAACAAAGTTAAGATTTTCAACAACGGCGTCAAACAATACGCAAGCCAGCGCGCTGTTCTCAACGTGGAGTTCGAAACACAAGTAGCACCAATTCAATCAATTAACGTTGGATCTGATACTGGTCTTGCCGACGGTACGTATTCATTTGATATCATCGTCAATGGTACATTGTTCACAGGTGTTACTGCACCAACTGTTACTGTTGCAGAGGACAGGGACGTTACGGCAGTTGATGGAACAGGAGGACCGTTAGGTCCTCTCACCACGACCGGAACAACTTGGACGATTACCGATCCACTCGGCGATTTCGCTGACACACTTGGAATAGGTACAATTTTCACTGTGACGGGAGCTGGTCCGGGTAGCGGCACCTACGTTGTTTTGACAGCAACGTGGGATGGAATTGGCGAGACAGACATCGTCATTGATCCGTCGGGTCTTGGAGTACCTGGCATGTTTACAACTATTCCAATTGGCACAACGGTCACGCTCGGTGTCACTACACTACGCAAACCATACTACTTCCAACAACTAAAAGAAGATCTCGATGTTAGCTTTGTGGCCAATGCGATTCCGGCGATTGTGTCATTTTACAACAGCACTCTATCGTTCGAATCAGAAGTTGTTGGAACCGGCTCGACTGTGTTTTATGTGCCCGTGGCGAATGACTTGTTTGACGAAATGCTAACAGCCGGTGTTGTAACTCCAGACTTTGTTTACTCGGGTAGTATGGTGAGTATTGACGCAGCTGACAACACTGTCAGCCCAGACGAGTTCCAAGTAATTGGTGATTACACTGGTGCCTTTCCAACTGGTGTTCGCTTCATTGTGTTCGGTTCTACAGGCAATGACAATGACGATGAATACGTCACAGTAGCCAACGCAACTTTTGCTGCCGGTTTTACAACAATCTATGTGACCAACGGAGCGATTTCTGTCAACGAAGCAAGCGGCGCCGGTACGGGAGATATTTTCTTTGAGCGCACACTTGCATATGACGAAGTTGGTACACCGAATAACAATTCCGATCAAATTCAGTTCACTGTTGCACCAGCCACCGGTGATCTAATCGAAGTATTGATTGCACCATAAGGATAGGTCATGACATCATCATTTGACATCATCAAAGCGGACGGTTCAACATTCACGATCTACGCGTTAGAAGGCGACGGCTCGAGCAATCTTTCACTCCCACGACAAGTACTCAGTGCGGTGCTGTCTGGTGGCGCAGGTGTAAACTACTTTGAACTTGGTGATGATCTCACGTACCGATTTGTACCAGGGTTCACCTTCAACGTTATCATTCTTGATCCACTGTCCTTCCCACCGACCGCAAACGAAGGAACGTATACGGTCGTAACATCATCATATGTTGGGAACGTTACACGAGTTACAGTTGCTCAAACGATTCCTCGCGGATTCTTTACAATCAACGGAGTGACAATCGGTTCCCAAACATGGCGAATCAGTGGTAATCATGCTGCTGAATTTGGCGCTGGTACAAGTATCATTGTCACAAACAACTCTGGTAATGGGAACAGTGTATATACTGTTGTATCGGCAACGGTTGTTGGTCCGAATACTGAAATCGTAGTATTGCAAACAATTCCTGGTGCTTCAGCTGGTGTTGCCGTCGTACAATTTTTTGCGGCTCCTGTTTTCACACCTGCCACAACACTCGGAATTACTGCTGGTTTGTATGATATCCGTCTTGCTATCGACGGTGGTGCTTCCTCGATATATACAGTGACCGCCACGGGCACTGACACTATGGCGTCAATGGCTGCTCTTCTAACAACAATAACAGGTCTGACTGTTACTGTTGCAAATAATTACTTCACATTTACAAGCGGTACAACAGGTACTGGTTCGTCTGTTGCTGTCGTAACACCAACTGCTGGCATAAATCCGGACTTATTCGCTGCTATTGATATAGCAAAAACAGCAACACATACGTCCATTAGTACACAAGGCCGCGCTGCATCATCTGGTGATGGTTTACTAACTGTTAACTCCTACGACATTGTTGGCGTTGTTCCAGGTGTTGGAGGCACTTGGACTATAGCCGGCAACACCGCATCACGATTCCCGATTGGCTCTGGATTTGCCGTTTCTGGCAACTCTGCAGGGGATGGTAACTATTCTGTGGCATCAGCAACCAACGTTGGCGCAGACACGGATATTGTTGTCACGGCAACTATTCCATTGTTGTCCGACACGACAGGTGCAGTTCTTGTTGGAAACATTCCACTTGGTCATATTCAATATCACTTGACCGTTGCCGATGCTGGCATCAACACGTCGTTCGACCTGCTTGGTAAAGGAATGCCAAACTGGGGCGCAACATTCCAAGGTGACATTGTTCGAGCTCTTGAAAACCATGCCGCTTCAACGCCACCTGCAGCACCTATGTCTGGTCAATTATGGTATGACACTGGCGCAGCAACCTTGAATCTGTTTGCATCAACGATCTATGATATTGTTGCCGTCGACACCGTAGGTCCTGTATATGTGTGGACAATTTCTGGTAACCATGCTGCTACTTTCTCGACACTTAACGCTCGATTTGCAGTGTTTGGTAACACTGGTATCAATGAAGCAAACATCGCCGTTCCGGGCACATATTCCGCTTCGTCGGTGTATCAGATTTTGTCTGCTGTAAACGTTGGTCCAAACACAGAAATTACAATCAATACAACTGTATCTCCTCCTCTTTCAAACTCGATCCCAAGCGATGCAACCGGTGACGGTAAGTTATATTTGATGAGTGATTGGCACGAAATTGCGTTGACGGAGAATGTTCTAACGTTAGATTGGAAAAATTCTGTCCGCGCAGCAACAACAGCAGCACTGCCAGCAGTGACATACAACAACGGACTTTCAGGTGTTGGTGCAACACTTACAGCAACCGCTAACGGTGCTCTCCCCGCACAGGACGGTGTTTCTCTTGCTTTGAACGAACGATTGTTGGTTAAGAATCAAGCAAGCGGACTGCAAAATGGTATCTATACCGTAACACAACTCGGCGATGGCGGCAATCCTTTCATTCTCACACGAGCTGTAGATGCTGATACAAATGCTGATGTAACAGCTGGAATGGCGATGGTTATTGAAGAGGGAGCAACATATAATGATGCAGCTTTCTTCTTGGGAACAAACAATCCAATCACCGTCGGCACAACCGCATTGATGTTTGTTCAGTTGACAGCATCAATTGCTGCGCCAGTCAATGAGATTGTTTACGGCACTGGCGTCGGTGTGACATCTGAGGCAGATTTCACGTGGGATCCGACGACAGACACCTTGATGCTTGGAGGTGTTGGTGATTTAGGCACAATTACTAACGGTGATGGTGGAACAATTGAATTCGACGCTGGCGTGATTCGCCTAACGGGCGACAACGGCGATTTCATCGAAATTGGCGCAAGTATCAATCTTACCGGTGTTGCAGGCACAACCGGTTCAACAATCACAATTGCAGCCGGAGATTCGTCCGTTGCTGCTGGCGGAACAGTTGCCATTGTTGGTGGTGATGCAACACTTGTTGCAGGTGGTCCTGTAACGATTACAGGTGGTACTGGTGGTACAAGTCTTGGTACCGGCACTGGTGGTGCTGTATCGATTACTGGTGGTACAGCAGGCGCTAACTTGACAAATGGTGGCGCTGTCAATATCCGAGGTGGTTCAGGTGGTGTAGTTGGCGTTAGTGGTGGTGGTGCTGTTAACATCACTGCGGGTGATGGTGTCGGAGCAACCGGAGGCGGCGGTGGTTCTGTCGTACTTACTGGTGGTACGCCAACCATTCTTGGTATTGGAGGTGGCGTTTTAATTCAAGGAGCACAAGGTCTTGGCCTTGGAAATGGCAGCGGTGGTGTTGTACTTGTTGGTGCTAATGGTGCTGTAGCAGGCGGTAACGGTGGCTCTATTTCGATTACAGCTGGCACAGCAACAAGTGTATTCACAGCCGGAACTCTCTCTTTGACAGCAGGCGGTGGGGGAACAACAACGGTCGGTGGTGCAGTAACAATCACTGGTGGTCCAGGCGGTACAGTGTCAGGCACTGGCGGTGCAGTAACAATCACTGGTGGTATACCAACAAGTGGTGCCGGTGGTGCGGTAACACTACAAGGTGCTAACTCAGCAACTGGTTTCCAAGGAGGCAATGCAACACTGCAAGGTGGACGAGGTGGTTCAACCAATACCGGTGGAAACGCTGTAATCACAGGCGGCCTTGGTGGTACGACAAGTGGTGCAGGTGGCAACGTTCTCATCACTGGTGGTACACCAACAAGTGGTGCAGGTGGCCTTGTCGTCATAGCAGCCGGTAACGCAACTGGTTCAGCAACTGGTGGAGATGCTTCGCTAGCGGGTGGTACAGGTGGTACAACCGGCACTGCCGGAACTGTAACAATCATTGGCGGTGCAGGTGGATCAACTTCAGGCAACGGTGGTAGTGCTACTCTTCGTGGTGGATCTCCGAGCAACGGTAACGGTGGTAGTGTTATTATTCTTGGTGCAACAGCAGCGGGAACTGGTGCTGGAGGCGATGTATCGATTACAGGTGGCAACGCATCGACAACCGGCGAAGGTGGTGACATCACACTCACAGCGGGCAACGGTGCTACATCAAGAGGTGGCATTGTTACTCTCAACGGTGGTACAAATCCATTTGCTGGCACCGTCAATGCCATCTCAATCAACGGAGGATCAGCAACAAATGCTGGTTCTCTTGGAAACGCTGTTCAAATCAACGGTGGCTCACATACAACCAATCAAGGTGGTACGGTAAGCCTTACTGGTGGCACAGGTGGTACATCTGGAACAGGTGGAACCGTAAGTTTGACAGGTGGTACACCTGGTTCAACGTCAACAGGTGGTGCGATATCGATTGCTGGCGGTCCTGGTGGATCGACATCCGGTGCAGGTGGATCAATTACACTTATAGGTGGTATTCCGACTGATGGAAACGGCGGAAGTATCACAATCACTGGTCGAAATGCCGTTGGTACAAACCGTGACGGTGGTAACGTCACACTTACACCTGGCACTGCAACAGGCTCAGGAACAGCTGGTAGAGTGATTATCAATGGTCCTGCTAAGCTTGGACCATTTGCTGAAACGTTTGCAAGTCCATCAATTTCTGCTGGTACGTTGACATTGGATCTCACCACAGCAAATACGTTTAGTGTGTCACTGAACCAAAACATTACCACACTCAATATCAACAATCCACAAGCATCAAGTGCACATGGCTTTTCAATCATCTTCACAGCTGACGGAACATTGCGAACAATTACATGGCCGGGTAGTGTCAAGTGGGCAGGAGGTACTGCACCAACCATGACTGCGACAGCAGGAAAGGTTGATATTTTGACATTCTTTACGGTTGATGGTGGAACTAACTGGTACGGTGTGGTCTCCGGTCAAAACTTTTAATGGTGTAGCATGACAATTGCTCGGTCATTCTTCAGGCAGGCTACAGGAAATTTACAGGGAGCAATGTTGTTTGGCTGGGGAAATGCTACCACAGCAGAAACAGGCACTGGTCTGGGATCAATCACAGGCATATTTGGTCAGTGGGCAATGGCACCAATTTTTCCAATTGATAATCTTAGTTGGAACACATTGAGTGTCGGTGCTGCACACACCCTTGGAATTAAATCAGACGGCACGTTGTGGGCGTGGGGTGAAAATACAAACGGAGCACTTGGTGATGGAACTATAACATCAAGATCGTCCCCTGTGCAAATTGGAACGTCAAGTTGGTTATCTGTTAGTGCTGGTAATGCTAATAGTTTCGGTATTCGTCTTGACGGTGCATTATTCGCCTGGGGGACAAACACAAGTGGTCATCTAGGTACCGGCAACACAACAAACTTTTCATCGCCAGTGCAAATTGGAACATCAAGTTGGTCAATGGTTAGTTCTGGTGAACTTTGGACTGCTGCACTTCGCAGTGATGGAGTTTTGTTTACCTGGGGCAACGCTGGAGACGGTAAACTCGGTGACGGAACAATCACTAGTAAATCATCGCCCGTTCAAATCGGTGCATCAGTCTGGACGTCAGTTAGTGCTGGTTCACACCACGGTGCATCTATTCGCTCAGATGGAGCTTTATTCACATGGGGTCGAGGCGTAAACGGACAACTAGGTGACGGAACGTCGGTTAGTAAGTCATCGCCAGTGCAAATCGGAACATCAAGTTGGAGCATAGTAGACGCTGGTCAAGATCACACAATGGGCATTAAAATAGATGCAACGCTTTGGGCTTGGGGTGCAGGCACAAACGGAAAACTTGGTGATGGAACAACCGTTTCTAAATCTTCCCCTGTTCAAATTGGTACGTCTAGTTGGAATGCTGTTGCGGCTGGTCGTGAATTCACTTTCGCTATACGGTTAGATGGTATGCTGTTTTCTTGGGGTGAAAACGATAGTGGTTTGCCTGGACAACTTGCGAATTTGACATTCACAAACACTTCCTCCCCTGTTCAAGTTGCTTCAACAGCTAGTTGGACAATGGTGTCGACTGCTAGAACGACAAATGGAAACTCAGGCATGACTGGTGGAAAACGAACTAACGGTCAAATTTACATTTTTGGTAACGGTCCTGGTGGTGAGGAATTCGGATTCACCTATTGGGTCCCTGCTACTATTAGTCAAACACTGCCGTATCCATCCGCCTATGCTGAACATCCAACATCTAGTGCACAAGCACGAAGCTGGAGTGTGATCAGCTCCGGTGACAACTGGAGTGTTGGCATTCGTTCTGATGGTAGTCTTTGGTCGTGGGGGACAAACACTAACGGGCAACTTGGAAATGGAACAACCGCTGCTACGTGGCCGCCTACACAAATCGGTGCGTCTAGTTGGACTGCTATAGCGGCTGGACCGAGTCATGTAGTTGCCATTCGTTCGGATGGTGGATTGTTTACCTGGGGTGCTAACGGTCAGGGACAACTTGGTGATGGATCAACAACAGCAAGATCCTCACCAGCTCAAGTTGGTACTGAGAGTTGGGTTGTTGTTACTGCTGGAGGACATGGAACATTCGGTCATTTCTCTGGTGGCATAAGGGTTGGTGGAGCCTTGTTTATGTGGGGCAGAAACAGCGAAGGTGCACTTGGTGATGGCACAACAACAAACAAATCGTCACCTGTGCAAATTGGAACATCGAGTTGGAATGCTGTTGCTACTGGTGATTTCCACACGGTTGCAATTCGATCAGGCGGCTCACTATTTGCATGGGGATTTAACGGCAGTGGACAAGTTGGTGATGGATCAACAACAAACAGATCATCTCCTGTGCAAATTGGAACATCGAGTTGGAATGCTGTTGCAGCAGGCGAATCATTTACTGCTGCAATCCGAAACGGAGGTAATATTTTCACATGGGGCAACGGTGGAAATGGTCGTCTTGGTGATGGAACTATCGTTTCCAAGTCATCACCTGTGCAGATCGGAACCTCGGTGTGGACACAGATTACGACCGGTTTCGCATATGTGCTTGCTATACGAAGCGACAACGCTCTCTTTGCATGGGGCAACAACGCAAGCGGACAACTTGGTGATGGAACGGTCACAAGCAGATCGTCCCCTGTACAGATTGGTTCTTCCTACCAATGGTCAAGAATTTCCGGTGGTATTGATAGTTCGCTTGCCGTTGCAACTTAAATTGTGTAGGCTGTTTGAAAAACAACTACAACCCTATGCACCCCATTGACAAACAACTTGATCACATGCTTCACGGACGTTTTGGACGTGGATGGCAAATTTCAGAAAACCTCGACAAAACAATGCCCGATGATGCACGACATCTGTTTAATCGAGGTTGGTTCCTACTCAATCAAGGGAAATTTCAAGAAGGCTATCAGACTCTCGAAGCTGGTCGCTTTTTGAATGTCTACGGTTCTGGACATATAGGCACACAAAAACCAATCTGGAATCCTGCAGAAATGTCCCTCGCAGGGAAACGTGTGATTCTGGCTCTCGAGGGCGGCTATGGTGATGAGTTAATCAATATTCGATTTGCAACACCACTTGCGGAGCGAGGTGCAACTGTTATAGTTCGTGCAAGTGAAGCGGTCCATTGTTTGATTAAACGTGTCAAGGGCGTTTCGGAAATTATTACACCTTATCAAGTTCGAGATGTTCATCACGATTGTTGGATTCCTGGATTCAGTGCTGCTTGGTTGCTCGGTTACGATTACTCAACCTTGATCAATGCTCCGTACCTTACACCACATCCTCAATCGGTTGAAATTTGGAAGAACGTGATTAAAACCGATAAACTCAAAGTTGGCATTCGATGGAGCGGAAATCCAAAGTTTGAACATCAGCAATTCCGTCGGTTTCCTGTTGAACCTCTACTTGCATTGTCTGCATACCAAAACGCACAGTTATACAGTCTTCAACGTGATAATGACTTGTTGGACCTTCCGAACAACATTGTCGATTTGCAACACTTGTTAATATCGTGGGAAGACACAACTGCTGCAATTGCGAATATGGATTTGGTGATCTCCTCGTGCACAGCAGTCGCTCATCTTGCGGCAGCAATGGGTAAACCAACATGGGTTCTTGTTCCAATTCTACCGTATCACATCTGGACATATAAAGCACCAGAATCACGTTCTTCTCCATGGTATGGAGACAACGTTCGGCTTTTCCGACAAGCAAAGTATGAGTCGTGGGAAAAGCCGTTTAAGATGCTACACAAGCAGTTTGGCCAATGGATAAATACGACGAAATCCTCATAGGCTGACCATTATGCAACCACCAATTTCATTAGCACAAATCGACGTTGATCCACTTCGTGTAGGACAAACCCACACTGTTGAAGCTCAAACCAAAACAAACACATTCCAAGAAGTGTTTATCAACGGTCAAAGTTTTGAGATCGACTCTGCGGAGAATACAACAAATCCTGACAGATTCACCATTGCTGATGATTTCACAGACATCTTCACGACAGGCACAACGTTCTTTGTTAGCGGATCCGCCGGCAACGATGGTACGTATACCGTTGTTGAAAATGCAACGTTTGCGGCTGGGTTTACAACAATCTACGTAACAAATGGGTCGATTACTACAAATGAAGGCGCTGGCCTCGGCACGGGATTCATCAATACAGGAGAACGGTTGGTCCTTCCGAACAACTCTGCAACACTTATTAACGTCTTCTTAGTGGGCCGTGACACAGTAGCCTCGCCAGGCGAAGGCGCTGGTTTCATTACGCGGTCGGCGTTCGTTCGTGATGCAACAGCCGCATCCGTTGTACGTATTGGAGGCCTCGTTGACAGCTTTTCAAGAGAGAACATGGCTGGAACACCAGATGTCGACCTGACAGCAGATACGACCAACGGCTCGATTAAACTCGAAATCAAAGGATCCACCTCTGGTAATGTGGTTGTATGGAGTGGTGTTGTTCTCTTGCAACAGATTGAAACGTAATGGTACAATGTCCTAATGGCTGACATTGATATTGACTTTCGTACCGACTTTGATCCAAAGCGCGTCTTCAAACAGATCATTCCTGCTTCGATCATCAAGAACGATGATCTCGAGAAGCACAACTGTGGACACTATTTTCAAACGATTCCTGTTGATCCTGTCACAGGGTTAGCAGCTATTCCTTATGAAGAAGCAGAGGTCTTGGGATACTTTAAGATTGACTTCTTACATCTGGCTGTGTTAGACAACTTCACAAGCAAAGACGAAATTCGAAAGCTGATTCGTCAATCACCTGATTGGACCCTTTTATTACACGAGGAACACGTTTCAAAACTCTTCCAAGTCCATAAACGAGCCGACTTGTTGAAACGAATTCGGCCAAATTCAGTTCAGGAATTGGCCGATTGTATTGCATTGATTAGACCATCAAAGAAATATCTCATAAATAGATATGTAACAGAGATTAACAATAGAGAAACAATACAAAGAGAATTATACGAAAAACCAACAGAGGGTGGTAGTAAATGGTTTAAAAAAGCTCATGCGATCAGTTACGCGTTGACAATAGTGCTTCAGTTACACCTTATCCAACAAGGAAAGTTGTAGGAGCAAACGAAACACGCCGTCTAAAAGCAGCTTCAACATTCACTGATAAAGCCAACGTTGTCCACAGTAAGAAATTTTTACCGAAAGGCTTTCCTTTATGAAAACACTTGCCACAATCAATTTGAGCGACAACCAAAAGCGCGTTATGGCGAAAATTCTTGCTGCGCCAACACCAAAAGTAGCACTTGACAGCATCAGTAAGAATCAAAGCTTGATCGCAGCTCGTGACCAGCTCGCAAAGATTGGAATGGTTTCACTGAATCCCAATGGTGCATCGGTAACAGACAAAGGTACAAAGGTGATGCAAGACGAAGCACTTGTTGATGAGGGTGGACAACTAACGCCAGATGGTGAACAACTTGCACACACGGACGTGGATGGCAAGCCAGAACAAGACAAAGCCGCTTCTCCCACGCCGACTGATATGATGGGACAGCCAGAACAACAGCCACAGGCACCGGCTCCAGGTACTCCGCCACCTCAAAGCCAACCAGATCAACTCCAGTTGCAAAGTGTCAACTGGGAACGATTCAAGTTACTTCGGGAACTGCTCAAAGGGTAATACTGTAGTTGAGTATCGAATCTCGACACCCGCAGGAAGAGCCTTGCGTCGTCGACGCTTGATACTTTTCACCTGTGCCATGGGAAACTTTGGCACAGGACCAATCACTCTAGAGATGAATTCAACGTTTAACGAACGATAGATTCGTGACGTTTCGCTAGTCATTCCACGGCGAGAGAATTCAACCGAGACAGGGAATCGGGAGCGATTCTCGAAGTACCAATCCGCTGCAGCAACAATCAAAAATTCTTCATTAACACTTTCAGCGCCGCAGTAATCAAGAACGAACGCTTTAATTGTTTCGTCGTCAGCGTTGTCAACAATCGCAAGCATTGGCTGCTTGCGATAGACGATCATGGTTACGAATGGATAGCCTTTGTATTCTTTCGGGTGTGCTTCAATGATGAGCGGAACGTTGGTTTTCTTTGCTGTCTTCTTTTTGACCGTCATTACAACCTCCAGAGTGGGGTTATTTATCGGATGGGTACCACGCTTAAAACACAAAGTAAATATGTCAAAGGAGGGGCAAAATATGTGCGTTGTCAGTGTGATTACCGAATACGGTCGCGATAGAATGAGTGCTCCCTGGACGCCAGAACAGTTACAAGCATTCAAAGTTCTGATCGAGCAGGCGCAGAAATTTGACAAGTTAACCGATCAACCGAACTGCGAGGATCCTGCAAAAGCTGTGTGGATTGCAGGTGTTGAAGAATCAGTTGGAGCCATCAAGAATGACGTTTGAATGCCCGCCACTCAAGTTCGCTCACGACGCGCTTGAGCCATATCTCTCGAAAGAGAATGTTGCACTCCATTACGAGAAGCACACAAAAGGGTACTTCAAAAAGACGAATGAGTTGATCGAAGGCACTGACTTTGCAAAGGCCAAGTCGCTCGAAGACCTTCTAACAAAAGACAACTTGATGAAGGCGGACAGCAAACTATTCAATCAAGCTGCACAAGCGTGGAACCATACATTCTGGTGGGAAAATCTTGCAGCAAATGGCGGTGACAAAAATCCATCACATGAATTGATGGAAGAGATTGATAATCACTTCACCGACTTCATAACATTCAAGAAGAAGTTTGTTGAAGCCGGAATGGGCCAGTTCGGTAGTGGTTGGGTGTGGCTTGTTTGGAAGAACCGATCGCTGTCAATCGCAACAACACCAAATGCAGGTACGCCACTTACAACACATGCAAAACCATTGCTTGTTGTTGATGTGTGGGAGCATGCTTATTATCCGACATACTTTAATGATCGCGAGAAATATTTGAAGAAGATTTGGACCATTGTAGACTGGGGCACGATCAATGAGCGATTCGGAAAACTTTGAAAGTGTAGAGATCGAAAAGTCGGGTAAGAATCCAAACCGACGTGGTCGCAAGCCAAATCCAAACTGGCTGCCGTACAACGAAGCAAAAGAGTTCATTCGCAACGAGCTGATTCCTTCTCGCGCAAAATATATCGAGTGGTGGGATGCGAATAAGCCAAAAGCTTTACCGCGATTCCCTTACCGTGTGTACAAAGAGTGGGTATCTTGGAATGAATTTCTTGGAACGAACAACAAGTTCCAAGAACAGGGCAAGAAATGGCGCTCAATCGACGAGGCTATTCTTTGGGCGCACAGTCTCAAACTGGGCTCTTACAAACAGTGGATGGACTTTTGCCGAGAGAACAAGGACAAACTACCTCCTGATATCCCTGCGCGTCCAGATCTTGTCTACGAACGTTGGCGGAGCTGGAGTCACTGGTTGGGTAATAAACCGGTCGAAGCAGTTGAAGCAAAGAAGGAAGCTGAGAAACGTAAGATTTTCTACATCATCCGTATGCCAGAAGTTCCAATGAATGTTCTGAACTTTGGCACGGAGGAGTTTGGGTTGTCTGGTATGAAAGAACGGTGGGAACGAGATCATTACCACCTAGTGAAATTCTATTGGTACAATCCTGAGAAAGCGATTGAGATCAAACGATGTGTTGACATGCTGACAACACCTTACAAGGAAGACGATCGTCAGCGAATTGTCCCGAACGTTTTCGAGGTAATGTACTATCTCGATATGCTGATGGATTCCGTTCGAGATCTTAATGCTTGATCAACAACCAAGAGAACTCACCAAGCCATAACGTCTTTGGTTCCGAAAACTCGTAGTACGATACTCCTTCGTCGATCGCTGTCGCAACACGCTGCAACGCTTTCATCGTTGCTGCTTCATCAATTGTCGCCACATCCAAAACAACACGAAAATGTCCGTCGATCAACTCAACGCATTCACAGGTTGTTGTTTTGTTTTCGTTATGAATGTCGAGAAGTGCAAGAGAAACACCATCAGCGGTGTCAGGGATTACAGCTTGGTTCTTGTTGGTTCGATCTAGGAGTTGCTGGAACAGTGCATCGATATAATCGACGCGTGTTGTAACGATTTCAATGTCGACGTATTTGTCAGTTTTACGTACTTGGTTGGGATAGCTCTGTATTTGTGTTATTTGTGTCTGCATTTGTTATTATAACCTCCGCTTGTGTTGCAGCCGGCTCTTCCTCACCTGTTGGACTTCTTTCAGATGGTGGTCCGAGCCGTTGTAGTGTTACAAGCATCTGAACGGCCTGCTCGCTAATGTTCTTCAGCTTTTTCTTGTAGAACTTCTTCTTGTACTCTGTTTTTGCAGAGAGGATCTTTTGGCGATGTGCTTGAGCTTGCAACATGAGATGCTGGAGTTCGGCTTGAACAGTCGCTCGCATTTGTGCCACGCGAGCTGCTTTTAAATCCGCTAAGGAAATTGTGAGTGTTCCGTCTTCGTGTTTTGTTTGGAGTTCGTCCGGTGCCATGAAAGCTCCTTGTTATCCTGCTATTTCCCAACCGTTTTGTTAAAAGGTCAACAGTTATTTAACCTTACCCTAACGATTAGTTCGGAAGGCCGGTGATATGGAGCAGTTCTGCATTGCCAGCGGACCAAATATCATAGGTTTGACGACCGTCCGGCGAAGCCATTTTGTTTGTAGGAATGTCAGTACCGGCTAGGATTGCTTTGCGAATCTTCAATTCATCCTGCAATTTTCCGATGTTGTAGATCCACAACTCTTCGTACATTCCATTATTTTCGCGTTTGTAGATCAAGTGTGCATCTTTGACCGTTCGGATCAACCCTTGTTTGTCAGGGTCCTGAGTTGCGGCTTGATCGACCATCGAATCGAGTTGTTGATCTTGATCGCTTTCGTCGTTTTGATTAGCTGGTTTTTCCTCGGTTTGGCCTTGTTCTGAACCGCCTAGAAGATTGCCAATGCCAGTTGGAGTGCCTTGATCGTCCTTTGGTTGTGGGCTTGATTGGCCGCCCAGCAAGTGGCCGATATTGTCTTGACCAGGCTGTTGTTCAAAAATACGAAGCAGATCCATTAGTTACCCCCTGTTGTAGAGGGTATTTATGGCGTTTGTACACCATCCACGTTGAAGATCGTGTTCGATGAATGCACACGAAGCCAACACTCTTGTAGAGATGAACAAGACCCTCTTGATTAAGAGTGCTGCCTTTGTACGGTTGTGCTTGAAGGATGATGTTCGCGTTCATAGTTTTTGCACGACGAATTACATCACGCAGGAGAACTTTACCGAATCCCTTGCCGCGATGCTCTTTGTATACATGAAACGTATGCAGGTAGAGCCAATTTTGGGAAGTCTTTACAAGATTGCGCGCAGTTCGTGTCAATGGACCAAGCGTATAGTCTCCAACTGGTACGTAGTGCTCATTGATTGCCGTCACACGGATTCCAGGCCGATCAAGTGTGAATGACGTTACCAAACAATTGTCTCCTTCCCGTGGGAGACAAGGTAAGCATTCGTTTTTGAAAACGGCTTGCTGCCAAAGAACCCGCGATGTGCGGACAGTGGTGATGGATGAGCCGAGATCAGGATATTGTGCTTTTCTTCGTCGATAAGGTGAATCTTTCCTGCGGCATGGTTGCCCCACAAGATGAATACAACAGTATCGCAGAACTCACTAATGACTCGGATCGCTTGGTTGGTTACGGCGCTCCAACCTAGATTTGCATGCGAGCCCGGTTGTCCAGCCAACACTGTAAGATGCGTGTTTAGCAACAACACGCCCTGTTGTGCCCAATCTGTCAGATCGCCGTTTGTTCGGACGATGCCAAGATCTGATTTCAGTTCGGCGAAAATGTTCGCGAGTGATTTTGGAAGCGGGTGGGTGCCTGCAGGAACGCTAAACGACAAACCCATCGCATGTTCATAATTCGGATACGGATCTTGTCCGAGTATGACAACGCGCACTGTATCGAGCGGAGTTAGAGCAAATGCGTTGAGGATATTCTCTTTTCGAGGGAGAACTTGATGCCCTGCTTTTCGGATCGTTGCTAGATCCTCGCAGATTTGGGCGAACCGTTCTGATTTGAAAATCGGTAGGTCATCCCAGTTCATTCACTCTTTCCAGTTACAAGAAGGTTGTGTGCTGCACATGCACGCCAAAACAAATCAGCCATCAACGGTCCACCAATCTTCACTGACTGAGGTTTTTGCTTGAACTCGCTCCTAAACACGATTTCTGTTCCGATGAGATATTGGTACGTTAGCCGCTTGAACAATCTTCGTTCGCAGTCGAATCGCACGCGATGAATCACCGCATCGACATCACCATCATATCCTTCGGCATTCATTTTTCCGACGAGCTTGTAAGTGAGAAATGTGTCTTCTTCGTCGATTCGGTATGCATTGATATCGATGTAGTATCGAGCTGTTTCAGGACCTTTGAAACGAACCCATACAGTCGTATTGCACACGCCTTTTTCGCAGATGTTTTGTTTGTGTGCATCTTCGAGAGGCATGTCGACGATCGAATCATCTGCGAACGCAGTGGTGAATAGGAAGAGAAGACTGACGATGGCGTAGCGAAAATTCATAGCTTTTCCTTCAAGAAATCAAGTTGTAGACACCAAGCGTTAACGTAAGCCCCCAGGAATTCCTTTTGAAACAACAGCCGTTGCTGACCAAGGATGAAGCGACTCAAGGTGTTCAGTAACAACACTGAAGTCTAGAATCTTACCCTCATCGTACATCATGTCAAGGCCTTGATACAACAGACGTGATGCATCCTCTGTGAACAGAAGGTTTGATCCGTTAAGCTCAGCGAACGCTTGTTCATCACGCCGCTTACAGATTACAACAACTTCGGTTGGGACTTGACGACGAGCCACCTCTACAATATCTTCAATCCACACAACATGTTTGTCAGGATTAAACTGAACGGTGATTTTTCCGAGCGATCGTTGTGAGTGTCCGTTTGCAGCCTTACCGCGTTTGCGTGTTGCATGCTGCGCAAGTTCAAACGAACATGGACAGGTTGAGGAATACAGATAGTCAACAGTCAGAAGGAATTTGTATGTGTCCCGTCCCGCTCTTAAATAAGGAGTATCCGTTACTTCTCTGTGCAATTGACCTTCCAATGTGCAGTCATAGAAAATGTATCCAAGCATCTTGTCATGGCTCAGTTCTACTCCTTCGACTGTCTTGAATGTACGACCTAACGTTTTCTCTTCGTCCGAGGCCTCGCGTCTAGTTCGGAGCGCTGGCTGCGTCCAAGGATATTTGAAACGCAACTTACAATACACGTGCTTCGATCCTTGCTTTTCTTGAAGTCTTTTAAGAATCCCCTTCAAGCCGTCGAGTGAGAGATGATTTGCAATCTCTTCATGCATCAGGATTGGGAATCGAGACAGGTTTAATCCTTTGGCTTCTGGATTGTCCAGTGAACCATACAATGAAGCCTTTACATGTAGATTTTCGATGGAACCATCTCTGCGTAAAAACTTTATTGGAAGATCAACACCAGTCACACCAACCTTGTCCAGTCGTACCTTCGACCCTGGAATTACAGGATTGACTTGTGGGTCTGGAAGATCGCCGTCGTCTGGATAAAATTTGTCATCGTATGTAAAGTCCAAGTGCGGCATGTGTGCACTGTAATCGTTATTTCGGAATTTGGTCATTATAACTCTCGTTGTTCATACGTTGCCAGTATTTGTGCATCTATCATTTCTGCACGCAAATCTGCATCAAGTACATCAATGATATTCAGTCTGTTCGGCTGTGTCATCTGTGCGGTGAAATCATACATTGTGAGATCAACCATCCGTCCGTAGTGTTGGTTTACTGCAGCACGGTTGGGATCCATTACAATGGGGAATTTTCCACCTTTGACGTAGTATACAGCATCATAGCTTTGTTGAGCACGAAGACATTTCATGTAGTACTCGTTTAAGTACTGATCGAAACGGTTTTCTCGACCAAGCCAAATCACAGCATAAGCAAAGAGGTCAGCATATGTTCTTTCAGTGAACACAACACCTGTTCGTCTTTGATATTTGCGATCGTTACTTGATGTGTGTAGCACTCTTTCTGCGTCATGCTCATCTTTGTATTTTCGAGCAAGAATTTCGTTTTGGAATTTTACGACGAGATCGGGATCTTTAATGATGTCTTCAAGAGACATTCCCCACTCACTTTGAATTGACCGTGATGTTTTTCGTTCGATTATGCGATAGCCTTTGGCCTCAAGTCTTTTTAGAATTGTTGTGTTGTGCGTAACGATGTAATCGTCCGTGATGTATAAATGTTCAGGATCGTCGATTGCTATACACCACACCTCTTCTTTACCTTTGTAAGTAATGTCTGAAATCCTGCGTGTGAGCAGTAAACTTCCGTTTTTGTGTCCTTCAAAGTGAGAGGAACGACAACGATCTTTTTTTCTGGGGAGTGAAAATACACTAGAAGGATTTGGCAACTTTAGAGCAATTTCATATGCAATGAGACCACTGTGAAGCTTGTCTTTGTACTTGTACACAGGGTGTCTTTCACTAATCGTTGCTACTCCGCCGAGCGACCAAACAATGTCCTGTACGTCTCTTGCGAGTGCATAACTAGTTGTGGTAAACGTTGTAGAGGAGCCATTACTACTCACAGTTCCGTCTGTGTCCATCAACCCTTGAAGTAATTTCAGCCTATCGTTTGGTGGTCCATTTTTATATGCATTAGGAACAAACTTTTCTGGCGACTTTTTCATCAGATCGTAGTTCTCAAATGCACGTATATACTTGTTATTATGTTTTCCCTCATGACCAAGTCGATACGAGATCGATGTACCTTGTTGAACAAAGTTATAACCAGAATCGAGTAACTTACTGCACTCATGTAAAATATGTGTATCTGTTGTTGTAAGAAGTACAGATTCCGATGTTAAAGACCCGTCTCCAAGAAGACACCCCAACAAATAGGGAGGTATGTCATATTGATGATTATTGTCGTTCAAATATGGTGTAACCAGTGGTATTGACAGATTTGTCCCCCACTGCTTTCTTGTTTTTTGTCTCTGCATGTAAGCACTCATGCTGAGTGTGGTCATTACTTCTTGTTTCAATCGATAAAATGATTTGTTGTTTTTTTTCGTGTATTGACCATACGAACACTTCCACAAATGATCTCCACACGCCTCTGTTTTCCCGCCATCGTGTGTGGTAATAATGTACACATCTTTCACACCTTGAGGGAAAATTCCAATGATAGGTGCAGAATGACCATTTGGTGTAATCACTCGATCTTTACAGGTAAGCTCCCCTATACACTTCCATCCTGTTTCACATAGTACTTTCGAGTGTAGAGGTTGAGCCTTGCCTGACCCCTGTGAGCCAGAAATTGCCACCAGCATTTACTCCCTCCATTTTATTGATTTTGTTTTAGTCGTCTTTCAAGGTCGCGAATCTCGTCGTGCATTGGTGAATTCTTTGCTTCCTTTGCCTGTCTACGAAGGTCTTCGAGGTATTCTTGTTCTGAAATGTTGATGTTGTAACCACAATCAAAGCAGTACTCAGTCCAGTCTTGGACGTTCTGATGTGGGCAATCTAGGTATGAGTATTTTTCCATTTTCTTCTCCTTAATAGAAGTAAATGGTAGAGGAGGAAAGTCGAAAAATCAACAAGTGCCTTTACAATCCTTCAAGATGGCAATTACATGCCCTTGACAACAAACAACGTTTGCTCTAGGCAGGGGTCAACGAACAACCAACAAAGGTCTAAGTTTAAATCCCTGCAAACAATCGCAGTCCATGTTTTGTGATCTATTTTCTGCACCAGTTTGTGTGCAGCACGAAGTGTGAGTTCCATGGATACTTTTCCTTGAGTTGAGGAGGTCTATACTACGGGGTAAAACCTAATCAGACAACTTTTTACAAACGTGAGCGTCTGAGATTGTTGAAGATCTGCTGTGTTGCTTCCCTCTTTGAAGGGACAAATTCCATTGGTCGGAGTGGCAGGATTTGAACCCGCGTCTTCCACGTCCCAAACGTGGCCGTCTACCAGACTGGCTTACACTCCGATGGTCAAGTAACAACCAAACGAGACCAATCGTCTGTAGGTGTTTTGCTAATGGATTTAGTCGTTACCGACTTTTATCCCTTTTGCCGCACCCGTGCGAGCCGGAAATAGCTACGAGCATTGTTATCCTTTAGTCAATGTACGCGAAACGCGTCTCTAAGAGTGTTGGTCGTTGCACAACCGAGGTTAGAAATTTCAACGCTTCACCATTGCACATTTTATATCCGTATGATCCATATTTGACTGCCCGAGACAACGATGCGGCTGGAAACGTTAGTTTGTGAACTGCAAGTTTCTTATTGGCGATATCAAGCAATGTATAGTCCCCGACGATAATCGTCTCACCATCTGTTGCCAGCTGACAAATCGTGTAATCGAAACTATCAAGTAAGTGTTCCACTGAGTCGTGGAAAAAATCACCGTGAATCAGCTGAATGTTGTACTTGTTTTTGTCTTAGGTGAAGTCAAAATTTGTAACGTGGCTAGTTTCGAGCGTTTTTGTAAACAATCGCTTGTTATCTTTTAGACGAAGAACAGGAAAAAGAACAGGAAAGATATTGTCCGCAATCTCATCCACACCTGATCCTTCAATCATACGGTGTTGAAAGATTTCATGTTGGTCTGCATTTTTGAAGAAGATGTCGAAGTCAGTTTCACACGATTTTCCTTCAACAGCTTGCCGCAGACATCCGCCGCCAAGCCAAGGACCATTCTCCAACGAAAATTCAACAGCTGTTTGGCGTTGCAAACTACCAAGCAGATGCTCGATATGTGCAACGATGCTGGTTACCTTGTTTGGATGTAAGTGTTGAATTAGTTCGTATAGTGGATATTTGATCATACGAAAATCATAGAGGAGCGGAGTAAAAAGTTCAACAGAACCGTGACAATCCCTCAATCCTTCAACCAGCAATACGGTCTTGCGAGCCCAATCCTTCAACCAGCAAAATAGGGTTAATTGTATGGCTCGCCTTCAATGACCAATCCATCAGCTGTATGAGGTTTAGACCTCGATCTTACGCTGAACATCTCACCAGCAAGCTGGTGAGATGACGTTGTAAGGTGGTTTGTCTCCCTTCTTACTCGCGCCGCCTCAAATCAGCTTCTCGTCCGACAGAACAATAACGTGAGTCTGTGGTAGCACGAGAGTGTTCGCAAGATTCTTGTGAAGAAGCGCATCTTCGATGGTTTCTGCTTGGCGACGGTATCCAGCAATCTCATGCTCCATACGTTCACGATTGCTGATGAGCGAGAAGTTCACGACATCAGCACGATAGCTCTCACCAGCGGCTTCTTGGGCGCGCGCGATTTGACGTTGAAGGGCTTCTGGTGTTGACACATACTGCTCACGAAGGACAGACACGAGCCGTCCCAATAGCTGAGCACGATCAACAACATCTTTGCGTTCTGAGACAAGTTGGTTGATCCCTTCGCGCTCATTGATTGCGCGAATGGTGTCGCGAATAAACGTGCGGATAGTCATCAGATCTTCAACGCGAGCGATCTTGTCTTCGAATTCTTGCATCCGATCTTGGTACAGGTGTTCGACAACGTCGCTATCATTATCAACGTCAAACACGTTGATCGTAGCGATTGGGTTGATTTGGATTGCGTGGATTTGTTGGGTGATCTTGTCAACCAACTTGTGTGCAGCACGGAGGGTCAGTTCCATGAAATGTTCTCCTTGAGTTGAGGGATTGTATCCTACAAGGGTCAATGAAGTTCGACAACAGCGTATCGAGTTTTTTCAAGCAACTCGTCAAACGCGGCGTTAACAGTAGTGCTGTCTAGACGGAAACCAGCTCCTTCTTGTGGTCGTCCGTCATCGTCACAAGGCACACAATACATGCCGTTTCGACCTTCCATTACTGTAAAGCCAAACAATGCAATCAGGCGCTTTTTTGCTGTCAACAGACAATCGACGTTGTCAAGGACGAGTTGGTCCTCTTCAAAATCAAGGTTCGTTGCTAGGTACTTCATCGTGTGTTTTCTTCGTATCGCTCACGAAGCGTTGGTTGGTCCATTATCTTCTCGAATAATTGTTAGAGCCTGCGATTTCTGAAGATCAGGCAGAAGACCTTCAGACACTGTTAGGCGCCACGTTCCGTCGGCAAGTGGGTCGAAGTGGAGAAATTCATTCTGGATCTTTAGAATCGTAAACCTTGAGATCTCTATTGTACGACCTGTTCCTTCAAAACGAAACGTTCGACGAACGTTATTGGCCATACTTAAGTACCACACGGCACTTCGAACAAATGAAGCACCACATCTTCTTGATTAGTTCTCCAACGTGGCCACATTGGTGGCATTTGACCGTGTTTTGATCTTGCGTCACCATTTGACGCCTCTTTTGCATGAATATGGTCGGCGATGGAGGATTTGAACCTCCGGCCTCTTGCTCCCAAAGCAAGCAGTCTACCAGGCTGACCTAATCGCCGAAACGTTCTTGAAATTCACAGCGTGTACTGCAGCGGCTTAGGCTCCCAATCGTAGCGATCTACTTGTGCACTTTCGATCTACCTTCGCTTGTTTCAAGAGTTTCAAACAACAACCAAATCAGGATCAATGATTTGTGGACGTTTTGCTTACGGATATAGCCGTTACCGACTTTTTCGTCCGTTCGCTAAGGACGTGTCTTACTTCACCCTAGGAGGTCCATTGTTGTTTGGTGGAGGATGAGAGAGTCGAACTCTCGAGTACGCCGTGCAAAGGCGTCAGTTTCCCACTAGCTTAATCCCCCAAGGTCCATATTCCAGCATGTAATGACAAATTGCACATAAGACTACACACTTTTCAATTTCTTGCCTAAGTTTCTCAAACGCTATGAACCAGCGTGAAGAAACAGCAAATTCTCCTATTTAAGGAGAGTGTAAAGCGAATTCGGGTCTGCCGCCTCCACCAGTTAGTTTTACGAAACTAACAAACTATTTAGGGATGTTACAGAAATATCATTCAAGGGACAACGGGGTATTGTCAATCTGCCACTGAGTGTACAAAACAATTACCTTGAGTTCGACGTCTTTTTGATCCAAACTCGTGTAGACTAGCACGTCGAGTTTGTCTGTCTTGTGTTTGATTCGGAAGATGATTCGTCCGAAATCATCCTCGTGCTGCTTCCACATAGAGATCGATTTGCGGCTGATATCCTTACACGCCAGGATTGTTTGCTTGCCAGGAGCAGTGTCAAGGATCGCGCCAAAGGTGAAGAAATCGCTCATTTCAAATCGCACACGTAGAAGGTAACTTTCTCATATCGATTTGCAATGTCTTCAAGTAGTGGACCTACATCAATGTCCCATATAAGTCCACCAAGACCGCAGCCAAGACGCGGCATGGATACAGGAAGTTGATGAGCATCGGCAAATGCTGCGGTACCGAATAGAGTTTGTTTGATCGCGTCGCAGTTTGCGTAACGTTTTCCATCATTGCCGTAGTACACTTGCGTGTAGAGATTTCCAACGAACAAGTTTGGGGCAACTTTGATAAAATGGAAACTTCCGAGCAGGCTTGCTTTTTTATCGGTTTCGATGTTTTGATCAACGGCACGGTAACGGTCGTACACCTCTGGCCACTTGTTCCGGATCGCTAGTGCAACACCAGAGCCCATTCGTCCTTGACAGTTAACGCCGTGAACAACAATTCCTGTCTCAACTGTTGTCAAATCTTTAATTACGTACTCGATCACGTTCTTTCCACCTTTCGATTCTTGCTTGAGTGTCTTTCATCACAACTGTTCCTGCTGGGTGAGCTAGTTCGCCTAGTTTCATTAGCATTCAACTACAGCACCACCTTCACCGTCCTCGTTTACTTCACACGTATCAAGTTTGAACTGTTTCAACAGTTCAGTGGCAAGCATTTCACAGCTCTGGGAGCCAAACAGCAAACACTGGTACTCTTTCGAAAAATATCTCTTATGTAAAAACTTCTTCATTTGATGTGCCAATTTGATAAATTCAATGTCCCTATCATTATGATAAACGGATTTTGTTGCTATTACAAAGAACTGATGTCTGTGCAAGTTCTTCAAATACATTACTTCATCAATATCGCAGTTTGTCCAGCAATGAAGTCCTTCTACCTGAAAGCGAACTATAATGCGAGTACTCAATGTCGTTCTATTTCTTACAAAAGCAGTTTGATTCAAATTTTGTTTCATTTTATTGATATCCTTATTGCGGCCAACTGTGGATGGCTTCGAATTGAACTTTACAATACACTGTTGTCAAGGCGTTAGACATTGTTTCTCCCCATTATCGATTTTATATGTAAATACGATTGTACCACTTAACACGAGGACTGACAAGTGACGAAACAACCTACTGTCCACACTCGCATCAAACCACGCAGCAACGGTACATCTTCTCATCAACGCGAAAAGAGAGTCCACGCAACAACGAAGCATTACGACTGGGTTGCAAATACCTGTCAGAAGTTAAATGTCAAGCAGTTCGTATCGTTTTGACGGTTATATGTTATCGTAAGATTTGGAATACAAAATTTGATACCGCTTGGACCCTATGCGGAGAAGGAGGACCCGCATCCACATGTTGAAGTAGCATTCGGATTGTGAATAGTGAATTGAGCGCCATTGAGATCTTCAAGATACTCAATAGTGGCACCAAGAAGATATTGAAAGCTCATCGGATCAACCAAGAACTTCACGCCGTCCTTTTCGATCACGGTATCGTCGTCAGCGATCTCTTTATCGAGCGTGAATCCATACTGGAAGCCGGAACAGCCTCCGCCTTGAACGAACACGCGAAGCATCAAGGAAGGATCCCCTTCTTCGGCGATCACTTCCTTGATTTTGTTAACAGAGGTAGGTGTAAATGTTATGAGATCCATATCTGTATTTATGAGATCCATATCTGTATTTAGTGAGCCAAGCTGGCGGCGTTCACCGCTTGGATCAGAGCAAATTCAGCGAATGTGAATACGCCCTCGCCCACGGACAGCAGTCGGGTTTCACCGTTTGTCGGAACAACGATGACATTGTGGCGATTGGATCCCGCATGTCTTGTGATTACCACCGTCTCTGGTTTGCGTACAAGCGCAGCGGCTTCGTACAGCCGTTCCGGTAGAACCATTCCCACGCAAGTAATCGCTCGGTTGAGTGACTGTTCGTCTTCACTGAACGACGTGAAAGGAATTTGAGCTTCGTTTGCCAACTTTTCAAGTGACACAACCATGTTGTTTAGATCGGCGGAATTACCACCGTTCAACACGATCATTGTCTTGTGACTCGTTGCCCACTCCCATAACAACGCCGACGCTTCGTCGTGGTTAATTGGATATTTCACGAACAACTCATGCAGGCAGTGCGCGGACTGAATCCCTTGCTGAATTGACGACAGGTAGAAGTTGCAGAAGAAGTAGGCACGCATAGTGAACTCCATGTATGGAAGTCGCCATGTTACTGGACTATCAAATTTAGGTCAACAACATAGTAACCCATAAATACTTGAAAAGGAGTAACCCTATGGCCGCAATCACGTTTTACAACAAGTTCAAAGAAAACCAAATCGATGGCGATGCTGTTATAGATTTCGACACCGACACAATCAAGGTCATGTTGGTATCAAGCGCATATGTTCCGAACGTAGCCACGCACGATTTCAAAGATGACGTTACCAACGAAGTTGCTGGAACGAATTACGTTGCCGGTGGTGTTGCACTTGCCTCAAAAACAGTTGTTTTGGCAGGTAGCGTGGTCACGTTTGATGCGGCTGATGCAACATGGTTGCAGAGCCTTGCAGGATTCTCGAATGCACGTTACGGCGTCATGTACAAAGACACAGGCGTTGCAGCAACAAGTCCTCTTATCGGTTATTTGAACTTCGTTACCGATAAAGGCAACGTGAGCGGTGATCTAGTAATTCAATGGAGCGCGTCGGGCATCTTCGCGCTGTCATAATCTTGCTGGGGGCAAGAAATGACTGTAATTGCGCAAGCGACGACGCAACCGCGCCATGCACATATCAGTTCATTGTGGCACGGGGAAGAAACCGTCTTCACCTCCACATCAATTATCCGTGCTGTTGCAACGGACAATGATTACTTCAAGCTAGACAACTTCGTTCTCGACATTCCTGTCAATACAACGATTAAAGGAATCGTCCTTGCGATTAACTACCGAATCGTTGGTCGTTGTGAAGTAGCCTTTGAAACGATTCAACTATTAAAGAACGGAATCCCAGTTGGATCAAATAAAGCCGATCCAACCAGTGCGCTCCCACCTCGAACAACAAGCGCGACCCCACCGGCCCGTTTTGGCAGTACCGCTGATTTGTGGGGGACAACTTGGACGCCGGCAGAAATAAACGACAACGAATTTGGCGTGCAAATTCGTGCTGTGGCACTAGCTCCATTGTTACCATCACTGTTTATTGACGGCGTTGACATTACGGTCTACTACGAAGGAAGTAGTCAGGCTGCTTTGGATCAATATACGATTCCATCGACAGCCGAGTTAAGCTTTTCCACTGAAGAGCATAACGTGATTTCGTCGATCGCTGTTGACATGGCTAGCTTAACTCTGACGTCGTTTGAAGTTACAACTCCGGAATTAGTCACACTTGCTGTTTTGCAGCTTCAACCACAAGACGCAAAGATTGATGATCTCGTTTCGCCTGATACGGCGGCCTTGACTCTTAACTCGTTTGCCGCTGTTGTCGGCGGAATTGTTTCCGTCCCGGTACCTGCAGCGTTAAGCTTAGGAACTTTTAACGCTTTAATCGATGATCTAGTCGCACCTGACCTAGCTACACTTGCTTTGACTTCCCCACAAGCTAAGATCGACGATAGAGTCCTTGCTGTTGTAGGCAGTCTGGTTTTGGTTAGTTACGATGCTGCCGTGCTCTATCCCGAAATCATTTCTGTGGAAACAGCTGAACTGTTCCTACAAACGTTTGAGGTGAATACACCAACGATCATTCATGTCGCGTCGCCAGGAGCATCACTGACGCTGACGTCCTTCGAACACGAAATTGTTGGTACAACACGCGTGTTTCCGGATCTTGGCACTCAAAGTTTTGAATCAGGTGACCACATAATTACGTAATTTACTTACCACTATTCGCCACCGCCTCCGCCATCACCACCACCGTTACCACCATTGCCACTGCCATTACTACCACCTGGCATGCCCCAGTAGTAACCGCCAAAGCCACCAAAGCCACCAAAGCCATAGAACGTACCTGTGCGTGACTTCTTACGTCGTGAAGCAAATGTTAGGACTTTTGGCTTCCTACGCTTCGAATGTTTCTTCTTGCGCTTGCCTTCTGTAAGAACGTGTTCAAGCAACATTATTTGTCCCCTGCACGCTTACCAGATTTTGTCATATCGAACCACATGTTGCCAGCGACGTAAGATGGCTCTTTTGGTTCTTTCATGAATGGAACATCCTTCTTGGTGAGAGTAACTTTTGCTGCAGCCTTGCCACCACGCTTAGCTTTTTTCTTTGGTGCTTTCTTTGCTTTCTTTTTTGCAGCTTCTACCAATTGTTCCTGCTTTTCGTTGATGTCCAGCAGTTCTTTCAGGATGCTCATAGCTTTCTCCTTGTTCTCAGGAGATATTTAGTCAACCAACGGGGTAAAATACGAAAGATCAGTGTACAGATGCGGTTGCATGGGCTTCCAACCCAGCAAGAACGTCGTCTTTGTGGGCAAGAAGCTTGTCTGTGATTTCAAAAAGTGTATCCCAATCTTTGTCGTCCGGAGTAAGACCAAGATCGAGCAAAAGTTGTCCAAGACAAAACACACGCTCGCCTTGTTCATATTGTTCGAGGACTGTTTTCAGGATCAAATACTGAACCAGAGCATCACGCTGCGTCTCCATCAAGTTTCACTCCTAACTCAAGAGCACGCAGATGCATGTCTTGCATGTCAACCTCAAGCTGAAGCAGGATGGCCGCCGCGTGGTCATAATGTGTAGTTGCCACACGAGCGTTAGCCGGATCTTCACGCATTGCGGCGTAATAGTTGACCCGTTTCCTTGCCTGAGCTAATCGAATAGCAGCTTGTCGGTAATCCGACAAAAGCTTCTCACGTTCTTGATGTTCATTGCGTTCACGTTGGAACGAATGTAGTTTCATAGGTTCACCTTTCGATGAACCTATTTACGTGATTTACTTGTCGTCTTTCTTGAGAACAGCACCGTCTTTGTACTCTTGGACGATGACGTAACCTGCTGGGAATGGCTTGACGTTTGTGATCAGACGCTTTCCTTCAGAATTGACAAGAACGTACACGTGTGGCGTATATGTTTCGTTGTTGACGATTGGGTCGTGGTTCGCTGCAAACGTGAAAGTTGGAACGAGAGCAAGCACGGCAAGTAGGGTTTTCATAGGTAAAGTCTCCTTTATGAAATACTACGACGGCTTTTCAAGTTTGTCAAGCAGGCGATCCAGCTCCTGCTTGAAACGTAACGCACGAGCCTGTTCACACACTGCGTTTTCCAATGCGTGCTGGATTTTTGTACGCAGAATATTCACAGGAGGATGATCAATGATTTCGTACTCAGTGCCTCTGTACTTGTCGGAGTATGAATGATCTTGATCGATTTGCGTCAGACGTTCTTCTAGCTCATTCATTGAATACACTTCAATGTAGTCTGGATGGTTCTTGGTTGTCCACCACGCCCAGGTGGTCCAAACTTTGGCCCAAATCATACGATCACTGCCACGACGGCGATGACAATCAGTACGGCAATAACGCCGAGCAATATCTTCACAACAGCGGTAGGCTCTTTTCCATAATTGTAGTCCATGATTATCCTCAGAACGGTTGAGTAGGTGGTTGATGTAATGCGCGCACAAGTTCAACTTGTGACATCAACACGTGTTTGATGTTTTCGTATGCCGGCTCTTGTTGTGGAAATTGTCGTCGAGCAATGCGCAACATTGGAAGAATGTACTCTTCCACTTCATCACAATAGTTTGTTTGTTTCTCTGGTGAGAATACTCCAACCATTGTTTGGACATTGTGGATTCGATCTGCGCCTTTACAAACCGAAGCAATTGGATCGGTAGCCATTGCAGCATAGTATTCAGTATTTGATTTCCCTTTCGTTTTCGTCAACAAGTCAACGCTAGCTCCAATTCTGTCGCCAAACATTTTGTAGATAGCATCGAGCGGCACAGGATGATCCTCAACAACGTCGTGCAGAAGTGCCGACGCAACAGTTTCCTGTGGCCAAAGAAGCGATGTGTGAATCGTTCGCAAATAGTGAGCAATTCGAATCTGATGTTCGAATTCGGGCGTAACTCTGTCTTTGCGAAATCCAACATGTATCTCTGCTCCATATTCAAGAGCCTTGATTGCTGTGTACCACTGCCGTCCGAGCATCCAGTAACGCAACGTCAGTTTGAGTTTGTTGAAGTGGCCTCGCATATTACCTCCAGTTCAATCCGTACACGTATTGAACGTTCGTGAACTGTCGCGATAGTGAAGACATGCTGCACAATTGTAGATCAGATCTTCGATCATTGTTGGTGCTGGACGACACGCAAACAGCGTTTCGGGTGGTCCGAGATTGTCCGGATAAACTTCGAGGTCCTCAGCAGACGCCGTCGAGAACATGAGAACCATGGCAATGATTGTTCTCATTTTTCCTCCATTAACACTTTGTGACGATCTTGAACAGACATCTTTGTCCAAATCTCTCGAAGCCAACCGTCAATTTCAGCGACCTCGGTGTCGTCTAAAATTCCCGATAGTTGCCCTTGTTCCAGATCTCGCTTCAACATTTGGTATTCTTCAACGAGCGTCAATTCTGCTGTCGGTTGAAAAACAACCTTCGTTTCTTGACTCACATGACCTCCGTTTTCGGTCCTTCAAAAACAAGATAGTTGTCGCGAAGAACTCGCTCAACAGCAACTCCAACAAGGTACATTTTGTTCGAATTGAGAGCGTTTGCACGTTCGAGTGGCTCGTAGGTTCCCTTTAGCCGTTCGTTAAAATCTGCAATGCGAAGTTGCGGAAGAAAGTACACAGTGATCTTCTCAGGATCTTCAACACGAACACTCACGCCAGTAGGCGACGGTGCAATGATTACATTGTTGTTATCGTCGATCAACGCAGCTAACGCTTTGTGGAGGTTGAGAGCAAGTTGTTCGATCTCACCGACCTCTGTTCCTCCGAGGACAGTCATTGTCATTCCTGGGAATTGAGTTTTAAGCGCACTAACAACAGCATCAAGATCAGTCTTGTCCATTTAGTCCTCGAATTTCACTTTGAAACATACTCTGTCTTTCCAGCTTCGCCACACAAGCGCGGGAAACGATTGTTTCTTCTTGTTTTTAACTTTGAAAGGGTTCTGATACAACTATAATGAAGAGGACCGTATGTGTTTGCAAGACGAAAATGCAACGACTGAGATTTCATGTTACCCTCATAGGTTGACTTTCAGTATACATCAACCATTTCACCCAACCAACTCTGAACACTATTGTTGAGGGAAGTTGGCACATGACTTGACGATTTCATCACGGACCTTCATGATAAAATCGGTGCTGTGATAAACGTTCCACAGCACTTCACCCATACCTTTTGTAATGTCTTTGAATTCTGGATCGCAGTGGTGTTTGCGCGTTGGGTTGTAGGTCGCCTGTTTGTGATTCCAGTCGAACTCTCGCATGAGAAACAAGTAATGCGTTATCTCATGTCCAATCGCCCACGTCACAAGCAGACGATCTTCCATGTCAACTACTCGCGGAGCAATGCTGATTTGAATCGGATAGTTTGGCTCCTGTACCGTTGGATATTGCATTGCCATCCGAGCGATTCGCGGCACTTCCCAATCGAGTGTGATTGGTGGGGGAGGAAGATCGTCTGGAGCACCAACACGCTTCTTTCCGTACTCCCATAGTCTGTTCACCAACTCGAGATCAATTGGAACAGGCGGAACAACGATCTGCTCGATTTGTGGCCCTGCAAAACATACCGTTGAAAACAGTGTGGTGATTATCGTGCAAACAGCATGCACTGCTCGACGACAACTGTCCCTTGTGCAACTCCATACGGCGAGTCTTCTTTGAAGTAGCATTTTCCACTTGATGGTTCGTACCACAGGGTCCATAGCGACTGCTCCTTCCATGTGATGTTGATCAGTTGCCAACTCGGATCTGGTTTGTTAAGACTTGCCGTGCCCCCAAAGCGCGCCATGTTGTTATCCGTACATCCACTGACGAGCAAAGCCAGCGCAAAAACCAAGCCAAGTGTTGCTTTCATCGTTGATCTCCTAAGTATCGATTCAACTTAGTCGTTCTCTAGGGGAACGTCAACGCATGTTTTCTTATACTCGTCAAATGCTGCGCGAATCACGGCGCCTTCATCAAGCGCCGTACGAATCGCGTTAACAACTTTTGAGTCTGAGGTGTTGATCCCGACCTCGCGCAAAGCGTCACAGAACTTCCAGTGTGCTCGGATTTTCTGCTCGGTGTTGTAAATCACTTCACACATTTTCATCAGGGAGATCCTTAAACGCTGCTTCAAGATCCTCTTGACGTTTAGCGCGAAGGCCAGCCATCTCAGTGATCCGATTATACACGGTTCGATTTGGCTGATACACACCTTGTGCAGCAAACTCACGAATTCGACGAGTTTCGTCAACAAGGCCAAGAATGTCTCCTGCAGCTAAAGCAACAGCTGGTGAACGTGAGTATCCAGCGTCGCAATGGACAATCAGACAATCTTTGTCAGCATGTTGGCGGACGAAGTCAACAATTGTCTGTGCTTCCCATTCAGTAATTGGCTGAATTAACTCTCTCAGACCGTTGCCAGACGCCCAACGCATCAGATCGTCATTATCCTCAACGTCCGCAAACTTGCGGTAAAGGATGTCTTCGAACTCTTCGCGAAACTTCAGCGGCTTAAAGTTCTTGTACGAGGTGATCCGGATGAGTACAGTCCGCCCCAGCCCCTCCGATTTCGGACTGACTTCGCGAATTGCATTTCTGTTTGAGATCAGGAGTCTCATCTCTTTTCCTCGGAACAAACAAGTGTTCTTGATCGTCCCATAATGGATTGGTGATTTCAAGGTCTTGGAAGAATGACAACTCTGCAAGACCACATACACTGTACCCTAACATTGTGCAAAAGGTCAAGTAGTCGTCTTGAGAGAACATCTCTTGGTAATACATGCGAGCGAGCATATTCAGTCCCATCGGTTCAGGACAATCATGAGAGGTGTAATCGTCCCAGTCACGATACCATCGGTCACACACAACACGAAGAACTCCGTTCTCGCGGAATCGTTGTACACCGTAGTCGTCGATTATTGTCTCGAACGTACGAGTGCCAACTTGAACACGAATGACATCACCGATGTAGTACTTCATCCTCGTTTCTCCGCTCCTGGAAAGTCGCCAACAATCGAGCGACAATCAAGACAAAAGTGAAACTTGACGTAATCACCACCACCAATTCCAAGATCATGGGGAACGTATTCCTCTATGTACTCAACATCGATCTTGAAATGATATTCGTCAAGGACAGGCTTGACGATATGGCACCTGTCGTCACATTTAGCGGAAATATAAGCGACGTTTTCGCTTTCACACACATCACAACAGGTGATTTCGCACCTTCTTCTTTCCAGGGCCACGCTTTGGCGTGTAGCCACTCTTACGAGGGCCAAGCCAATGATCCGGACCACGAGTGACGACCCAGTCAAGAACTTCTTTCCCATCCTTGTCCTTCTTGTTGAGAGAGCGACGCTTGATTTTTGCGTCAGGCTTCTTCGTGAAGAACACAGGCTTACCATCTTCGAGGTACAATCGGCCGTTAACGTCGGCTAACGCGAACAAGTTACTCACAGGCAGTGCCTCCTAACTTGGTTTGAATTCAACAGTTTTCTACCGTACGCAATAACAAAGGGGTATGACAACAATTCAAGGTAAATACGTGGAACCTCTGAGGAAACAACTATGTTGCTACAAGAAATTGTCGATGTCCGTTCACGATCGATCCAGTCATATGCCGAACTTCGAAGCAAACTATTTGACGTGCTTGGGCCACAGGCGATTCGTGGACTTGATCGAGATGCTGCAACGGCTCGAGCACACGAACTTCTTCGCAACGCAACATTCCTTGATGACAGACTGAAAGCAAAACTAACCGCGGACGTTATCGAACAACTATATACTCATGAAACTCAATGAAATTACTGGCATTATTCGTCGTTCGTACATTCATCTGTACAACCATTATGTTGATGCTGCGTTGACGATCCATGATCAGATGGTGCACGAATACAATAAGCACGAATCATCTGATCCGGAACAAGCCAACAGAGACTGGCACCGCGAATGGGAACGGATTGCAGCAAAGATACCAAAAGTTGAATATTATGATATGGCTGAATTTCTTGAATATCAAGACGAGATACCTGACGTGCTTTCGTACACGCTGTATTACTGGAAACACTCACCACACGCCGACGAATTTTTATCAGCATTCCACAACGCACACACTGTTGGCTACCAATTTTGGATCAGACGATCTGGAATGCCTTTGACGTCGCTTTGATCGTGAACGATTTCTTAACGACGTCGCCGCTGGTTTCGACAGCGGGTCGATCGATGAAACTAGTTGAGATTATAGACAATGATCATAACGGTTACTGCAATTACGCCAGCAATGTTGGCAAGTTCACACCAATTTACGCCACACATTTTTAACTCCCACAATGATAACCACACTTTGTTTCCGGTTTTTTAACCCGTAGGCGGGCAAAATTTCCATTCGTCCGAAACTGGACGTTCGACCCTTTTTCACGCAAGAAGTAGTTCTGGATAATGATAGCCTCTCCCTCCAGCTTGTCTCTTTCTTCAATAGTTGCAACACCTTGGCACAGAGTTTGGCGCCAGTGAACCAGCTCATGAACAACAATCGATCTACCAACAATGTCTGATTGATCTATATCTTTGCCAATAACAACATCACCACCGTAACACACCGCATAAACTTTCCTGTGGTGTTCATTGGCAATTGTTTGCAAAATCACTTGATCGACAACAACGACGTGAGGCATCGTGTCTCGCTGTGGGAGATCAGTGTTTTCAACCAACCAATTTAGCAGCGAGGCAATCATAATGTCCATCACAATCCCCTTGTAAGTTGGTCAAACTGAAATTTCATTGTACAGTACTATTAGGGTCAAAACTACTTGTTCGAACGTGCAAAGGCAGAACCTTTCTGATAGTGAAAGTTTACTCGACCGCCATTTGCTTTGATCGCTGCAACTTCCTTTTGCGTCAAGCAGATGTGATATCGCCCTGTGTCGATGTTCCGCTCGTTGCGCACCTGTGCTTCACTGTGACAGAACTTTGCTGTGTTGAAGTCAGCCTGTTGCAAGAAGCTAACGTGCGTGATTCCGATTGTGATCATGAAAAGTGTAATCATGCGCCTTCCAACATCACACGAAAGAAGCAATCATCGATCTCTTGATTTTGTTCCTTGTATCCTGTAAACATACAAAAAACCTTGTGATCTACTAAAAATCTTACGATAACTAATCTTTGTACAAAAATCACTAGATGATTTGGTACCCTAATTCCGGAACGTCTTTTTCGGAAAAATTTGGTTGGACGTATAGTCGATGTTTCAGTGCGTCAATTTGTCGTGCTTGTCTCATTGTGTTTCACAAAAGTATGGAAGATTCGTTCGATTATCTGAGAAAACTCCTTGGTTGTCAATCCCGATTTCATCGTGTTAATTTGAGCACAACACAGAACAACATTTTCTGGAACATAACCGAGTGTGTTATCTTTGCGATCAACACAAATGCTCATTCCTCCATTCCGCTGCCGGGTCATTGACTCTCCGCTATAGAAACACCGACCATTTTGCATCTCGAACAATTGCTCTAGATGTTGCTTATCAATAGTGCATGGGAGATTGGCCGCCATTGCGCGTTCTCTTGCTTGTAGATACCTATACTGGAAGATATTTTCATCTTGCCAGCGACTTGAACGATTGCGATATTCTGTTTTGGCTTCTTCCGATAGACCGTCGTATCGACGTTTTACTTTATCGATCGTACATTGTTTGCATCGAGATTTGTTGCTTTTGTAAAATTGCTGTCGATCAACACATTCACATTGTACACATTTCATAATAATTACTCCCCAAAAAACTTATTTAGATTTTTTTGTGGAATTGCTTTTGGGTGAATTTTCGGCTTAAAAAATTTCAACGGCGGTTTTGACAAACACCAAACCTATATTACACCGGCGCCGAGCATCGCCACCTCAAAGATTTCCTTTCGCCTACGCCTTAGAGGACTTCGTTTGTTGTCAAACGTTTAGGGGAGCCCGATGCTTAGACCTTGCGGCCAGCGGCCAGCGGTCTTGATGTCAATACCAGTGATCATCCTTCGTACACTGCTCCCTGTGCCGGTGGCGTTGCCTTTCAGCTGAACGATCCGTGTCATTACTCGGCCGGCTGCTGGTGGGTGCGCTCCAGGCAGCTGCCGAACTTCGAGTTCGCCATGCTGGAGGCGAACAGGCCGACGGCCTTCGCCTCACACTTCGATGTGCCATCATCCGCCTTCAGCGTGATCTGGGACATGGCACAGCCAGCCAGAAGGATGGTGATGGCAATGATCATTGCTGCTTTCATTTGTTTATTCCTTGTTCCAGTTGGGGTATTGTACGCCGATCGGACTTAGTTGGCAACTACATCTCGCCAGCCGTCCGTTTCTCGCAGGCTAGTCGTTCTTTCTGGAACGCTGTCGCTGGGTCGCTGTATTCGTCGTACACTCGCAGGACGAAGTCCCACAGCCCTTCTTCGCCGATCTTGTTGAACCATGCTTGCACGACTGGGCCCAGGATGTCGCTCTCGACGAACTCAGCTTCCGTTGTCGACATCCACAGCAGGTCAAACGCGACTAGCGTGATGTCACGAGAATGCCCCTTGCTTTTCCACTGCACGACGTGGTTTGCGGTCAGCCCGGTCACGCCACACTCGTTCACCAGGCCGGTGGGGATCTCCCCGTCCGCATGCGCTCGAGGCATCAAGATCAAGCACAGCGCCCCAACCAAGACAAACGCAAGCACGAGCACGATTGTGTTGACGATCCGTTCCATACTACTTCGCCTTGCGCGCATTGTACACGTACGTGCGGGCGCCGGCTTCCGTCATGCCGAGTTCTTTCTGGAACAGAGTGGTCAAGTCCTTGTTGCTCATCGTCGGGTTGGCCCGTACGAGTTCCTTCGCGCGCTCGGTCTTGCTCTTGGGCTTGTCTTCGACAGGGTGCGCATCGGCCTCAGCTTCCGCTTTCGGAGTGAACACCTCGCACAGCCACTTGCTGGTGAGCAGCGAGTCGAGCTGCTGTTGGTCGGTATTCGTCACGTTCATGGGAGCTCCTTCGAAGGTCGATAACTTGGTACCACGGGCGCCGATCGCTTTGTCCTTCATCCAGTGCAACTCTTCGGCGTGCGCGAACAGGATCGGCTCGTGTTCGAACTCCTCGAAGATCATTCCGTCACGATGGCTCCACTTACGCTCCGGCGCCACCCGATTCAGGTACTCGACTGCGTCTTGCGCGGTTGGTTTCATTGTTGTCCCAACAGATAGAGCATTATACCCTATTGGATTTGCCAACACGCGACCGACGCCTGCCGAGTGCGTGCGGGATAGTTTTCATCAATGCACCATGAAAGGTTTGTACGTCGCAACGAGCCGCATCAGATGTATTCCGATGATCCACATGCACAGTAGCTGCCATCCTGCGACTTGATTGAACCGCTGCTTGACGATCGTGTTGATGAGGCAGCCGTTAACCAGGAGCAAATTGAACGACCAGATCATCACTGCGAACATGTCCGATCTGAAGAAATCCACTTCAAGCTCCTGTTGTCACACTGATAGGGTATTGTACGCCGATCGGACTTAGTTGGCAACTACATCTCGCCAGCCGTCCGTTTCTCGCAGGCTAGTCGCTCCTTCTGGATGATCTTCATCTTACTCCCCTGCGACGAACTTCACGATTTCGACTTCATCGCCGTCGTTGTTGCAGATCACAGCATGCAGCTCATCTTCATTCGTGACGAAGTAGCTGAGATACTGCTCATCTTCGTCCGTGAGCACAGTCGAGTCGTCGACCATCTGCATCTGAAAGTCGCGCACGTTCTCGTGGAACCGATCGCCGACACCGAAGTCAGGCGTCTCTTCCGCCAACGGCATGGCATCGTACCAACGCGTGACAAGTATGAGCTGCTTGTAGCTGTCTTTCGGAATCTGCACTTCACGCATCACGTCTCTCCCAACTGATGATGAGCCCATTATACACTGATGGGCTCAAATTTGGCAACTACATGCTCCAATATGATTCGCAGCTGGGATCGCAGTAGTGCGGCGTGTTGACAGGTATGACGACGTCTTTGCCGCTGATCAGGTTCTTCACGGTTTTCGTCTTCTCGATGTGCTGCGCGAAGTGCTTCGCCTCGGCAACATCGTACTGAGCGAGATCGAGAAGGTGCTTGCCACATTCGCGTGTCATCCCGGCTTTGGCCGCCCGCTCCGTGGCGTAGCCATCTCGTTTGCCGAGAAGCAAAGTACTGTCCTTGTGGAAGATGACGTATCTCATCCTTGCACCTCGCTGAATTCACTGTTCTCCTGCCGAAGCTTCACCTTCACGCTTGTACTCCTTTCGTAGCTTTCGCGACGGCGATCTCGTTCAGTTGATCGGCGTACTTACAAATGCGAGGATACAGGATTTGGTCGGTTCCTTCCACATCTCCGGTCGGATTCACACGAGTCTTCTTCGCACGAATTCGCATCCACTTCTCGATCTGCCAGTCGAGCAGAGTCTTGTGCTTGAGGAAGTACTTCGCGGTCAAGCTACCGCTCTTCGCATCAGCGCCGCTGAATCCCGCACCGTTGTGGAGGTGGGTGTTGTTCGTGCTTTGCTCGCTCTCGGTTTGACGCTCGAATAGCGCAACCAATGCGCGCCCGAGAATCTGGATCTGCTTCTCTTTCGGAGCGGCGACCAGCATCAGGTGCAGGCTCTCTTTGGTCACGATCGGTTGTTGGGCGCTCATCTTCTATCCTGGATCAACTGATGAGGACATTGTACACAAGTTTGGCAAATTGTCAACCGTCATCTTTAGTCCACTCTGGCTGCAGCAATTTCAGTGAATCTATGATGTCCGTCTCACTGAGGGTTGATGACAAGCCAAACTTGGCTAACGTTGAGACTTTCGTCGGATCGAAATATGCTTCGACCTCATCAATTATCCACTTCGCTTGAAGAAGCGAAGGATGTGGATATGCAACTCGTAACGCTCTCATTGCATCAATTTTGCTGTTTTTTCGCCAAAGTGCATCCGCGACGAGCGCATGCCAAGGCTCGTAATTGGCGTGCGAGAATCCACACCCTCGATGTTTTACTGCGGCGTAATGCTCAGGCTGCGTAGTCGAATTGGGAATCTTTGCATACTCAGCCCTCCCACTCCCCGATCTGCGCCTCTACATGCAGAGCATAATGGACTAACGCTCGGCGTTGCTGTGCGTTCATGTTGACATGATAGCCAAACCTCACGATCACATCAACGTTGATCTTTGCGATCTGGCTATTTGACAATCCGTGTGGTCGTGTCTATTCAGCACGTTCAGAGAAAGAGTCATCCTTTCGCTGCACTGGTCGAAACGGTAGCACATCTTCTGTTCGCAGTGCTGGTTTGAACAGATCCATATAGAACGGATTTGGCACACGCGACTTCGATCCGATCGACTCCAAGTACTTGTTTTGGATCTCGTAGGCGATTGCTTCTCGCTTCGCGAGCACGTTCGCTTTGGCTCGAGGGCACTTGTCCTGTGTGTAATGTACGAGCTCGTGAACAAGCGTTGAACGACCGAGCTCGGTCTTGAGATCAACCATTGGTCCGAGCATTACGTGTCCGTGGAGACAGATCGCGACAGCAGGTTGCTTGTACAGCCTCTCAATCCGTTGAGATGATTCGTAGGTGACGACTACGTCCTCATCGGACACGTGGATCCCAACACTCGCGATGAACGCGAATAGTGCGTGGATCAGAGCTTGGTCGACCATGGCGTGTTTACTAGTAATCTAGAACGAACTTGGCCATGATAGTTCCTCACCTGGCATGAATCGCGCTAGCATTGTCATTCTCCTTTGTACCAATTCGACAGTTCAGACATTGCTGCACCAGACGACCAATTTGCAGCACGTACCACGTCATGGGCCCGCCGGCGGTCATTTGCAGACAGTGCCTGGTGAAAGAGGTGTTGCGTGCGTTCGTAGTACACGATGCTCTTGATCTCCTCTTCCATCGCCTCAGGGTCGTCGACTTCGATCCTTGTCAGGAGCTCAGAAATGAAAGCATTTACGACGTCATCGAACCGACCGCGTACGAGGAAGGTTCGAAGGGTGACCGAGTCACGTTCTTCTTGGGTGATTGGGGCGAAAATGATCTGTTCGAGGCCTGTAGTCATAACGACTCCGTTATCAGACGATTGGACGTTCGTAGACGAGCTGTTGACCGATGACCATCGAAATGATGTTCTCGATCTTGAATGTCCGAACTTTGATCTCTTTGTCAACAGATTGTTTCGGAGATCCACGATAAACTGGCATCCAAGGAGCGATGTCTTGCAGGGAGATTTCACGTTGTCCATGCAAGTAGACGGGCTTCGCTTCCTTCGAAAGTTCGATTGTTTTGATGTAGTTACGACTTTCGTGTTCGACGACGATGTTGTCGTGACACTCACCCCACCGAAGATTTTCCGCTTGGAAATCATCGGTTTTGCCTTCGATTCGACGTTGCTGATTCACACGACGTTCATAGTCGGCGTTGATCAACACACGAATCGCTTGAACTTTCAGGACATTTCCGAAGTACGGATTGCCAGTTTTCCGCATCGGAACTTCGGTCACTGTCGTCAGTTGGACTTCACCTGCACCACGAAACGACCTGAGAAAGCTGATGAAGTCAGCTTCGGTCGTGTACAGAGGTTTCGTGTTCATCGCCTTGACTCAACTCTGTTTGTTTGACGGTAGAGTCATTGTCCCTCATTTTGCCAAACTGCTCAACAGATACTCATTGACAATTACTTCTCGTTGCTTTCCGACCTTTCTTCGACTTCTTCATGCCACCGACAGGTTCGCCAAGAGCTTTCTTGCAGTTGTAGGCGTAAGTGGTCGCACCAGCTTTTGACATGTCGAGTTCTTTGATCAGAAGTTTGATAAACCCCTGATTGTCGAGAGCATCTTCGGGCTTGACTTCCAAGACGAACTTCTTGTACAGTTCGCGTGCGAGAACTTCCTTGCCACCCTTCTTCATCGAACCGTTGGTCTTGACTTCGACTTTTGTCTCGACGAGCTCAGACACTTGTTTCTGTTCCGTCGCAACCGCTTGATACACTTGCGGTTTCGCGAAATGCCACGGCTCCGCAGCCATGAACTTGTCGATCCGAACTTCGCAGATCTTGAGGATTTCTTCCTCATTGGAGATCTGATGATTCGCCTTCCAAGCTTCATCGGCGACCGCTTTCGCGACCAGACGAGCTTTGTCGGCGTTGTCGTACACGACTTTGATCCCGATGATCTGGAAGATCAGATCTTGAGCTTTCTCCTGCGGCTGTTCCGCAGTTTCGATCGCCGCTTGTACTGCTTGGACAGCCGCGAATCGCGACGTTCCAAGGTCAAGGCGTTCGAAAACGAGTTGTGTGTTCACCACTTGCTTTTGCTCCATCCGTTGTTGTACGGTAAGAACATTATACGCGGATTTGGCAAAATGACAAGCGTTCTAACAACCTCGAAACAACCTCAAACTACTTGATGGTGACCGGCGTTCTGTTCAATTCACTCGTGACCACGAGTTCACCATGCCGCGCCTGCACGCTGGCGACATGGTACGTCCCATCCTTCGCAAGCCATGCCACCGAGAGATGATCGCCGTTCAGGAGCTCGACCGTTGCGTTCTCCGTCGACACTTCCTTACAGCCGCCTTTGAAGATCATATCATGCCTCCGTTCTTGAGGAGCCAGTATGTTACACCGACCCACACGAGGGCGCCAACAGTCACGCTCGTGTAGTCCCATCGCCACAGCGCCCACAGGAAGCGCTGCCAGATATTCTGAACGTAAAATCTTCGCATCTTGAACACCCGTTTCTCGAGCCACCGATGGAACATCATGACGATCAGGCCGACGATGGCGCCTGCGATGATGACGAAGAAGTACGTGCCGGTCTCGCCGCCCATCATGTTCCATAAAGCAGCTTCCGCTGGGTTGCGGTAGACGATGATCTCTTGCATGATGCCTCCGTGTTTACTAGTCGACGTACAGGTCGACGGGCTTGAACTTGACGTCGTTCATCTTGAGAATGGTGAACAGTTGTTGGCGGACGTGATTGGCTTCGCTGATCGTATCGTACGCCCATTCGAACACCACCTTACCGCCAGGAGCACCTGGGTCGGTTTGATTCAGAGTGAGACTGCGAACTGCTACATTGTTCTGGACTTTCGCCCATTCGTTCGCGTCTACGACCAGTGTGACGGAGGCCATATCATCCTTACGGGAGGTAGAAGGTACCGCTGTCTTTCTTGATGTTGCGAGGCCGACGCATCTTCGCGGATTCTCTCGCAATTGTCCACAGCTCCTTGAACAACGTCGTGAAGGTGCCTTTCTGCACCTTCATGTCGATCGACATCAGGAACCCGAGGAGCGCAGCCACCCAACCGAAGTGATACCAGAGGGCGACAATCAGGCCGAGTTGATACAGTCCGCGGACGGGACGGAAGGTGAATGTCATGATCACTCCGGATAGGGCCGCACGCCGGCGGAGACAACGCGGGGTTGTTCGACGCACAGGCCTTGGAACAGGAACGCTGGGATCTCTTGGCTCCAGATCGTTTCCGCTTCGGATTGCGTCATTGTGTAGGCGAGAATGTCGTAGGCGAGATGTCCGCCGGCTTCGAGAGACAGGAAGCGAGGATCCTGGCCTGGGGTGTTCGTGGTGTAGAAGACGTTCTTGTCGCGAATGCCTCGAAGAACGACATACTTCGCGTTGTGGTTGCCAACTGCAGGCTTGTTCACATTCATGAGTGGCTCCTTGAAGGAGCACGCACCTTACCCTAGTTATCTTGATTTGGCAACTTGAATGAGATATCTTGTTCCAAAGCGATGGCTAGCCGGGCTAACTTAAGCCCACTGCACCTTTGCTTTCTCTATCTCGTTTTGAATGGTTGCACTCACGGATATTGTTGACGGCAGTAGCGATCAGCACGTCGAACCATCTTTCCATCACTCGCGATGAACGCGAATAGTGCGTGGATGGGGTATCGATCAGATCGTCATCGACCTCTATGAAGGGTTATTCTTCGGAAAATTTGCACTTTGGTTCCACCAGAACTTATGAGCAGTCTGCCATAGTGCGTGGAACACAGCTTCGAATTTCCTTACATCAGACCACAACGGCCAAAACTCTTCTCGTTTTGGTAACGGCACCCCAGTAAATCCATCGATAAAATCGGAAATCTTTTCATTTGTTATATAATCAAAAGGTGCTTTGAGCTCATCGAACGCCAGGTCATGGCGACAGCCGTGTGAAATCAACCAGTTTTGATAGTCATCGAACATTTGCATCCGTAGTGCAAAGAACTCATCAAACAGATGATTGATACGATGTACGTACGCCGCACTTACTCTGTCTATTAACTTGGCTTCGAACGCTCGTTGGTGCGAAGACCGGTATGCGTTCAATCTCCTTGAGAGTTGTGTTAGCTGGCTGGGATCCAGCATTCGTGCAGATCTGTACACGAGTTTTCCTCGATAAACTATAACACATTGTCTCTACAGCTTTTTCCAGACGTACTTCTGAACTTCTGTGAATTCGGTACCCGCACAGCAATTTTGGACCGTGCGGTCGGCTGGCTCACCTTTCGGGAGCTCATCACCAATTGTTCGTGCATCTTACCCTTATCTAGGGTAAAGTCAACTACACATCTCCATATCTTCCACACTTCGTTTCAGATGCTCCGATAAGGAGAAGTACGATTGACTTGGGATTGTTTCGGAGCGACGATTCGTTTCGTTCCTTGAGGAACGGGAGCGCCATAGTAAAGCTGAACTTCGCCGCTATGTCCGTTTGCGAGTGCCAGTGCACGAGACTTGCTTTTGAACACTGAAGCAAATCGCAGATTCTCGGTCCATTGGATGTCGTAATCCTTAGGACCATTCGGAGCGATCACGAGGTACTTGTTGCTGCGCTCGATGACGTATTCGTTCATGGAGAGCATTTTAACCTAGCGTGCTTGATTTGGCAACACGAGTTGACCCTAGTAGCCTTTTAGTACGATAGTGTCGTCACTACGCAGAGCGACCAAGATCGCAAGCGGATGCCAATTTGCCATGATCATACTTTCTTCCTTTTTGGTAGGTGAGTTTCGGGACTGGCCATATGGCCTCCGATTGACCTTGCCGTGCTTCGGCTGCGTCTTCACAGGCCCTTTGCCGCCACCTTTGCGGCGAGCGCTCCACTCTCTCGCTTCACGAGTCTTGCGCGCCATCTTACTGTTTCGAGACATTGCTTCTCCTTGAGAAGTTTGTGTTTACTAGGAAACACTGTATCCTGATTTCATTTCAGGGTCAACGTTTTACAAAAGATCGTTATCTTGCATCCAGGTGACCGTTTGTTGACTGACACGGTGCCAATGTCGAGCACGATTTTCGGCACGACGTTGAATCTGTTGCTTGACGAGACGTGCATCGCGTTGCTCCTGCGTTTCGCCTTTGTTATTCTTGCGTTTGAATTTCCCATGTGCCATTGTCAAGTCCACCTCTGTCTAATGCGTCTAGTGCTTTCGGGCACCGCTTGTTTGAAGTCGTACAGGCACGTGTTATTCTCTAATGGAAAAGAAAAAGGGGCAACACTCGGTTGCCCCTATCGCCACAGCCAGGCGAAATGGTGGAGGAGGGAGTCACTGGTGAGCTCCCTCCTCACTACATCTTTAGATCGAAGTCGCGTCGTTGAAGAACTGGCGCGACTTGTGACCGCGACCGTCCTTGTAGCCGGCGATGTAGCCGTTCTTGAACTCGCTGTCGGCGTGTTCCTTCGAGGCGTCGTCGAGCTTGCTTCGGCCATCGACGTAGCCGGCGTTGTAGCCAGCTTCGAAGCCGTAGCTCGGTGTTGAGATCAACCATTGGTAGTCGAGCAAGTCCAGATCGTCCTCGAACTCGCGATCGGCGTCGTCTTGGTCAGGATCGTAGTCGGTTACGACCGACGTGTTCCAGATTGTCTTGCCACCAGTCGCTTGCTCGACCTGCTCGTGCGTCAGCTCACCGACGACTTCGTAACGACACGCACGTCCCTTCGTGTTCTTGTAGTCGGTCGGGATCGACACGACATCACGAGGGTTGATCTTGAGAACGACGATCTTCTCGCCGCTATACGACTGCAGGTAGCCGACAGAACAGAAGTGCAAGCCGTTGGAGCACGTCTCATCCTTGTTGCCGTTGACTCGATTGCGAGGCATCTCGACGATTGCACCGAGCGAGTTGTCGGTTTTGCCATCGTGCACCGACTTGTAGTCGTTGCGAACGCGCTTGTACGCGAGGAACTGGCCGTCTTCGGTCAGAGGCATCTTGCCGTACTCGAGGAAGCTGTACAGCTCGTCCACTGCACGCTTGGACGGATTCTGCATCAGGTTCTCGAGGAACTTCACCATCGGATCGACGTTGAAGCCTTCCTCCATCATCGTGAGGATTCGGTCGCAGATGTAGTTGTGAACGACTTCACCGTTGAAGCTGATCGTACCTGCGTCTTGATCGACGGTGATCTTGCCTTCCGTGAAGATCGCGACGCTCTTGGCGATGTTGATCAGGTCGGGAATCAACGCGATCTGTTCGGGATCGCCCGACTTGGCAGCTTCGACGACAGCCAGGAAGTTCGGGTGCGCAGCTTGGACGACGTACGGATGCACGCCGATCACAAGCGAGAGCACTTCGCCTGGTACGTAGATCATGCTGAGGTTGGACATACAAACTCCTTGAAGTGAGGGATGCCTGTTGTCAGGCTCGCTGAGCCTACCCTATCGTGATATGTTTGGCAACAACTATTTGACGGCAACCAGTCTCGGCTGAATTGCACCACCTTCCTCGAGTGCTTCGAGGAGAATTGTTGGCAGCTCCATTTCGAAGCCGTCAGCGTAAATGACCGTCGTGTTATCTCCGTTGATCGACTTCACCTTGAACTGCCGTGTTCCTTGGCGGCTTTTGATGATGTAGTGACCTTGTACTTGCATGGCTAGCTCCGAAAAAAGAGAGGGGAAGCGACGCGGCCGACGTTGGGTCCACTCCCCTCTCACCCCCTAGTTATTACGTGCCTGTTCGCACGTGTTGATGTAATTGACGACGAGCTGAGCGTGCTTCTCAGTCAGGTTCGACCAACTGATTAGCGAGAACATCTCATACATCTCGAGAACTTTATGCCACATCGCCATCGTGTCATCAACTTCGTGGGTGACGTACAGCGATACATCAATAATTCTGAAATGGTTGTTCAGCTTGACGATGTGAGCCGTATCATACTTGTGTTGGGAGTAACCAACGACTCGTTCCATCACCTGAGCAAACGGACCTTCAGCAACTTCGCTTCGCCATTTTCTACGCCACTGAGCGATGATGTTCGCGGTCATTCCCTTGCCGAATCGCTCGACGAGGTTATGGATCACAAGACAGTTGTCAAGCTCGTGATTCGTGTTCATCGCTACGAACTTGGTGTGAATGTGCGAGAGAATGTTCGTCCATTCCCCACCACTATCCTTGGCACGCTTCACATCTTTTTCGTTCATTGCCACCAGACGTTTCGTGTCGTCTTCCTTGATCAGACCGAACGCAACCGCACTTTCGAGAATCTCGTCGAGATACGACTGCTCGCGACCATTCCACACAATGGTGAACTTTTCGCTCGGAAGATACCATCCACCATCCGACAACTCGATCTCTTGTGCCTTGAAGCACATCTTCGAGAATGTCCGGCGAAGTTGGTTCTTTCTGTAACCACCGTTCTTTGCAAAGCCAGTCCACACGTTCAGGACGTTTTTGTCTTTCTTCTTATACTTGTACAGTTTCTTGGTTTTCACGAATCCAAGTTCACTGATCAACAGTGGATCAGGCGTGCCAAGATCAGCGAGCAATTTGACAATCTCGCTCTTTGCTGTCTTCTCTACATCCTTCGAAGTGGGACGAAGAACAAGTGCATAACGATCCCAACGATCGTGGGTTTGATCGAGCTTCGCTTGCAGGAACTGACGCACGATGTCGTTCGTGCCGTTGTTGTACATGTCGTCGATCAGCACAGGCATCGCAGGGTGAAGGTTGAACTCGAACTGGAACTTTTTCGCTTTGTCGTTCCAGTGCTTTTGGCGGTTGGTGACTTCGTATGCGCACTGACGCTGCAGAGTTTTGGTCGATTTTGTCTTGAAATACAGCACGACATCAACGTTCGCAACGTTCGTCATGTCGAGCGTCAGCTCGTCTGTGAGTTTCTTACCCTGATACGTGAAGGGTTTGGCCTTCTCAAGCTCAGCGAAAATCTTCGTAAGAGCATCGGACTTGTTGTTTTCGAACGACTTGAACTTCATTCGAGCAACCCACAGCGACGTGCACTTGTCAAACTCTTTCTGCACAGTCGTGTGCATGTCGTGTGCGGCTGCTTCGAGGATCACAGCGAGATTTGTCACGGTTGCTTTCGTGTACTGCAAAGCTTCACGCGACGCTGCGACGTCAACGTCGCCGATTGGCACGACGAGATTCACATCGAGATCGAGAACCTTCCGAGCACCTGCCGACAGTTTCGCATTCGACAGTTGTGCGACATCGATCGGATACGCAACGTTGCCTTGAACAACGTATGCTCCGAACTGTGCGTAATCGGTTTCACGCACCATCCAGTTCTTGCCCGAAATCGTGTACTTGAGATCGAATGGCTTGAACGTCTTGCGGCCAACGATGTTGGGAGTCGGTTTGAAGTACATGAACACGTACTTCGCTTCATTCTCGAAGATCGTAACATCTTCGCGACGGACTTGCAGGGAAACCGTCAGTCCGTTCGGTTCGTCGGTCGGCACTTGGAGTAAACGAGAGATCGCAGGAGTACCAATGTCGTCGATGAACGCAGTGTACGTGCTCTTCGTTCCGTTCCACCGAGCTTCGACGTTGAACGACTGTGTATAGCTGAATGGCGACTTGCTGCCAAGCCCCAACGCACCGACGAAGTCGTTCGAGTCTGCTTTTGTTGATTCGAAATACGTCGTGTACAGTTCAGTCACGCCTGCGTCGTCGAGACCGATGCCGTTATCCTTGACGTAAAACGTCGGATCGAGAGCGGTCGGCAGATGGACTTCGATGGGAACGTTCTCTTTGCCGGCGGCTTTGTGACTGTCCCATGCATTGCAGGAAAGTTCGCGAATGATCGCACGGATCTTGTTCGCGTACAAGCCAGATGAAAGGATCTGGAATGCTTTTGACGTCGCTTTGATCGTGAACGATTTCTTAATGACGTCGCCGCTGGTTTCGACAGCGGGTCGATCGACACTGATTTTCATTTTCTGTCTTCGTTTGTTCAGGGGGTTGAACAACCACAAAGGACATTGTCCCTCACGGACAGGTTAGGGTCAACCGGTTCAGTGCACCGGCCCGCTGCCTTTCATTTTCTTCAAGACTTCGGCATATACATCATCAGCCTGACTGAGCTGAGTGTCTGGAACGTCCACGACAGGTTCGGGCGGCTGAATTTCAAATACAACCGCTTCGAAGATCATCGTCGGGTTCGTTTCACCAGCCTTCGAGTACTCGATTCGAATCTTCGTCTCGTTGGAGTCGGCAATGTAACTGGTGAGGACGTGCTTTACACCAGTCAAGATTGTCTGAACAGCGAGCACGGTGTCGGATGTGTGCCACAATTCAGCGACTGAAAGAACAGTCCCTTCCTTCGAAGTGCCTGTAGGCACGTGAGTGGCCCTGACTTGGTATGCTTTCATATTTGTAAAGTGAACTCAGATCGGTTCACGACTTGCTCGCACCTTCGTGCTGTTTCTTGCAGTTGTACGAGTACGTCGTCGCACCAGGCTTGCCCATGTCGAGCTCCTTCATCAACAGCTTGATGAAGTCTTGGTTCTTCGTGATCTTACCCAACACGACATGCTCGAGGTACAGTGCGTACGCCGCTTCCTGTTTGCCGCCTTTCTTGATCTTGCCATCCTTTTTGACGACGACCTTCTTCCCCGCAATCTCTTTGGTCTTCTCGTCCGGATTCACAACAGGCGCAGAACCTTCGGCACCAGCACTGAACAGCCAAGCCATTGCGGCATTCGCACGCAGCTTGTTCGCGCTGTCTTCCGCATCCTTGATTGCGGCGGAAGGATCGAACTTGTCACCTTGCTTCAATGCACGCTCGACAACTCCTTGTGCAACGTGCAGAGCGAGTTTGGCGTCCTGATACAGCGACTCCAAACCGGTGACATCGTTGATGATCTTGATCGCATGCGCGAGAGGATCGTTCGACGCATCGACAGCCGTGCGAACATCTTGCACAGCTTTCAGCGCCGACTTCGTATCGATGTTGTATCGATCGAGAACGGTCACCACATCCAGCATGTTATCTCCTTGAGTTGAACTAACAGATGATCATTGTACACTACCACACGGGATAAGGCAACTACAGATCGAGATTGAGGAACTGTTCAACTTCATCGAAACCAGCTTTGTGTGCCTGCTCCGTCGAGACGGTACTCGATTGTCAAATTGTCGGCACCGCTGGTGGCGAGAACATGAACGTTGCGATTGGCAAATTGCTGCTGCAATTTGCCGGCTTCATACTGTCGGCACCTCAGCCTTGAGTTCCTCGATGAGCTGGCTCATCGGCATCGGAGCGCTGTACTCTGCTTCACCATCGGTGGTGATCTTGACGAGAGAACAGTAGTCCTCGGTTCGAGGGATCTGCACGTGAATGTCCGGCGTGATTGAAACCGAACCTTCTTCGTACGCGGTCGGTTCGATGACCTCGTAAGGATGGTAGCCCGCTTTGATCAGCTGGCTCTCGACCCATTGAGCTTGTGTCATGTTCAGTTCCTGTGCGACCGACGCTCGGCGCGCTGCCGGTCTTCGATCGCGGTGAAGTCGATCTCGTAACCGTGCAAGTGAGCACCGCATGTGGGGCACGGAGGCGGATTGACGAGTCCTTTGGAGTCGGCTTTGACCTCGGTGTGGTACGCGTGGCCGTTGCGACATCTTGCTGTGACAGGGGTTGCCATTTGTTCACCTCTTCAGGATCAAGCCGCCAGAACGATTGCACGAAACCGAAAGCCGAAGATCGCGAGCGCATCTTGCACGGTCACGCCCTTGGCCTTCAGCCATTGAGCAGCCAGGAAATGGCCGACCTTTTGCGCGAGCATCTTCGCATGCATGCCCAGCTTGCACAGCGTTTCGAGATTCATGTTGAACTCCTACTTGAATGTGACTACACATTACCCTAAATCACACGATTAAGGCAACACGACCGCTTTCGCGACCAGACGAGCTTTGTCGGCGTTGAGACCGACTTCGTAGAGCTCGGCCGATGTCCACCAACGGCGATCTTCCGGCATGCGGAACATCAGCTCGAACGTATCCTCATCGCGGTGGTGGATGATCAGACACATGCGGCCGTTCGTGCGGTCACGCGTCTGGTAAACAGAATCGTTCCCATTCATCTGCAGGAACTCGACGTGTTGATTGGTGAACTCGCCCTTGACCGCCTCGGAGGCCAGGCGCCCAACAGCGGCATAGTCGGAACGGGCAACGTGGCGTTCTAACTCGCGCCGGTTGAGAAAATCGAGATCGGCGTGTGATGCTTTCATTTCTGAGCTCCTGACAACACGATGATGAGAAGACAGTATTATACCCCAAATCGCTCTTATCATCAACGTGAACGGATAAGAGAAGGAGATCACGGAGCATGTCGACCTCATGTCTTTAGCTGCTTCAATGCTCCGTGATCTGACTTCGTTACCGCGGCACGTAGAGTCCGGTCTTCTCGCCGCTGCCGTACTGGTTCGCCCAGCGAACCACGCGGTAGCGAGGAGCCTTTGCAAGCTGGTTCGCTTCGGTGTTGTATCCGTACTTGCGCAGGAGCTCGACCATCTTGTTCACCACGTCGATCGGTTGGGGTGTCCAGTTTTCGTCCTTGTCGTAGTAAGCGAGACTGAACAGTTGTTCGGACTCCTTCAGCGAGATGCCGAAGAACTTGGCGCCGGCCCCGAAGTACTTGTATGTGACCTTGCGGCCGCTGGCGTTGCGTGTGGTGTACTCGACCCACGTTTCGCCGATCTCACACCATTCCTCCTGCCAAGGACTTTTGATGCGGACCACGTCGGCGAACAACTGCAACCCTTCGGCGATGTTATCCGGAATCGAGCCGGCGTATCCGAGAGCACATGCAGTCGTGCCGCACGAGTGAGCCAACATGTCGCTCGTGGGAGCGATCTTTGTGTGAGTCGAATACTGACCGTCTTGGAATTGCATGTTGGCAATGCCAAGGACCTTCTGATCTTTGGCGTCGATCTCATCGGCGTGGTCAGCCCACGAGCTCAGATCGAACTTCTGCGGTGGGATTGTCGCAAGGAAGAATCCGGTCCGCAGGATGCGGGCGACGTTGAAAGGTGTTTTCATGATATCCTCTTAAGGTTGAAAGCGGGCCTGTCGTTCCGACAGGCCCGTTGTTCATCGCCACCGAGCGGTTTGCGATTACTTCTGGGTGACGTTCAGCGAGATGCCGACGCTGCCGTGGTCGCCTGCATCGACGAAGTTGTAGCCGCGGCTGGACGCGATCAGCTCGCTCTTGCCGGTCGAGCTCTTGCCGAGCGACTTCGACAGATCGATCTCGATCGTCATCTTCGAACCGGCGACGGTCACGACGGCGTTGTTGTCTTTGGAGTTCAGCATGAATGATGCTCCTATGAAGGTTGGTGGATGGAAAGCGCCTTGAGAAGGCAACGAACACTCTATACCATACAGCGTGGTTAGGTCAACCTGACCAGGCGGACCTGGGAGATTTAGATCTCCCTTAAGAGGGTCAAGCAGTCCACATCCTCATTTGTGGCAACTACAGGATTGAGGTTGAATGCAGGAATCGAACACGTTGATAGTTGAAGGAACGAATCGTATTTCACAATGTGGACTGCAATGTCGGGATGGTTGGCTTCAAACCATTCACGAATCGGCTTAACGTATGCCTTGCCACGACCCCGCCGAGATTGACCATCTCGTATGTGCACATTTAACACGCTGACGATTTCGTTTCCGAAAACCGATTGGATCGCACAGTGAAAACCGAGAGAGATCAAATGCTTCTTCAGCTCAAGGCCATTCCACTGCGTGACGCCAGACGTTTGCATGTCAGGCCTTCTCTCCACGATACAGAGGAGATACCTCAGGCCAAACGGCCAGATAATTCAATAGCCGTTTGTCACTAGCTTCGAACTCCCCCAAGTGGGTACACGCGATGGCGCACGAAATGTGCCACTTCTTACCTGTCCAGTAGATGTATTCGACTTCGTGTTCACGCTCCCACCAGTCACCAACGTTTTCATCATCGGTGAAAGTGACTCGGCATCCATTAACAGGTACGTACATGACTTCGATATGCATGTGTGTGGCGATTTCGAAGTACTGGGCAATCTCAGCAGGCAATGGACGCATGTGAACTCCTATTGATAACGTGACATGCACAATACACCACTTCAATTAAAGCGTCAATAGAAACGATGTACTTCGCCGTGATGTTGCAAGTGGATAATTGATGTCGAAGCATATTTCGATCCGACGAAAGTCTCAACGTTGGCCAAGTTTGGCTTGTCATAGGTAAGCAAGCCTTTCTCTTTCGCTCGCCTGTGGAGACCAGATTCGCCTCGTCGCGGACTTTTACGAAAAACTCTTGACGGTCGGACCCTAATGTGAGATAATGGGTACATCGTGGTTGCAAAAGACGAGCGAGAAGGTATGGAGTTTGTCTTTACA